GGCGTGACTACCAGCATCCGGAACTTGACCTTACCGGCCGGTACGCCGCCGCCACCGTTTACAACGGAGCACAGGAGCTCTGTTGTCTTCGGTACAACACAGATGCCGAAGTACCGTTCGCCGGCAACCCACGCGCCCGTGGCTAGGTCGTTGAAGCAGGATGTTAGGAGACCCGTTGTGCCCACATCAAACTTTGTGCGGGGACCGGCTCCTACGCAGGTCTCGGTAGCGATGGCCTGTACGAGCACCACCCGGTCGACGTTCGCATCAGCCCCTAGGAGGACTACAGATGCGGCACCGCTGTGCTCGACCTCAACCTCCGTCGCGTCGTCGGTGTAGTTGACCGCCTTGTCTGATATCAGAGAGCCGACCAGCGCACCAGCGGCGAACTTGTTGAGCACCGTTGCAGCATCAAAGAAACCGTTAGCTATCTTCAAGCGGCCAGCAGCATCAGCTGAGAGCGCGCCGTCCGCCAGCTCAGCCGTCGCGAGCTCAAGGTTCTCAAGCTCAGCGGCGATCTTACCTGTCGAGCCTATGAGCGCGGCAAGGTTGATGCCAAACCCCGAGTAGGCTCCATTGGTATCGGTGATCCAGAAGAAGGGGTTCGAGTCGGTATCATCGTAGAAGTACTCGAGCCTCACCCCGCTTATACTGGCTGGAAGCGCACTGAGCGCGATTCTGGTTCGGATTGGAATAGCCACTGTCTGTCCTCCCTACTCGTAGCCGCCGTAAGCGGTCTCACCGTCGTAAGCGCCCATATACGACTGCCAGTGTACGGCTACACCAATATCTGGTGGGGCTGCTACAGCACCGTTATCTGTCACGAGCCGCGCCCACACCGGTGCGTTGGCCGGGATGTTATACGCGGCGCCGGTCAACGTCTGCGAGACAGGCGCAGCGCCGGCAACTATCGTGTCGGGGTTGAACTGGGCGATGACACCTTCATCGACTGTAGCGAGCGCGAGCGTATCTGCCGCGTCGCCGGCACCCGCGCCGATAACGATCGTCACCAATAAGATCTCCCTGAACCGCTGGGTACCGAGCGTGGTACCTGTGCCCGGAGCTGCGTTGACGATGACCTCCGTAAGCGGCGCACCGTCCGCGTCCCGACCGACCACCGTCGCGGTCACGACGAGGTCAGCACCCGCGTTGTCCGACAGCTGCATCTGCACCCTGCGCGGGATGTCTGACTGTGTGGCGATAGTTGCAAATCCAGCCACCACCATAGCGTTCGGGTCGGCCGCAGCAACAAGTGCCGTACCCCCCGGTAGCCCTACGCAGACGTCCAGCAGGTTGACACCGGCCACAAGCGCTACGGCGGAGTAGACCTCAACCCGCGCGATGTCGAATCGGGTCCGCGGCCTGCATACCGCCTTGGTCATGGCGTTGGCGCCGTTGTTGACGCACTGGAACGCCGCGACCGCATGGCGGTCTATCTCAAGGCCCTTGCCGACCTCGGTACGTATCCTCAGCATCGTCGACACCCCCTATTCGTAGGTCCCGACGGTCAACTCACCGTCGTAACCCTTGATGTCAGGCGATATGTGGACGACTACACTCAGATCAGGCGGTGCAGCTGCGTTTCCGCCGGCACACACGAGCTTCATGTACAGTGGCGTTCCTGCAAGGACACCCTTGCCGGCCGCAAGCACGGTCTTCTCGAGAGGCGCTGCACCCGCAACGACCGTGTCGGGGTCGAACTGTGTCATGATCTCGACAGGCGCGGCTTCGTCCTTGTAGATGTCAACGAAGTTAGCCCCGACCGCGATTGCGACAGCCGAGTAGAACTCGAGCTTGTCGACGTTGTAGCGGAACTTGGGCACGCAGATGAGGATATACTGGGTCGAGCCAGCGGGGTCGATGCCGGTAGCGCTGTACTGCCGCGCAACCTCCATACCCTTGCCAAGCTCCTGTCTGATAGTCACGCGTCCCACCTTGACCTCCTTACACCATAGTTTCTTTGGCTGCCGTGGGAGGCAGCGGGGCTATGGGACTCCCCTTCAAGGCCTGGGGGGCCGACGCCTGGCCGGCCCCCTCAGCTAATCTAACCTATCTCGTGCCGCGACCTAGACTAGGTTGATACCGTCGCTCAGGTCGCAGATCTTAGCCTGCTTGACGAAGTCCAGACATCGGAGGTCACCGGCCGTCAGGTAGATGGCCTTGATGCCCAGCATGTTGTTCTGGAGGTAGTCTCTCGATTCCATGTACTGCGTTGTGAACAGCACCGGGATCTCGAGGAACCGCGTGTCCAGGACGTACGCATTCGCGCCGCGCTTGGAGTCACCGTTCGCAGCCAACTGGACGGACGTCGGAGCATCGAAGTCGTGGAAGACTGGGATACCCTTGTACGTCGCAACCTGGAAGCCGGTCGGATAACCCTTCAGCGTGCCCTCGCCGCCGAGCTTGACCTGGAAGGTACCCTCACCGATGAAGTGCTGGTTAGCCTGCAGGATCGTACCCAGCCGCGTGACCTGCTCGACGCCTGTCACGACCAGGTCAGGCTCACCGCCCTTTCGGCGGACCGAGTCGATAGCCTGGTCAAGAAGGCCCGTGGTCATGTGGCGCAGAACGCCGGCATTGTCGTAGACCTGGCTCGCGTTCCACTCGCCGGTGTCACGGTCGGCCATAACCAGGGAGCCGTAGTTCGGCGCCTTGGCAGCACCCAGCGCTACACCGTTGATGGTGCGGTTGGTCATCTCGACGATGTCGTCGATACTCGCGAAACCGGCCCGCGACTTGATGAAGATGATCTCATCAGTCGCCAGGGCGTTGCCCGCGTAGCTCATAATGTTGGTCGCTGGTGTGACGGTGACGACCGTGACATCGCCGGCAACCGTTGTGCCGTTGACGATATCACCGACGCTCAACCAGTTCACATCTACGACCTCATCTGGGGTACCACCACCGGCCACAACACGCTGCGAGCCAGAAGCCAGAAGCATCTGGTTCAACTTCTTGGTGTGGTCGATCATGGCGGTCTCCTGAGACACGGCCAGCGCGTCCCCGATACCACCCTCAAGAGTGCCGAGGAACTGGGCCAGAGCTGTGACACCGAGCGAGGTCACGATGAACTTCGGCTGGATGTACACAGTCTGCAGGTCCGGGCTGTCGATCGTGGGCAGCGCACCTGTCTCGGAGACAGGCTGTGTGCTCAAGTTACGACCCGACCGGATCCTGTAACCAGTTGTTGGTCCCCATGCAACCTTGCGGAGCAGGTTGAAGAAGCGGGTCTGGCTGTTAAGCGAGTCCCACACCTTCGCGCCGAACGTGTTGACGAAGAAGTCGGTGCTTAGGAAGGCGTCACCGGCCGCGGTGATGTCCTTCTGCAGCAACCCAGAACCTGGGCCGAAGTAACCGTAGCGTGCCTCACGTGGCGAGACGCCGCCCGGAACCCGCAGCAACCAGTCAGAGAGCGTCTTGGGAGTCCAGACCTGACCGCCCTTGTTTACCATCGAAGCTGGAAGTCTCATTCTCGCCCTCCCCCTAGATCAGTCCGTCAGGAAGATCTCCGACCTCAACGCGCTTCCTGTTGAGCTCTCGGAAGCTCATGTTGCGCGCCCTGGCGAAGAGATCATCCACATCGGTTGTTGGCTCGCTGCCGCCCGTACCCGGACGCGGTCCCGAGGCCTTCATAACGATTCCGTGTCGAGCGTACACCGCAGCAGCTGCCTTCGCAAGGTCAGCCTTGAGCGCCGCGCTCACCGTTGGGCCCGGTCCGTCACTTGCGTCACCCTGAAGCAGGTAGTCGTCGGGGCTCTTGTCCTTCTCGTCAATACCGGCCGGCTTGTTGCCGGGCATGTCGTCGTCCTTCTCGCCGAAGCTGCTTGCAGCGTCGTCCTTGGCGAGCCGTCGGTTCTTGGTCAGGTCACCCTCGGTGATGCCTACCTCGTTCTTGGTCTCCTCTTCAGAAGTCCTGTCGTCGCCGACATCCTTGGTATCACCGATACCGGTGTCCGACGCATAGTCCTTGCGGAGACTGGCCTTGTCTTCCTTCTCGTCTTCCTCGTCCTTCTCGTCGTCCTTGCGGAGTCGGGCAAGAACCGCCTTACCCACGACAGAGTTAGACTGAGCCAAAGACGATACGGTCTCGGCCAGATCTACCACAGCCCTCTCGATGCCGGTCATGCGGTTGTCCAGCTTCTCTAGCGACAGCTTGACACGGGGACCGCTGACCCTCCGCCCCTTTCGCATCGAGTACATGCCGCTCATCTCGTCCTCTTCTGGAGCTTCCTCTCCAAACGGCGCCTCTTCCTCCTCGTCGTCTCCACCTAGCTCACCGCCAGTTGGGTCCAACGGGTCTTCGTCGCCGCCGTAGGGGTTGTCAGATAGACGGATGAGGCTCCTGCCCTTCTTCATGAGCTCTCCAATGCCTCCTGTCGTGAAAGTCGCGGGACACTGCCCGCCCCTAAGTAGTCTTGTAGGGCTATCATAACTTACCAGGCGGCAGATTGAAACCTGTTGACTGAGATTGAAGAATCACCAAAATTTGATGCCAGATCATCCCACTTTGGTGATCCAGTTGATCCAGGATGTGGTATAATAGTAGTAGGTTAAAGGTTCTGGGAAACGCGCCGACTATATAAATGAAAACGCATTCTCCAGGGGGCTCCGGCCCTCTGGCCTGGGCCGCTCGGGCAGCCCAGACGAGAAGATCGGAGATAACAGATGGCTACAAAGACACGCGGGATTGACGCCGAGGCCCGGTGTGGTTACTGCTTACGTGACAGTAGCGCCTACTTCGGCGACAAGGTCCAGTGCAAGTCTATCCAGTTGCGCACCTCGCGGCACGAGGATTGGCAGACACCCATCGCGGCCTGCGCAGACTGCCGAGAATATCTCCAGGAGGGGACGCGGGGCCGCTGGCGCTACACGCCCGAGCAGCCTGAGGAGCGTCACCCATTGATCCCTATCCCCCTTAGCCCCTTCATACCGCATGATGCCAGGGGTAAGGAGATCACCTCGTGGGGTCTGCTTATCGACGACCGCGGCACTATCTGGCGCTACAACGGTCGCATGGCCGGCGACTTCTATGTCTATCTAGACGAGGTCCGCTTCGGCTGGCAAGACCGTTGGTGGGTCGAACTAAGCGTTCACCCTACGTTGCTGAACCCGCTCCACCTCTTGGTCTGGGATGAGTCCTGGGACCAGCTTGCCGCAGATCATACCGCCCTTTCGACCGACAAGGTCGCACGACGCCGGTGGTACGAAAAGACGCTGCCCAGCCGACGCTTCCCAAGTCGCAATTCGCTACCGAAGCCGGGACCCTGCATCAAATGTGGTGCTGAGCTCGGCCTGCGCCCCAATGGGACGCCGGTCTGTATCGGCTGCCCGGTAGATTAAAGGTTTCTGGGTTTGTGCCGATGATCTATATAGGAGGATACGCATGAACAACAAACTTTGCGTAGTCTGCGGGCACAAGACCAGCGTTGGCTACGGCCACGTTTCGGTCCAGAACCTGCCACGACGGCTTCAAGAGGCAGGCGGGTTCCCGACCAAAGAACGGAGATCCATATATCACGTCGACGGTAAGCCAGAGATTAACACCTGGACCCAGGTTGACGGCCCCGTCTGCCACTGGTGCGAGCGTGGGATCTACCGTTGCAAGTGCGGACGGCCGCTGTACTGGTCTGCCAAGGAGTGCGACTACTGCTCCGGTTATCGGACGGCAGGGCGGACGCGCCGCGGTCGGCCAGTCGACGCGCAGCGCCGCAAGGTCTACACACTCGAGTACCGCTTGTTCCACGGGGCCGCAGAAGCGCGCCTGACTGTCGAGGAGGCTATGGTCCTCGCCAAGCGCGTGTCCCGTCGGTTCCGAACGTCGGTGCCGCTTCTCGAGTACACACGGGGCAGCGGCGACTCAGCTTCCTATTATAGCCCAGGGTTCATCAGGATCCGTAGCTCGGCCAAACGTGGAACGTGCGCCCTAACCGTGCTGCATGAGTTTGCCCACCACATGGTCTATCATATCTACGGCTCTACAGGATTCGCTGCCCACGGCGCACAGTTCTGGCGCTGTTACAAAGAGGTGATGGCCTGGGCCGGCTACTTCGATGGGCGTTACAGTATGAGCAAGTACCGCGTGAAGATCAGCAGCCAACAGGAGTTCTGGCGACTGCTGCGCGCTAGGCCCCGGAGGGCAGGGCGATGAAGAGCAGAAAACGCGCTATGATCACTGAGGTTCCGACTCGCGACAACTTCTACAGCTATCGGGTCATCACTGAAGACAGCGATATAATGTGGCTGCGCGGGCTGGGGGCTCCCTCGCCAGGGCACCTGTTTGAACGCGGCTTTGTGGAATATCAGACAGGATCCAACTTTGGCCTATGGTTCTGGGAGCCTGAGGTTAAAGGTTCCTAGGTTTGTGCCGACTATAGATATGGAGGGTACCAAATGAAACCAACAGAGATTGAGGTCGGTCAGATATACAAAAATGGCAAGGGACCGTATGTGGTGCTTGCCAACGACGGCGTTGAGCTTACAGTCAGGCGCGACGGCTCATTCCTAACCGAGACGCTGAACGCTGAGATCCAAGCTCGCATCATCACAAACCAGGAGATCGGACAGCGGGTACGCAACGGCACCCGTTTTCCAAGCCAAGATATCGAAGCAGAGGAGCGTGGCCAGAGGTTCATCGAGGACTGGAGACGCCGTGACTGGCGCTGGTGGACGATGGTCGGGTTTCTGGCAACGAGTGTCAGGGCGCTGCAGTTCGAGGTACCGCCGATGGCGCTCGACAAGTTGCTCGACGACCTTCAGGGACTGACTCACGTGTCAGAGGATCAGGGCGGGATCTACGTGCTTGAGGAGGCCCCAGGACAGTGGAATGCTTACTCCGGCAGGATTCATTTCAAAGCCTCGAACGACGAGGCCGCTTGGCTAGCCAGTTTCTTGGCTGGATTCTGCACGGTATCTGCGTTCCCTAGGCACGGGCCGACCGCTTGGGTGATCAGCAAGAACGCGGTCGTGTTTGAACTTCTCGCGCTGGGTTTCGAGCTTGGGCGCGGACGCTGGATAGCCGATATCAACAAGATCACCAAGCATATCCCAGAGAAACATTTGGACACATTTAACAAGGGATTGACGCACGACTTGCGGGCCCGAAAGGAGTCATAGCATGACAGAATATGTCCAAGTAGGACGCGTCCTCATCCGCGCCCCTACGCGCGAGCGCTGCATTCTGCACCACGCCGCACCCACGCTATTGAAGGCCTTGAAGGCTCAGCATGAGCTGACTCAGTGGGGCAATGATGACCACTGGGACCGCTGCAAGTCCTGCAACCAATTTGCCAGCTCCGTGCTGGAACACCACGCTTCCGAGTGCAAGTGGCGCAAGGCCCAGGAGCTTACCAAGGCCGCATTTCAAGAAGCAGGGGAGGCCTAGCATGGCGAAGAACATCGTACTGGCCATGCCGCTCGAGACCGCGCGAGACATCGTGTACATGGCAAGCCGCGAACTTGACCTGTTACAGGTGCTCCTCGAACGGATCCCTCACCCGGTGAGCAGCATGTTCAACCCTGATCGAATACGCCGGCTTGATGAGCTGAACCGGGTCCTTGAAGAGGCGGTCGCCAACGAAGACCGGGAGAACGAAGAGAGTAAGGAGACTGTTTGACACCCCTCTATCATCTTATCGCGCCGATGATCTTGTTGAGCGCGCTAATGCTCGGAGGAGGTACCGCGCGCGCCGAACAAGACACTGGGGCGCTCATCAGCATCTCAGTTCTCAGCGAAGCTCGACCGCCAGTTTGCACGGCGCCAGCAGGGAGTGCGGTAGGCCAGTGCGGAGCCGGTATTGACACCCCACAGCCCATTGACCGGTTTGACGCGTGGCCTGAGCAGGAGCGAGAGAGCGCCTATGCTGTTGAGGGCTGCGAGTCCAAGCATGGCCAAGACCCCAGGACCTACGATCTTGACGCAGCCCACGGTGGCGTCATGCAGATCAGTAAGGCTATCTGGGCAGACTTTTTCGCCGATGAATATGGGTGGACGTGGGAGGACATCGTCCTCAATGATGTGCTCAACCACCAGGCAGCGCGCATCATTTGGGACCAGGCCAACGGATCATGGCAGCCGTGGGACTGCGCGGTATCATGAGAAGATTCTTGATCGCGATGGTGTTTGCGATCGCCGCCATAACGGTGGGCGAATTCGCGCGCACCGAACCGCCGAATCTCAACCCGCCGACGGCTTTCACATGGTGGGCGGGGGGCGCGAGATGAAGACCGGCGGTCTCTACATAGATGCGGACGGCGTCTCGGTTCCGGTAGCGCCCAATATCCGGGCGGCCCCTCACGGAGTCCAGGTTAAAGAGGGTGCGGTATGGGTTCCCAAAAAGCCGGCTGATACGCTTAAGACATAACAAAGCGGCCCAGAGGCAGGTCCAAGATCTCCCTTTAAGTAGTGTAGGGTGAGAAGATCTGGCCTCCCGGGCCGCTCACCTATAGTATACCTCAAACACTGGTCTTTTGAAACCTATGGCGGCGGCGGTAGCGCGGTGCAGCGCATCGAGATCTTTCCGGCAGTCCCAGCACCGATGATTGTGCAGATGAGCTTCTCGGTCTTGGGCAGTACACAGACGCCGAGATAACTGGCGCCAAGCACCCATACCCCCGCGCCCACGTCATCAAACACAGCGTTCGTGTCGGTTGTCTCCGAGCCCACATCAAACTCTGGCCCACCAGCGGCCGCCTCAGTCGCCGTAGCCTGCACGATCACCACTCTATTGATGTTCGCATCAGCGGCCAAAAGTGTCTTCGGCGAAGCGTCCGCGTGGTCGACGACCACCACCGTAGGCCCTAGGACAGTCGGCGACCCCTCCTGAACCTCGAAGACGCAGTCCTGGCTGTCCTGAGTCTTGGCACCAGGGAACGTGATGATAAACCGCCCGCAGTACCAGCCAGGGGTGGCTGGCAACGGAGCTGTCGTCCAACTATAGATGACCTCCCCATTTGCGGTCGCGCCAAAGCTACAGAGCCCGCCCGTAACAACCGGACCGTAGGCCTCTTCCTTGAGCTGGTTCCAACGTCGAACAATGAATTGCGCGGACGCCCCGGTCAAGTCTACATAGCCGCCGGCGTCATGCGTAAGAAACCCTTCCACATCTGGGTTCGTGTTACCGGTGAAGAACGGGCCGATGACCACCGGTGTCGCAACGATCTCCATGCTAACCCTCCTGCCCCGGGGGCCCACCAGTCGAGTACGTCACCGTGATATTAGGCGGACAGCCCGTTGTCCCAACAACCACCCAGCCTCTACCGCCGCATCCATGGCAGGTCCCACATGTCGACCGACCCGAACCCATGCACACAGGACAAAGCTGCGCCTGCGGAAACACCGGTATCGGTGGGTAGTACGGCGGAAATGTCGGCGTGTATGGCCAGCCTGGCGTAGTGGGCCACGGCTCGGTGTACTCTGGATACGGCAAGCCCGTCATCGGATTGATCGCGGGGTTCATGACTACTTCTCCTCCGGCACAGGCGGTACCGCAGGCAGACCCGCGAGCAGTCTGACATATACCAGTTCACGCAGTGCCTGCTCGATCTGTGTGTCGTCCCCAGTCATGACCATCGCGCCCCACCGCTGGTAAGCCATGCTACGCTTCAGTTGCTTCTCTGTCTCCGCGTCCATCTCACGACCCTCCTCGAAATCCAGGTCCACCGAGAACTTGCACAGCTCGGTGGTCCCACTGTACTGCTTGATGCGGCACCGCGTCCAGCCTCCAAACGGGGTAAACAACGCGTTGGCTTCATAGTCGTAGTCTGCAGCCCACAGCGGCCAACTGGCGCCTTCTGTGCTGTCGGCTGTATACTGCTGCCACCACCACGCCCCAGTGTATAGACCGATGCTCTCAGCGCCCCAACGGGTGGCCGCCTCATTCATGCACTGGTGGATCCACAGAACCACGAGTTGCTGCCACAGGTACCCGCCCGGCAACGTCTCGGTATCCTCGAAGTCCAGCCACCTGAAGCCGACCGGCAGTCCCGCTGTCGCCGCATCCACGCGGTCGAGATACCTCGTTGGGTCCATCTCGTAGTATGGGTAGACGTATACCTCCAGAAGCAGGCCACCAGCGAGCACCGCCAGCATCTGCCTGCGCGCCAGCGCGACGTCCGGCCCGACGCCGACGATGGCTTTCCGCTTCCCCTGCCTGGCCCAGCAGCGGACGATATCAACGCTGAGCTCGCCACCCCAGCCGCTGAGGTCTACTACGTCATCTCCTGGCACTTTGTTCCTCTATGGATCCCAGTATTCAGCCAGCTCCTTGATTATGCATGGGTTGCAGAGCCACTTATCTGGTTTCTTCGTAGATCTCATAACAGAATCTACCGGCTTGCCACACCCGTCACACGTGATCACGATCTTACCGACCGTTGACTCTGTATACTCAGCAGCGTCCCGGCCTAGCCGGCGGAGTAGTCTACTTTTGAGGCCCGCCCACATTTTTAAGAAACTCCTTGACCAGGTCGATAGCGCCCTGTGTACCAACACCGCCGAGGCCCATCGTCACGGTCGCTTTGACCAGCAGGTCTGCGTGTGGCAAGCCCAGTATAGAGTCCAGGATCGCCTCACCAAGGATGACTGTCAGGCCAGCCAGGCCCAGTATCATCTTTTTCGATGAGATGTTTAGCTTCATCTTCTACCATCCTTCCATGCGTAGACGCGCGACACCCTTGCTCAGGTGAAGCCGTACGCTGATACGAATATCGGTCGCCTTAGTAAAACCCTCAACTGCGGTCACAGTGTCGTCAGCATGGATCGAAAGTTGCAAGATCGCATCTGTCGCGGAGATCTGCTCGACCGCCAGCGCGCCCGCTGTTAGCCCTTCGGTTGCCAGTATACTATCAGCAACCCGGTAGATCATGTTGATGATCTCTGTTGCAGCAACACCCTCCGCGACTGCCTGACCAATGGTCAATTGATCTGCGGCAGCAGCGGTTTCGGCGATGTTGATATTGACGACAAGCGCGTCCCCAGCCGCGATCGCATCCGCAAGCGCTATGGCTATCGCGCCTAGTGCATCATCGGCTGATATCACTTCTGCTACAGCCATAGCCACCCGCTGTACCGCGTCGGTGGCGGCGATCGTATCGCCGACAGTTATCTGTGCCGCCCAGCTAACAGCCTCGGTCACGACGCCGGTGTCAGCAACGGGGATGTTGAGCCGAAACACATCTGTAAATAGGATCGCGTCTGCGACATGATAGTTGATCGTGTTATACTCGGTAGCGTGGATCGTATCCGCCACTCTTATCCATGTTGCCAAAGCCTCTGTAGCGTGGATCGTGTCAGCTACGCTCTTCGGCTCTGACGCGTGCAGCGCCTCAGTGAATGCGATTACATCCGCGGCCGAGTGCAAGGTGCGTATAAACTCAGTCGCAAGAATCGTGTCCGCCACATTCTTAAACACCTGCTGATCGAGGACCCCGCAGAACACCCGGTAGTTGGTGTCAGCGTCATTATCCGCGGTGTCGCACCACGCGATAACCAGTCCGTCGACACCGGCGTGGATCCGCGCCATGTGGGTTCCACCCCACTCTTCAGCCGCGCTATCTGTTGCGATCGCGTGCTTCGCTGTCCAGTCGTCCGAACGCACGACCACCAGACTGCGCTTATCGCCCGACATGGTCTTCATATACGCTATGATGAACCGTCCAGCTGAGTCGACCGCGATACAGGGCCAGAACGCGCCGCTTGCCTCAATGATTGTGGGCGCGCTTACCAGGCTTGTCAACGGGTCAAACGTCCGGAACTGCAGCACACCGCCATTCTCCTGAACGATGCCGACGGTAAGAGTCGATGGGCTATATACCGTGTCGAGCTGCTCAGTAGTCGCCGCGTACCACGTCGCGAGGTTGACTGGGGTTATCTCACCCGGCGGTCGCAGCGTCTCTGATATGCTCCAGATGGTGAACGTACCACCCTGCTCGGTGGTGATGTACCACTCGTCATTTACGTCATCCCGCGTCAGATCAACGTGGACCACGGCGCTAGGCGTCATAATCTGCTCGATGTCCAGGTTGACGCTGGTAGCTAGATCCCACGTACCGACGGCCTTGGCGGAGTACAAGTTTCGTACGGTGGTTGACGTCCTGTCGTAAAGCAGGGCCATCAGATAGCCGGCCCTGACCTCCAGCGATGCGTTGGCATAGCCGTGTGTAGTGCTAGCGAGTATGATCTGCTTCTCGACCCCGATAGTCCACACGCCGCCGCTCCACGCTAGAACACGGTACCAGACGTTCGAGGCCGTGGTCAGCGTCGGCTCGCCGATCTGGAAGTAGATCAGGTGGATGTCGTACGTGACGGGGTTTATGACTGCTGCAGCTCGCTTGTCGATGTCAGCGTCAATCACCACTTCGCCGAGCCAGGTTACAGCGCGGTCATCGCTCTGCTGGTAGACCAGTCCTCCAGCGCCCTTACTGCCGGCCTGGTAGGCGACAAAGATCCCCGCGGCACCAGGCTCGTTCTTGACGATGATCGGGATCCCGCCGGGGTAGCCAAGTGGGTTAGACAGGCTCGAGATGCCGAGCCGTGTCCATCGAAAAACGTTCCAAAATGGGCTGAGTGTCTCAGTGAACAAGACGGTATCAGCCACGGTTATAGGGACCACCGCGGCTACACTGTCAAATTCTTCCTCGTCGAGGAGTATCTGAGAGGACCACATGACGAGCTCCTGCTATTCCAGCGCTAGTATGTGCAACGAGTGGGCCCCTGTCCATTTGACAGTCGTGCCCGCTGTCAACAGCACGTAGTCTGGCGCAGGCGCTGCCGCTGCTATAATCTGGGTTGCCCCATCCCACTTCTGTACAGCGTTTGCGGCCGCTGTCTCCAGCTCCTTACCGTCTGCTGTTACGAGTACGCGCACGAGTACGGTTGAGGGGGCGAATGGTAGCGGTATATAGATCTTCTCCGCTGTAACCTCTTCGGTGTCAGGCACAACTGTGGTCCTGTAAACCTGCTTCATGACAGCCGCCGCGCCGCGCCGCATTATCGCATTGTCCCACAGTCCGTTGGTCGATACCTGGGTTGTCGCGAGCACCATGATACCCGCTATCTCAGCCACAACCAGCATGACGACGCCGGCTTCAAGACTCATCGCCGTCACGTCTGCCGACTGTCCTGCAGCGCCCGCTGGCTCGTTGATCGAAGAGGCAAAGATCGGAGTCACAGTTGCGATAGAGAAGTCAGCCTGTACGCCTATCGGGATGTGCGTGATCGGCCGCGCCGCGCTGACCATAATATGCACGCCGTTGGCGTGAGCCCCGATAGCCGAGCCACCCGCGCCGCGTCTGAAGGTCACGTTGTTACCAGCTATGACGGTGACCCGCAGGTACTCGGTGTTGATGTAGACCAGCTCGCCGAGTTTCAGCGGGCCTGTGCCACCTACTCCGATGACAGGATATTGGGCCGCCGCCATTGCGACCGTCAATGGGTCGGTGACATTGTTCCAGAGGCCGCCTCCCGTATCATCTGTCGAGTCGGTGGCGATCGGGTCGATCCTGAAGATGTCTGTGCCGATGGTAAACTCGTCGCCATCAACATAGACGCCGCTCATACGCAGCAGGGCATTTGCTAGTGTGCCCGGCATCTTTACAAAGCCAGCCTCAACCGCGTTGATGGCCGTGTAGAGGTCGTCAAACAACGACGCGATGACTCGCAGCTCTACGCCGCTGCCGTTGGCATGCACCGCAGGCGTCGTACCGTCCTGTCCCCGCGAAACGGTCAGAGTATCGACAGCGCGGACCGTGCAAAGTACGATCTCAGTGCCGATAGTGACCTTGAACTCACCGTCTGCGGCAGGATCAGGAAAACGCGTCCCCTCGCCAGCGGCTACAGTGAATGCAACCGGGTCAGTGACGTTGTTCAATCCAGCCGCGACAGTGCTGAAGGCTCTGTCCTTGACCGCCTTAAAGGCTGTCGTCACAGGCTCCTCCTAACCGCCGATAGGCCGGTCGTGCCCGGGTGACCCCGAGTCGTACCAGCCGGCGTTTCTTACGACAGAGTGATGGTCTCGGTCAGCGTCCAGGTCGCGCCAGCGCCCTTAACACCGAGCGCCGATACCTTGCGGTTCAGCATGTCGCCCGCAGCGGCAGCGTTGAACGTTCCGACCTCAGCCCAGGTCCACGTGGCCTCCGCGCCCGTGAAGTCGGACTGGAAGGTGACGACCATGTTGGTATACGTCGGGTAACCGCCGTTCATGGCCTTCCGGAGCTTGTTGGGGCCCGCCTGCAGGTCAACCTGGCCGACCGCCTCAGCCGCAGCCGAGTCACCGACACCCAGGTTTGCAAGCGCATTGGTGAAACAGGCGTGCACTGGACCCGTCGCCGTCAGGATGTCCCACATGGCGTGGCCGCCCATGTTCACCAGCAAGTTGCCATCGAACTCGAGTACCTCGTAGGGCTTAACATCCCGCTTAAAGGCCTCGATGCCGCCTGGGTATGTCGCACCGTCACCCTCACGCTTCTCGAGCTTCCAGTGCGTGCTCCAGCCTATCTGATCGTGCACGCGGGTAGCAAGACCCAGCTCCTCAGTTGCGCCGATTCCCTCGTTTAGTGGATCCACGGTACGCCCTCCTCGATGCACTGGCGCTTCAGCTCACGCATCTTGAAATTCAGCTCCTCGCGTCGCATCATCCTGTTCTTGGCCTCTGCCGTCATTCCCTGCGCGTACGCGCCGTCAGGCTCCGCCGTGATGTGACAAAAGAGGCTGCAGTATATCCGTCTGGGCTCTGCATCGTTGCCAAACGACAGCAGCTGTGCCAGTTCGACCTTTACGCCGCAGTTGGCACAGATGTGCACGTGGTCCGGCCCCTGCACGCCGTCACACAGGATGCAGTAGTCGATCTGCTCCTTTTCGCTCATGTTACCTCCCGTGGGCCGCATGGGCCCGGACTCCTGATGCTACTATATCACGCAACAGAGGCGGTTGAAACCTCTTCCAGACTTATGACCCGGTCAATCTTTTTCCAAAAGCGTTGGCCAAGGTCCTGCCCTACGGCATAGGCCTCCAGCTCTCGGTCCCAAAATCGCACGACACTTAGGCCCGCAGCCCGCATCTGCCTATTTCTGCGACGATCGATCCGCCGGGTCCGCGGGTCCTTGCGGTGCCGCCAGCCGTCGGCCTCGATGCAGAGGTTCAGCGCGGGCACGAAGGCGTCCATGGAGTAGCCGTGCCAGGGGTGCTCCGCCACGATGCGGCGACCTGGCAGCAGGACGGGCAGCAGCAGTTCGCGGAGAATGCATTCGATGCCCGACGGGCCAGCGGTATGTCGAGCGGCATGTTGGGCAGAAGTCAGTCTATTCCTGCGCTTTTCTGGCGTCACATTAGCCCACCATCGAGCCATAGATGCGCTATGAACAGCACGTCGTGCCGGGTTGCTATAACACTTTAACTGAGCTACCCTATTTGCTGACGTATGTTCTGGCGACTTCGTCTTATTTGTCAAAATTATGCTCAGTTTCTTAACAACATCTGGTCTACACAGTTTGCACCAGGCGTGGGTAGACCCGCAAATTCCCTTGCCGAGCATATCAACTTTCCCCGTCCCACAACGAGGCTGTCTCAAGCTTGATGAGGGCCTTAAAGACGCGAACCAACAATTCACGCGCCCCAGCATATGTGAGAAGTAGCTGCTTGTCGATCAACCAGAGCTCCTCGGCTGTCAGCGCGATGTCCACGCCCTCCGGGCGCGGGTCGCCATTTCGTTTTTCAGCGTACTCGACGATAAGACTGTTTACCTTCTCCCGGAGCGTCAGTCCTGCAGCCCGCCCCTCCTTACTATCAAGTCGAACGGTCATGTCATGCTTGACCGAGCTTTGGATCGCCCACGCATCCTGCTCTGTCAGCTTGACCGGTACCGTTGTGTCGTTCAAACTAACTTCTCCTTCCTGCGAGGTACGTTTCAAACAGTTGCATGATATCTGTGGAGTGTCGTGTAGCCTTGCGTAGCTCACTTGTGTTCGGTTGACCGTACGCATCTGCGTGTACGTCCTCGATCAAGAGTAGCTCCAGCTGAGTGCGTAGCTCATCCCACGTCATCACTGACCTCTGCTGAATTATCATGGCTACTCCTTCGTCTCCTTAGCGCGCTTCTGTACAGCGTCTGGGTATACGCGCTTAACGCCGCTTCCGCTCACGCCCATCTTGCGGGCAGTCTTGCGCCGCTGCTCCCTGCGTTCACTCTTGGTCGGTTTACTTATCACGGCGTTTCTGCCTCCGCGCGACATCAACGATCTGGACAGGCTCGCCATCGTCGTCCAGCTCTACAACAGCGAGGCCGAAGTGCTTGTCGCTGACATACCGCGACCACAACGATGCGTGCAGTTTGAACAGGGCCTTGGCATCCTCAACCCCCATATTGAGTTGGGGCACCAATGCTCCTCTATTGTCATACTCCCGCTCTTGGATTGGCTGGCGGTGGTTTACTACACCGGGCGGCCCCTGATCACTGAACTGGTCACGTCTGCCCGCTCCAGCCCCCTTGACGTGTACCGGCTCATCCGTTGCAGGGTCCTTGTTCAAGTTGCTTACCCTGCTTGGGTCTGGCACAAAACGATCGTTCCGTGCACCCGTGTCCTTCTCCTCGACGTGCCCCGCCGTTGAGTCAGGGTCAGGCTGTCTAGGCTCGTCAGGCTCCATACCGAACGCTGCTACAGCCAGTGGATCCTCGGGCTCCTCGTCGGTCGCTACCCCACGGTTTACAGCAACGTCCGCCTCAGGCATCCCGGCGGTCGGCGCGCCCGCGTCCTTCGTCAGACCCTCAGGTTGCGTCGGCCTGCTGAAGTCATAGGCCGGGTGCTGACCCTGGTCGAGAGTGTCAAACTCTTCGGTCGTCGGTCCCATCTGACGTCGGCCCGGGCCTCTGTTCTGTTCGCTACGGTTTGGCGCGCCCCAAAGGTCAAAGTTCTCATCCGTCTTCGAAGTTGTGCCAAGCCCCGGTGGCATCATAGCCTTAGCCAACGGTACTGTATCCTCAGTGATCTGTTCCGTGCCCACGTCTGGCATCGGGTTCGCCCGTCCCCACTCGATGATGAGCGTCTCGATATCGTCCGGACCCTCGATGGGCTCCTCCTGTCCGAAGATACGACTGTAAAGCTGACGGAGCGTATTCTCAGGCGGCAGCCAGCCCAGCAGGCGCTCCACCATGGTATCCATGCCACGGTGGATTACGCTCGCATTTGCGTTGCCGGTCGGTACACCCGGGGGCGCTCCTGTCATGACAGCGACCTCGTCAGGGTGGATCGTCTGATCGGGGTTATCTAGCTCATTCTTCTCGCTATCGCCGCGCTGCTCGATCCGCTCGGGATCGATCGCCTCCAGCGCCTCGTTGGCTGCATCGACGTCGTGCTCGGTATCCTTGGCAACCTCACGCACTACGTCCAGAGCGGCCGGCTCCACGCCCTTCACCTGGCCCTTCATCTGCTCGGTCAGGCCAAGCGCGGCCACCAGGTGCTCCACGTCATCGCTGATGCTCCCAAGCGCCACATTCAAATCATCACTCAGTGCCTTGCGGTCGACGTTCGCCAGCGAGCCCTGTACGCTCTGGAGTGTTCGCTGCGCGTCACCGAGCCACCCGACAGAGTAACCCTTCGAGAGGGTCTTAGCCCTGGCGATCACGAGGCCCAAATTCTTGCCCATCCACCCGGTCACCCGCGCGAGTAACTGCTCATACTCGCCCTTGCTGAGCGGGTGCTGGTCAAGCAGTCTGTTGGCCGTCTCGGTCGCTGCCCTAACCAGCGCTGCGTCGCCGATGTCGAACGCGCTTACACCGATGGTAGCTACGGCCAGCGCCAGCGGCACCCCGTAGCCCGAGCGCATGTAACCGGTGTACGCGTGGTCATCAGCCAGAGCGAGCCAGCCCTTGCCGGGGATATAATCGAGCCCGCCCGTGCCCTGCTGGAGCACCATGAGGCAGTGCCTCAGCACGCCCCGGAACTCCCCGGACATGCGGCTGTAGAGCGTCCTGTTATCCAGCGCCCGCTCGATGATGCTCTGTGTCGCACAGAGTGGACAGCGCTGGTAGAACCTATCGGACTCTCTGCCGGTCATCAGGTCTGGTGATAGCTCACCCTTGTTCAGATAATACTCCTCAGACTCCTCGCCACCAGCAGCATCATCGCGCGCGTACTGTGGGCTGAATTGCGTAGTCTTACTCGGGTCGATCGCAGCCTTGTATGTTACGCCAGCCTGCTTGACGGGCTTTGGCCGCTTGATCTGCGGGATCGTCGGAAGCACGCCGTCACTGCCATGCTTGTGTGTATCGTTCGTGGCGTGCTTCTCCGCCTTCTCATCATCTTCCTGGCCGGCCCACTCGAAGTCTGGCGGCCCCCATGTCTGGCCACCCTTCACGATACCGTGCTTGCACTTAGTCTCAAGTGGCCCAGAGGTGGGACTGCCGACAAGTCCTGGAGCCTCGTATGGTTCGCGCTTCTCCTCCTCGGCCTCATCGAACGTCCGGTCAGTCTGCATGCCGCCCGGCTTGCCCGCGGTATCGACGTCGTGAACCTCCTCGGCCCAGCCGCTGCCAACATCAGCTGTATTGCCCCCGCCTGCGAATCCGGACTTCCGCGCAACAGTCTTGACCACAGCCCTGCCGAGCACACCGTGTCCCTTCTCGACCTGCGCCAGCTTGGTGTAGTACTGCTCGTCCTCCTTGAGGTGGTCCAGCACGACCGCTGCGACCTTCATCCAGTCGCCGCCCAGGATATCAGCATGCTCCCACTCGACGCCCAGTCCCACCTTGAACTGGTCGAAACTGTACGGCCGGCCCATGCCCTGCCACATACGCTGCGCGAAGTCTTCAGCGACCGTGACCTCACCCTTCTGCTCGGTTGACCCAGTCGGGATACTGCCGTGTCCTGTCGCGGCACCGCCCGCCTTCTCGCCGATGTCAGGCTTGGTCGGGTCCTTGCCCGCCTCGGTATCCTGCATCGGGGTCTCCGGCGTTATCGCGCCACCCCCACCGGCCTTGCCGATCTCGCGACCATACCCGCGCTTGGGAAGTCCAAAGACATCACGTGGCCTGGCGCCCCGCTTGGGCCACCGCTCTGGCTCGGGCTGCAGTGTTTCACCCTCGGCCGGCTCGCTGAACGGCTGGTGGGTCGCTGGCCCGTGTTGGTGCGGCTTCATGCCCGGCTCCATGTGCTTGTCCAAGGCGTTCTGAATAGCGCCGGTGGTCACATAGCTCGGCAGCGGCAGTTCGCAGACGCCGTCGGTGCAGTGGGCCATCTTGCTCAGGATGGCGAACTTGGCGTCCTGGTTCACGCCCTGCTCGCAGATGGTGATCTCATAGAAGATGATCTTGTCGATAATCCAGAAACACGTGCCGTTGTGGCAGACGTGCCGCCTGCTGTCGAACGGCGCATCGCCTGAGATGCTGAACGCCGAGAGCTTACCGGCCTGGATATCCTTCTCGACCTTCTCACAGATCTCGGGACGGTACTTGTCGGTCCGCAGCTTGACCACTACGAACAGGCCGATGTCGTCGACCTTGGTCTCGAACTCCTCGTTGGTCTTGGGGTTCGTCCAGCGCGGCAGTACCTCACCAACCTGGATGTTGGAGTGCACGATCATTGCGTTCCGGTAGTGGGGGTGCGCCAGGAACCGCGGGAGGTCGTTCTGCATGGCCTCCTTGGTGATCAGGTGTTTCTCGCGGTCGATGATCTGTGGGGAGGCATAGCCGGCTACGACCAGTTCATAGTCCTCCTCCAGGCCCCCCTGCTTGTACAGGATCTGGATACGCCCGTACTCGGCCGCCACCCCCTGGGGGACAGCATCCTGGAGGACACTGGACCAGTCCTGCTCGACCGACTTGCTGATCTTCATACTATCCTCTAAGGGTAGTCTCGCGGGTAGATTCTATCGCCCGGTCGAAGCGGCCCGCTAGACGGGGGTAGCGCGTCACCTCTACGGGCTGCGTGCGACTTGGGCTTGCGAGGTTGTCGTTTTGGCGTGTCGCCCCTGATAAGCTTTTGAGCCATACGGTATGCTATATGGGCTGCTGCGTCCCACTGCTGATCGTCAAGAGTATCACCGGGCTCCTCATCTGGAAACATCCCGTCAACTATGTCCTGCGCCAGCTCATCCTCCTGCCCGCGCCAGTGATGATAGTCACCGCCCTTCAACTGTGCATAGACAGCCTTTGCCTGGTCCTTCAGACGCGCTGAGAAACTCTGCTGCGGCTTAGGCTTCACATCTCCCTTTGGCTTACCAAAGCCCTCGGGTCGCTTACCCCGTGCCCAGTCCTCGTCCGCTTGGGTCTCGGGACTTCCTGCACGAGTAGGCGGCTTTGTCGGCTCCTCGCCCCCGTCCATTGGCCGGCCAAATCCAGCGGAACCTGCGCCAGGTCTCTTACCCCGTGCCCAGTTCTCATCGGCTTGGGTCTCAGGACTTGTGCCGCGCGGGCCCTCGTAATACCGGCCACCACGCGCGCCCTGTTGCTCGTGCTGACCTGCCGGAGCCTTCTCGCCTGGCTTCAGATAGGTGCGGCCACCACCCTTAAGCACGATGTCAGCCTCAAGTGAAAGCGCGGCGACGCTTCCCGTGCTGATAGCCTTGCGCATCTTGTGCTGTTCTGGACTCCCAGACGGTTGACCCATGCCCCGCATCCCAGCATAGCGCAGTTCCTCCAGAGCGCTTCGGTGTATCTTCTTTGCGGCCATTGCGGCGCGCTCGTTGGGGATACCAGGATCACGACGCTGGATCTCAGTGGCTATATCTCTCACGCGCATCCGATAGAGACCTTCGGGGCCAAAGTGATCTGTTACTTGGTCAACTACGTGCTGGAGGTTGCTACCGCCCTGTTCGGACCGCGGGGGCTCATCGGCCTCGCTACCTTCCTGGTCCTCCTCGAACGGCCAGGTCTCCTGTCGCGACGGCTCGTCAGCCTCACTGCCCTCATCGTCTGGTCCCCAGTAGGGAGTCCGCTCGGCCGCGCCCTTACCTGGTACGTTGTAGCTCGGTCCACGGTCAGGATCATAGTCCGGGACCCCCCTCGGCGGCTCATCTGCCTCTGTGCCCTCAAAGTCTGGGACACCTTGTCCAGCAGGCATCTCATACGGCTCGCGCTCGGACCGCTGTGGCTTCGCACCCCGAGGCTGGTATGCTGGTCCAGGCTTACCCGCCGGCCCGCCCTCGTAGTAGCGGCCACCCCGCTCCCCCTGCCGGATTGCGACGCCGTGGGGCGGACTCTCGCCTGGCTTCAGATAGGTGCGAGCACGGCTCTGGTTCTGGCCCGCTCGACCCTTACCCTCGTCGCCTGTCAGGCGTCCCGCGGCCTCACGTTTGCCGGCGAGGTTGCCCTCGTCCGCTGGCGTGCTTGGCTCCTTGCCACGCCTGCCAACACCCGGCCCGTACGGCCTCTCGTACTCGCTGTCGCCCGGCTTGCGTTTGCCCCTCGGCGGTGGACCCGCATTGAAGATAGCAGTCGCCAGGTCAAATGCGAATGTCGCAGCCTTTGCGAGCTTCCGACGGAGGGTCGATGCCATCCCACCCTGGTCAAGTACCTCATTCATGGACTTGTCCTCCACCTTGTGCTTGATCGAACCGCAGTACGCGTCGGGGTTGTTCTTGTCCCTGTTGCGGGACACACAGTCAGCGAAATTATCATATCCTGCGAAGGGCATATCTATCTCCTCAGCGCTGCGTCAGCACTATCACGATCGCGATAGCGGACAGCACTAGCGACGCCACGCCAACGAAGAAGCCGCCCAGCGTGCCTATCGTATTCCACTTGGCCATCTCGATGGTCCAGCCCGTATTAACGATGACGCGGCGGGCATCGATGTCCACGCGGTCTGTGTCGATGTGATCGTCCGTGTCATTCAAGAGCTTAACCCCCTAAACGCGCAAACCGCGGACGGCGTTCCAGATCCTGCCCAGGAGCCCGCGTAGTCTCTTGATGTCTATGCTGCAGCCGCACTTGTTGCCGAGTATACACTCGAAGCAGTAGTACTTGCCGTCATGACAGGGGCCGTCGCTCTCTGGGTCCACCCACTCCCCACACCTGTAGCATCTCTTCATAGCGCTATCATATCCTCTTGTGGGCGCGGCGGAAACCTCCTCCGTGTATCTATCACTTACACAGCTGGGGGTCTTCTCCTGCGTCTACCACCGCCTGCTGTCGGCGTGCTCACCATCGCGCCTGTCGTTGGTGCTCCCACCCCGCCGATGTCCTTGTTTATACGCCGTACCCTGCGGACCGGTCCGATGAGGTGTCCTGGGCTGTCGCCGCTGATAACATGTCCTGGGTCGGGGCTCTCGCTGCCGCTCGCTGAGATACCAGGCGCCTTCTTAAGTCCCCCGCTGACCTCTATGGTGTAGCCTGCCCGGCTGAGGTAGTCCAACAGCAGCACGACACCTGGCCGGCCCTTGACGCCCGCGTCGGGCCCCATAGGGATGCCATGACGCAGCACAGCCTCGAGGTGGCGCCGTAGGCGCGGGTCGGTGACCGTCAGTCGCTTATCGTCGGCGCTGCCCACCACTCTGCCACGGGGGTCCTTGATGGTGATCATCGCTTGTATTCCTTTCCCCCAAATACTGTAACCATTATATCATACATCTCGGGGTTCGTTTTCTTCAAGCCCTTCGAGTGCAGCACATACCATGAGTAGTTCTCAGCGAACCATTCGTTGACGTCTGACAGGGCGTATGGTGTAACCGCGCGCGCCTTTTGAACGCGTTTGAAGAATTCTTCAGGAGTCCCCACCAACATGATGCCCGTAAGTACAGTCAGCATGACATCAGCGCCGGCCTCCCTGATTGCCCCAGCGTAGGACGCCAGCACCCGTTTGCGCAGTTCTGTCGCTGCGGCATCAACGGACTTCTTGTCGAGGCCTGGTGGACGCCACAGTCCGTCAAACACGGCGTGGCCTACCTCGTGTACGGCACCCTGTCGTTTGACGTTCTTCGCGCACGGTGAACCGTCGAACGCGAGGGCTATACTCATCTTGTTCCGATCGTAAGAGGCCAGCCTCTCTGGCGTTGCGCGCTCATTGTGAACCTCATGCACGCCTATAAAGTGCTCAAGAGGTATATCCTTCCAGATATCCATCGCGATCGCTGCAGCTGTGCCGGCCTTCGCGCGCATGTTCAGATGGTACTGGTCGAAGAGCTCCTTGTACGACGAGACTTTTCTCCATGGCAGGTCGTCCCACGAGGGGTTGTTGATTAACTCGCCCAAGGTCGGCGAGTACGGCTTCGCCTTGGTATCTGGTGGTTCGTTCGGACTGAACTCGAACCGCTCCTTCGGTTCAGGCGCCTTGCCTTCGTAGTACCGGCCGCCGCGGGGTCCGCGCTTGACGCTCACGCCCTCGGGCGCGTCCTCGCCCGACGTGATGTACGTCCTGATCGCTGTGGCTGTGCTGGTCTTCTCGACCTTGCCGCCGCGGAGCTCGACGGCCATATAACCGTTGGTCCACCGCTTGGCCAGGACGCGCAGCATCTTCTCGCCCTCGAGTCCGCTGCTCTGGATCCAGCGGCTGAGCGACTCGGCGAACGGGCCGTTCACCTGTCCGTCCTCGAGCACCTCCGCGGCCAGCTCCAGCTTACCATCGCTCATGACCCAGACTACTGCCCTCATCTTATGCCATCCTCCTGCGCCTCTCGTTAGCGTTGTCCTCCGCCTGCTTGTACCACGCCCTCAGCTCCTTGCGTGCAGCCTTGACCGCGGAGACAACAAACTTAGGCTTAGGCCTGACGGCCGGCCCATGCGCAAAGGCACCAGGCTCCTGACGCTGCGGCAGCCCACCCTTGGTCGCTATAACTTCAATGATCTTGTCCGCGTTCTCCGCTACCTGGTTGAGTGTACGCAGAGCTGAGTCTCTGAATGCCCGCCGCGACTTCGCGTCACCAGGCTCCAGCCGCGACGTCCAGGTCCAGTTTACACTAAAACGATATTGGCCGTAGCTGAGGTTACAGAGCCCATTGTCGATCGGCCAGAGACGGTCGCCGTCGAGGACGACATTGCCAGTGTGTCTGTCCGGGTTTCCGGCCAGCCAGTCGACCACCTGCATAAAGCCCGCGTCCTCCGCCTGTTCTATGCTAAAGCCGTGGCTTCGGGTCGTGGTATCCTTTTCCAGGACTATAGCATTCCCGCCAAAGCCAGCGTCGTCCACCCACCGCATCGTGTGGCCCTCGCCCTTCTCGTCTATCATGACCGTCGGACAGAAGCCAGGTCTGAGCAGCTCGAACAACTTGTACACCGTGTACTCGGTCACAGACTCCCCCGTGAAGGTCTTGTGGATGAGCCGTACATCCGACAGACCCTCAACCTCGGGAAGCATCCCAGGCTTGCACTCGACGACGGTCGTGCGCTCCAGCCAGATGCCACCGCGCAGGCCAGCCTCAGAAAAACTCTGCTCGGCGTCGATCTCCTCCCTTGGTGGGGTCTTGCCCGCGAGCGCGTACAGCGACGGCGACGACGCGCGTGGCGGAGACGGCTTGGGCACCTTTGGGAAGGGCCCGTGCAGCTCAGGATGCTTTGTGAAGTACTTGGCATGGTTCTTCACATTGATAGGGTGGCGCGGCCAGCCCTCGTGCTCGTGGGTGAAGTGCTTGATCGGCTCAGCCTTGCTCAGGAACGGCCGCAGGTTCATGCTCACCATGTAGCCACCAGGCGGCTCCCCCTCACGCCCACCCTCGAACCCCGCCTGCTCGAGGATATGCCACGAGCGGTCGTTCACAGGCTCAGCCCAGATAGCCTTGCAGCGCTTGCCGTCTATGGCGGCCTGAACTGCCTCTCGCACCACCTGCAGGCCGTAGCCGTGTACACCCTCAGCTACGGTGTGCCAGGGCGCTGCTCCGTACTGTAGCTCACTCCAGCCCTTAGGATCAGGCTTCGACAGCGCCGCGAATGCCTGAGCCTTACCGCTTGGGTCGCGCAGTACCCAGGTCCTGTCGGGGTGCTCGCGGAGCGCGCTCTGCATCAGACTTATCGAGACCGCCTCGTCGATGCTGGCGTCCTTATCGTTCTGTCTTCCCCTGCGCCCAATAAACTTGAGCCACCCCTCGAGGTCCTTGTCCGTGGCTTCGTCTAGATCATGCTTGACGCTCTCGACGCCAGCGTGGGTGGCCTGGTCATGTTTGCCCGGTAGGTGCTTATCAACGTCGGTGATATTATCATTGGTGTCATAATGAGTCTTGTTGATCGAGTGCCGCGGGTATTCGTCGTGCTCATGCGTAAACGGCGACAGAGCCTTCTGCAGTTTCTCCCAGCTCTTGGGGATCCCGCGCTGCAGCAGCGGGTAGCCACGCTCCCAATCGTCGAGGATCGGCGCGGCCTGGCCCGTATCGAACGCCTGCCGTCTGATATGGTCAGTCGGGATCTTGATGCCGATGTAGACGTCGTCCTCGAGGTTCTCCTTCGCTCGCTCGAGCAGCCGCTTGGCTGACCTGTAACCGTGCCCAACACTGTAGTCGCGTCGCCACGTTAGGTCGACTGGCTTGTTGTTGAGGACCAAGAACGCGTGGTTGATAGGGAGCGGCAGACCCTTGGCCATAGCAAGACCCTCGGCGTAGTGGATCTCCATGCTTGTCATATCGGCTTCCAGCGCGCCGCGCAGGGCCGTGAGGTAGCACTCCTTCTCGTGGCATGGGCCAAGTGTGGCCGCCAACCTGAGGATCACCTCCTCCTCATCTGATGTGTAGGGGTCGTTGGAGAACGTCTGACCGTGCTTGAGCAGCAGCTCCTCAACAGAGTTGAAGCGCCAGCCCTTGGGCTTCTTCGCCCCGCGCATCTCCACCATGGCGCTCATGTAGCTCTGCAACATCTTGAGCGTCTTCTGCTGGTCAGCGCTGCGCTCGTGCCGGGTGCCGTGGGTGTCCTGGTCGTGTTCACCCGGGAGGTGTTTCTCGACGCGCTGCCCGGTGAGGTAGCGCCCCCACTCCTGCAGACCCTCGTCGTCCTCGACCCTTAGTTTTCCCATCGCTCCATCTTCACTGTGACTGTGGGCTCCCTGCCCAGCATGACCAGCTCGTCGTGATCATCTGTAAACCTGATGACGTTCTTCGCGCCCACCTCGTTCGAGTTGAAGACATCGTCGGTCTTCATCTGCATCGAGACTACACAGCCCTTGCCGTGCTTCTGCTGCCCCCGTCGGTTGTAGCCGTAGGCGAAGTCGCCGGCCGTCCTAGCGCTTGGTGTCCAGCTCGAGAGCTCACGCACAGGCAGCTCCGCCTCGTAGTGGTAGCCGCCACCGGGCTCGTCGACCTTCACAGCGGCCTCCTTGACTTTGCGCGCGAACGCGCCCTTGAGGCCACGGAAGACCATGATCTCGTCGCCGTACCGTTCGCGGATGCGGGCTTGGATAAACTCCGCGCGCGCCTCATACGCTTTGAGGTCGTCGTCCGAAAGCTCCGGCTCATCCCTGTGATAGAACCCCCCAGACTGTTTCGGCAGTTCCCGGCCTACGATCTTGGCAGCCGCTGCCCACTCGGCCCAGCCCCCGCCCATGTTCCAGCTTGTCTGCGATGATAGCGCTCGGACCATCGACTCCCTGCTCGACCGTTTCTCCATGTACTCGGCCATCGCGTCGGTCTCGTCGGTCGCACGGTAGGGCGAGCTCAGGATGACGACACCGTCTGGTGACCCAATGACACCACCGTGCTTCTTCTCTTCAGCGGTCGCCCACGCGCGGATCGCCTCACGGTACTTGGGCGTCGGCTTCAGCGGCACCCCAGGTGTCGGTGTAAGCTTGCGCCCCTCCACGGCCTTGCGCCACTTCTCATAGTTCTCGCGCTCCAGAGGCCGGAACTTGTCGCGGATCTCATACCACTTGTCCGAACCTTCCTGTGTAGCTCCAGCCGCCTTCATGGCGTCATCCTCCGCCTGCTGGAGCCAGGGCCTGATCCACCTGTGATACTCATCGTTCGTCAGCAGCTCGAGCGGCTTCGGCGGGTCAGGCGGTGCAGGCGTGCCGTGGTCCTCCTGCCTGTGCTCACCGGGGAGGTGCTTGCTGAGCTGGTTGTTGAGCTCCTCGTTGAGCTCGACATACACTCGGCCGCCCTCAACCGATATGACCGCGCCCAGCACCTCGATGTTGTCCGGCGAGATATTGCCCAACGTCTTGAAGCCGATCCCGGCCTCGTTGGCCGCGTCCATGTCCAGGGCTGCCCCCGAGGAGACATGCACCGCGAACAGGACACCCCGGTCCCTCTTCCCACCGTGGTGCTTAGCTTGGACCCGCGCGAAGTGGGTCGAGACCGACGGCTCTTCAGCGAGCCAGCTCTCGTCCCGCAGCCCCTCGTGCAGGATCTTCGCTGCGCTCTCGGCGCTTGTGCCGTGGTAGAATGTGTGCGCGCCCTGGACCCTGCCGTCGCTGTCACACTTGTAGCCACGCCTGATGTCGGGGAACCCCGGCTTCTCGAAGGTGGCCTGGTCAAGCTCGTCCCTGTGCAGCCAGCGGTGGTAGGGCGTCTTAGGCTTCTCGCCCTCCCCGTCGCTTCCATGGTCGGCCTGGTCGTGCTGGTCCGGCAGGTGCTTGAACACACCGCTCGGTGCACCCACCACCTTGCAGTGAAGCACCGGGATGCCGTGCTTGTTTGTGAAGGTGAACTCCCCCTTGTCCACATCCGCCGGCTTCAGTCCGTACGAGTCGCCCAGCTTGATGAACTGCTCCTGCCCCATCTGGAACAGGTCCTGGAGCGTCTTAGCGAACGCGCTGTACTGGATCGGGATGTGCATCGTCTGGCCATCGAACTTGGGCTGCAGCGTGTGGCCAGCCAGCATCCCAAGCGTGAACTTCGGTGTAAGCTGGAAGATGTCGTCCACCGCGTTCATAAGGTTGCGCTTCATGCCTGGCGCAAGACGTGCCCCCTCGACCATGCTCCGTAGCTTAGCCTTCCGACGCTTGACGTGGTCAGCCTTGCCACTCTGCAGGTCGATGGCCATCGCCTTCAGCTCCTCGACCGCGCCCGGCACATATCTGAACAACGCCGGCAGCTTCTCACGGGCGAACAAGGCCAAATTGTCCGACAGTCTGATAGACGAACCTACAGGATCCTCAGCCCAGTCGATGTCGCTGTCCTGGTGCGTCTCGATCCAGTCGCAGACCCTATTCATATCATCGCCCAGTAGTTTCTGCAAGATGGGCTGCTGTCTGACAAACTGAGCGCTGTAGACCTGGTGCAGCTTTGTGCCGGCGAAGGTCTCACGCGCGGGCTTGGCCGTGTAGCCGATGTCGTGATACGTCAGCGCGATGGCTGCCAGCAGGCGTTCCCTGCTGCTCACGTGCCCGACCGTGCCGCCCAGCTCCCGCAGCATCTCGTCCGTCAGGCGCTGGTCCTCGGTGATGTGCCTGATGCCATGGTCCCCGAGCTGGCGCCGCCACGCGTGCAGCTCCTGGTAGGCGAGCGCGTCGGTCGCGTGGTCCATATAGGCATCCAGCAGTCTAGCATCCTTGGCCATGCCCGTTCTGATGAACAAGCCGAGCTGCCTGCTGAGCTCGCGCCTGGTCATCTTCTGTGTGTCCTGTGTCATGTACGCTGCGTGCTCTGAGATGTGGGCGTCGATGTTGTGTCTGATCGCGCGCCACGCCTTACGGTCCAACGGGCCACGCTCGACCGGCACCCTGGTAGTGCGCTTGAGGCCCAGTGCCCTGAAGCTCGCGTGCATCTCGTCGTCGACCCTCTCGACCTGGCCGGCGGCCTCCTGCTCACGTCGCGCCTGCTCCTTGAAGCGCGTCTCCTCCTTGGCCCTGACCCGGGGGTCGTGGAGCCGGTGCGGGCTGCGCGGCGTGTTGTGCTTTCTGATGCGACTCGAGGGGATGCCATAAGCCACCTGCAGTGCTGTGGTCTCCTCTTCATCGTTGGGCCGCAGCGTATCGTCGTGCATCGTCGGCAGGCCGGTGATATCGACCGGCAGAACCTGCATCCTGATGCGCTCGCCATTGGGAGCTGTGATGCCCTCGCTCTCAGCGTCGTCGGCCTGCATGTCCGCGTACCACTCGGCCTCGTCCGGGTTGGTGAACACGAACACGCGTGGCAGCTTGTACCCCTCGCTGTGGGAGCCGGGCCTGACGCCCCGCTGTCTGATGCTCGCAAGCTCGTGTGTTGGCAGGACGTGGTAGGCCATGCCCCTACCTGGGCTCCACTCTGGGCCTGGCATCTTTGGCGTGCCGCTGCCCTTCTTGCCGTGGACGCTCTGATCATCGTGTCCGGGGTGCTTCCGCAGCATAGCCTCCAGCTCGGGGCTGGGCACCGACAGGTAGAGCGTATCCCCCCACATCTTCAGCATGTGGTTGACACGCGGCCTGGCGAGCACCTGCTGCATGATCTCCCGCATCTGCCGCTGACTGTACTTGATCCAGTCGAGCTTCTGCGACGGGTCCTTCGCACGCCGTGCTAGGTTACACGCCCTGCACGCCGGCTGCAGGTTGATCTTCAAGTTCTTGCCACCCACCTTGACGGGCACGATGTGGTCGGCGTGGAATGGCCCCTTGGACGTGCCGCAGAACGCACAGATGGGCGCGTCGCCCAAGACGGCGTCCCGTAGAGCCTTGGGGATCGCTACCCGCTTGCCAGCCTCCGAGGCCTTGCTCCGTGGATCGTGGACGCTCTGGTCATCGTGGCCTGGGTGCTTCAACACCTCGGGCGACGCCCCGGTGATATCCCGTTTTTGGGTGCTCTTCTCAGATACGCCAGACGTCCCCCCAATTCCCTCTGGTGCCCGAGAATCCTCCGGAGGTATAGACCTACCATCAGTAAGCCTGTGCCTTCCGTCCGGGGTGAACATGGGCTGCAGTCCGTGTGTCTGTGCTACCTTGTCCTGCTCGACACGTCGTCGCCGCTCCCGCTCATCGAGTCGCGCGCGCAGCTTCGGTGTCAGCCCCTTGCCCGGGTCCTTGACCTCCTCGAAGATCGTGACGTTCCGCAGGGTGTCCACCTGCCGTGTCCTGACCTTGAAGTGGCCGACCCTGCCCTCGCCGGGCGCGAACTCCTCCGTCGCCGGGAGCGGGTGGACCTCGTCCCACAGCAGTCGTGCCAGCTCGCCGGCCTCACCCTTGTCGTTCGCCGAGATGACCATATTGTCTGTCGGCTCAGCGCCGTGCTGATGGCGCTTCCTGTTCAGGTCCTCCCACCAGCGCGTCAGCTCGACCTCAGCGTGCTCACTGACCTGCTGGGGCTCTGCCACCCCTGTCGAGGGCCCCTCAGGCTGCGCATAGGGCTTGGCTGTATCGGCTGTCTCACCGCGGTCGCGGAAGTACTCGTCGTGGTGCTTCACGCCTATCGGGTGCCTGGGGTAGCCGTCGTGCTCGTGGGTGAAACCCTGCTTCTCGATGTTGTCGAGCGCCTGGTGCAGGCTCCTGATAGTGTCGACTGTAGCCGGCGCGACAAACATGCCGCCCGCAGCTGCCTTGTGCCTGCGGCTCAGATCGACCTCACGGACCGGATTCGGCATACCGTGGTCCAGCACGTACCCCTCGAACGAGTCGACGAAGTTTCTGACCCAGTCGAGGCCACCGACCTTCTTACCCTCAGCAAGCGCCTTATCGCGCTGAGCCATCGCATCCGTGTAGAGCTCCCCAAAGTCCTTGACATCGTAGATCTCGTAGCTCGTTACCGCCTGCGCCGGCACATTCTTCCTGGTGAGCACAGCGCCCGCGAAGCCCGCGTCAGGGTCCGTCTGGATGTCCGAGGCAGCTGTCTTGACGTTCAGTAGCGCGAACCTGCGCTGGTTGTGCATGATGGCAGCAGCAGCCCCGACCGTAAGCGACAGCTCCCTGCCCACCGGGGTCGAGGGGCTCAGATAGACGACCCCCTTCTTGGAGATGCCGAAGTTGGACGCTGTCTTATTGGTTAGCAGGCCAACCTTTAAGATCGCCTTAAGGTTCGCCTCGGTCGTGCCGTGGAGGTAGGTCCGTTCACGCGAGCCGATCGTCCAGTTGACACTCCTGAGCGCGTCCTTAAGCAGCTTCTTGGCCTTGCGCGTCTCCATAATCTGCAGCTGCATCGGGAGCACGTAGCCCTTGAGGCTGTCAAGCTCCAAATCGGTAAAACTGCTGATGATGTCAGCAAACTTGCCCAGCGGCATATCACCAAGTCCGACGCTCAGCACGAGCTGCTCGTGCTTGTGCCTGCGCCGCTCACTAAGCTCCTGCCCGAGGATGTCGCGCGCAGCGCTGTACCGACCCGCACTGCCGGTGGCTGTCAGCTGCTCCTGGTACTCGCCAAGCGTGTAGATAGCGTCTTCAAGCGCGCCCTCACTCATGTTCTGTGTGGCGTACCTGAGCTGACCCGTGCTTATATCGCCCTCAACGATCCGGTTGATCAGCGCCAAGAACTCCCGGTTCTGGGCGTCTTCCGGCCGCTTGAACGGGCTAGGCTTGCTCGGAGTGCTCGGCTTATCCGACGGGTCACGCTGGCCGGGGATGTAGTAGTGGCCGCCCCGCTCGCCCTCGTGGACCCACTCGTTGTCAGGTGGCTCCTCGCCCGGCTTCAGATAGATGTGCTCCTCGTCCGCCTTGCCCAGCGGGTTGTTACCGGTCCTGAGGATGTAGAGCGGCTGCTCGGCCTGTGCATCCCCACCCAGCGGTACACCGGGCGGCCTGCGCTGGCGTCGTACCAATGGCTGCCCCGGCTCCTGGAGCACCTTGCGCCCCTGGTCAGCCGCGGGTACAGGGGCGGTCGCGAGGCTGGAATAGTTCTGCTCCTTGCGCAGCCGTCGTGCCTGCTCCCGGGCCTGCTCGCGTATCTTGACCATATCGTCTACGACGGCACCAAGGTCGATGTGGACGTGGATCTCAGGCAGGCCTACAATATCTCGAAGCGGCTTGCGCTCATCACGGGTCTCGACGTCGAACGTACCATCTGGACGCTCGACGAGGTATGCCAGTCGTCCGTCGGAGTTCTCAGCATAGTGCATCGGCAGTCTGTTGGCGGGCGGCCCCGCGTTGGGCTCGTAGTGCGGCACGGTATCAGGTGTAACTAGGAAGTGCCGCGCGGCCTTGGTCAACTTTGAGCCCTGCAAGATGTGTGCTACAGCCTTACCCACCGTCTCTGTCGCGAGTCTTGGCAGCAGCCCAGCCCGAGCCAGCGTGTTCAGCGCGCCGAGCATGTTTATGGAGACGCTGCCACGGAGGACGTCCTTGAGGTCGTAGACCGCACCGCGCGTGTGGATCTGGAGGTTGCCAGACCTGTCCTTGAAGAGGCTGACAGAACCCTCACCGTCAACGGTCGCGATACGGTAGAAACTTCTGCTCATCTAGGTGGCCCTCAGCATACCGCGGTGTACCGCGCCCAGGATAGCGCCGGGTGTGAACGGGTCTGGCAGTGCGCCGAAAATCTCCTTCACTATCATACCGCCATGATAGGTCACATCAATGCCGGTGTTGAAGCCGAGCCAGCCCAACTGGGTCCCCACCTCGTAGCTTCGCAGGATAGGCGTCCCGTCGGAGAGGCAGACCAGCCAGTACCAGCCGGGCGTCAAGGTCTGGTTGATGTTGATCTCCTTACCGCCGGTTGAGGCAACGGATACGGTTCCCGCGTCAAGGACAAGCTCGTCAGGCAGCCCCCCGCTGTCGTTGTAGATCCCAAGCCGCGCCAGTGTACCAGCAGCGCCAGCGGTCGTTACCTGGATCGAGATACGGTCAAAGGCCCGTGTCTCATCGGTCAAGAATGGCATCGCGTATATCTGGTCAGCGACCAGTGTTATGACGCGCGTACTGAATGCGCCGACCATGAACGAGGACCCGTAGTACCGGCCACTGATGTGGGGCGGTATAAGAAGCTCGCCCTCCTCAACATCCTGGGTTGCCCGCCAGCCATCACTGACATCTTCCATGCCTGACAGTGCCAAAAGCATGGAGCGCGGACCGGCGTTGGCCCCTAGATAAGCAGCGCCCGGTGTGAAGGGCGTAGGCAACGCGCCATATGCCTGCGCGACAGACACTCCGGGGCTACCAACGGTCGAGTCGATATTCGTAGCGTGCCCCAGCAGAGACAATCCAGGCGATACCCCCCTAACTGATGGCGTGCCATCAGTCAAGACAGCCAACCAGTACCAGCCGGGGCGGAGCCAGTTTGTCAACGCCAGTGCAACCTCAGAAATAGCCGCGCCGGAAACTACGCCGGCGTCTACTATCAAGTCCCCAGGTAGACCGCCGCTGTCAGCATATATACCCATGCGGATATGAGATCCGGCCGCGCCTATCGTGACCGATATGCCGATGGCCTGACAGAAGGCTGTGACTGGAACGTACAACGGCATCGCGTAGAGCGTGTCAACGGCAAGGACCAACGTCCCCGCAGTCTGCTCTGTCGCCGGTGCGGTCCAAAGACCGCCCCGAAGAGGCGTTCTGACAGCCCCCGTCTCACTGCTCGGGACCTGCCGCAAGGCCAGCTTCTTTGTTCTCCTCCACATTATGCGGCCCTCACCATCAGTCTAGGAAATACCCCGTAGAGGCCCGGCAAGACCGTGTGCTCGTGATTCGTCGGAAAACGCGCGTACAGACCAACCTGTATGTTGCCGTTCTCGCACGTGCACGTATAGCCTATGATGTTTCGTATGTCAATAGTGCCGTTGTAGCCCAGGAGCGTAACCTGAGCCGAGCTTGCCCTGTATGTTGGCTTCGATGCGTACTTGCCTATGGCTATGGCTACCCAGACCCATCCACGCAACCGTACGTTAACATTTGCGTGCTGCCAGCCTACCCCATCTATAGGGATAGTGCCGGCGTCCAAAAGTAGGTCCCAAGGGATACCCTCCTTGTCAGCGTAGAGACCAACGCGGGCCAAGCCGCCAGCAGTTCCACCCGCCGTTATCTCAAGCCCCAACTCGTCGATGGCGCACCCATTTACCCCAGGCACATAGATGGGAAAAGTGAAAAGGCGCTCCGCAGTATTGGAGGTTGACAGAGTGTATGTTGCAGGAGAGCTATAGTAGCGCCCCGCTACCCACAACGGATACGTCACCAGTGGTATCCCAACCTGCCCGAGGGACCAACCGCCCTTTTCCATCACCATTATACAGTCTCCACCACTGTACCGAGGGCGTCAACAGAGTTGGCAACCGATGACTGTGCCTTCAAGATATCGCCGTCTGCCAGCGCGACCAGTCCCCGCCAGGCCGCGTGGCCCCTGGGACGGATGGGCATATCATCAGCGAGCAGGGTAAGGGTGGCGCCGACCAGTATCCACACGTCAACCGTGATCTCCGAGTCGGTCTTATTCTGCAGGTCAAGCGACACCAGTTGGGCAGACGTGGTCGTACCGCCTACATACGCCGTGTAGAGTGTGGTCGCCGCGTTCGTAACCTCAAGGTTGATCGGGATCGGAGTAGATGCCACAGTGGTCTCCTAGAGTGCTACCGCGTACGCCAGCACCAGCACCTCATCTCCTGGTCCAGGTGCTCCGTCTGCACCAGGTACACCAGGTACACCGTCCAGGCCATCGATGCCGTCCATACCATCGACCCCTGGAGTTCCGGCCGCGCCCGCCGGTCCTGCTGGAGCGGAGACCGCAAGCGGCGTCTCGATGTAAGAGGCCATCGCGGTCCCCTGATAGATAAATGATATAGTTCTTGCGTTGGTCGCAACAGTTCCCACCACCCTGACCACCAGTCTGTCTGTAGTCAAGATCGTGCTGTCCGTAACCATGGCGTAGGGATGGACGAACCTCTTCTGCGCGTTCGTACTCCCCACAAGGGACGTGATCTGTGTCTTACCCGCGATGGTGGTAAACAGCACCGTCTCGATCCCGAGGGCCGAGATCTTGGAGACGACGAAATGGATGTATGAGTTACTAGCTTGACTGTCCGCGTAAGCCCAGAAGCGGAAGGTCCAGAGTCCAGCAGGGACAGTAACCGTTCCAGGGACCAGGGGAGGGGTCACATAGGAGTCTATCGCCGCGCCAACTGTGTTTTCTGGAACGTCGCTGTTGACCAAGACGCTCTCTGTTATCTGTACTCCTGAGACTGGAACGCGGGTGAGCTTTTCCCTCTGGACCTGGATCGATATTGCAGCCCCAGCAGCCTCATTGACCACCGCAGTCGATCTGATGAAGGTAAGCGCGCCGGCAGCGACCGAGAGGATCACGTAGATCCTGCCGTCATTCAACCCGCCCGATACCCTGATCTTCATCCCGGCGACAAACCCCAAGGTCACAAGGTCTGCCCCGCCCCCGATAGTCATCGTGTCAGGGGTTGAGGCTGTTACAAAGGCGATGGTGTTGTCGGCTGTGATGGTCGGCAGGACAACGTCGCAGTCGACGTTGTCAAACCAGAGGTTCAGTCCAAAGACTGCCCCGTCAGCTCCGTCAGCTCCTGCTGCCCCGGCCGCACCGGCCGCACCTGGAAGACCGGGTATACCATCGAAGCCGTCAGCCCCATCCAGACCATCAAGTCCTGGGACGCCTACACCGTCAGTTCCGTCTAGACCAGGTAGACCAGGCACACCATCCGAGCCGTCGGCCCCGTCCAAGCCGTCAAGTCCTGGGGCTCCGTCTGTACCATCTGCCCCACCGGCTCCTGGAGCGCCAGGGGCTCCATCTGAGCCTGCAGCGCCAGGGAAGCCATCCAGACCGTCCGTACCATCTACCCCATCAACGCCCGGGAAACCAGCCGCCCCGTCTGAACCATCAGCGCCTGGAGCACCTGCTGCACCCTCAGCACCGGGGAAGCCGTCCAAACCGTCTTCCCCGTCAACGCCATCGATCCCCGGGATACTGGCTAGAGCGCTGCCAGCACCGCCGAACGGACCCTCAAGTGCATCGTGCTCGACAAGTCCCGCCGCCTCGTCCAGGACCGTTGCGAGGTTGATCAGCAGCTGCCGGCTTGTGCCCCGGTTCACATAGATAAACGGAGGCAGCGTCGGCTCGTTGATGAAGTCCGGCCGGTGCACATAGGCGTAGTGCGCGGCTGTTGCTGGGTCAACCTCAAGGATCGGCATGCTCAGCTCCCCTAGGCGACGGCTAGCACACCCTCACCCTGGATGGTCAGAGAGGTGTTCGCACTTGCACCGCCGACCAGGTAGTCAGCGGGATCCATGCGCATCTGCCCGTACCAGTCGAACTCTGAGTTGGCCGCCACCGACTTGGCCTGTCCGATGACCTCGGTACCGGCCGCGTTGCCACCGGTAGCACCCAGCCACAGGCTGAAGGTCACGGCACCCGCCGTCTTGTTCACGACCCGGATATGGCGCATAAGCATATAGATGTTCTGAGCGGCGATGCCCGTTCCTGCCGCCGCCTGCACCGGTCCCTTCAGGAGGTCGGTGGTCAGGGTGTTGGTCAGCGCTACTGGTCCAAATCTGAATGGCTTGTCTGGCATGTTGCTTTACCTCCGGTTGTTATCTACTTGTCGGTCCCAAGCGCGATACTCGCGATATGGAGCAGTTTCTTAAGCAGGTCGGCATCCACCTTGATGTCGGCCAGGAAGACCTCCTCGTCGATGTCAACGCACCGCAGCACCACGCTGTTGCCGCTGGTGTCCATAGCGTAGACCGTCAGCCTGTGCCGCTTGGACGGAAACTCACCGCGTACCAGCCGCTGTCGGACCCGCTCCCACATGGGGTCCTGGGGCGGCAGCACATCGAACGCCTTGGCCGCGTCCAGCTGCAAGACCACCTCCACGCGGAGGACCTTGAGCAGCAGCCGTCGTATATACCTTCCGACCTGTATGCTCACAGCAGCTGTCCCCGCTTCGACATCCTGTACCTCACCTGGTCGACCAGGTCGTACCCGTGCTCGCCCATGTCGCACCGCATCCTCTTGAGTGAGATGTGCCACGAGCGTCCGGTCCTCTTGTTGACCACCATGACGAACTTGCCGGCTATCACTACCCGGTGCGTCCCCCGCTCCCAGATCTGCATGGTCCTGAGCCGTGGTACCACTTGACACCAGGGTCGTCCTCACCCTCTAGTCGTCAGGCTCCGAAGCCACGTGGTGGACGCGTTCGCCGCAGTCTTTGATGGGCTGCCAGTCCTTGGACATCCGCTCCACCAGTCTTTGCGCGGCCTCGCGCGCGATCTGTGCTCGTCCAACTTCCGTTCCAAGCAGCCGTGCCGTGCGACGCTGCACCAGGCAGTAGTGCTGCCACGCCGTTATGCGCCCCTCACGGTAGCGCTTGTTGAGCCGCTCGGTCGCGGTCACTTACGCACCGCTGGCTCGTCATCTACTTCCGGGGTATAGCAGTTGCCGCACCTGCCGTCATGCTGCAGCCACCAGGACCGTGCACCGCAGACCACACATGCGGGCTCCACGGCCAGCTCGTCAGGCACCAGCTTGAAGCGCCTGAGTACCTCCACCAGCTTGCCGCTCTCACGGACGACCACGACAGCCTCTACACGGATCTCTGTCGGCCGTACGTTGATCTTGAGGTTCGTCACGCTCAGCTCATCGAGGCCGAGCGCCTTGCAGATCTCCTTGGCTGGGTCCATCAGTCGTGCCTCCGCAGCAGGGTCCTGACAAGTCGCGCTCCCGGCCCGTACTCTACACAGTTGCCGTAGCAGTCGGTGAGGCAGCTGAACATCTCGAAGAACCAGTGGACGAACGCCGTACCCAGGACTAGAGCAAGGACAGTGCCACCGATGATGGCGAGGAACTGCTCGATGTCGATGACCACTACGATACCTGACCTTCTGGTCCGATCGGCCCGGTCCTGACCGGGTCAACGACGAGACTGTCCATGGCCTCGTCTATGGTCTGGTCCAGCTTGCCCGCGATGTCATGAACGGTGCCCACCCCAGGCTCAAAGCTGCCGGTATCACGTCTGATGCGCATGAGCTCAGCGAACGGCAGCGTTGCTGCTGCCATCACCGCCGCCTGTACCTTCCGAGCTGCGCCCTTGATCTTGGTCGGACCCAGTGGTGTGCGTGCCAGTGGGATGCCCCGCAGTCCTGGCGGGTCCTGCATACCACCCTCGGCGTACGCTGGCTTGTAGCGCCTGACCAGCTCGTGCAGCTCGCTGATATCGGGCTGTCGTGCGTCCTCGCGGATCCGCTTCACACTCCGTCTGTCTTTCACCGCTCTGCTCCTTTCTTGAACGCCCACGTGAAGCCGATACCCGAGGGTACCTTCTCCAACTGGCTCGGGTCCGCTTGGCACTCATCGCCAGCGCCGTCTGTCGGACAGTAGCCCAGGACGCAGTACGGGTTGCACACCGTGTTCACCTTGTCGTCGCAGTCGCAGTCGTCCACGTGCGGTGGGCAGAGGAACGAGTCGTGCTTAACCATCGTCAACCCCTCTCTTCTTGCTGGCCGGTGCTTACATCGATCAGATTCAGCCCTTCTATTATAGATGGGGGCGTCCATTTCTACCGACGTATCAATTGTATACTTTGTGATGTACTGATGAAACCTCTAGACATTAATCTGGGCGTCAATTCCAGAGTCGTCAAGCCCCCGCTTAAGACTCTTGCGCACTATCTGAAACACCTTCTCGGAAGCTGGTCCGGGCGGAGAAACACGCATGAAGTAACGGTACACGAAGAGCGCAACCGCGCCGCTGAGGACTACCGGTGGCAGTTTCTTGTCTGTCATAGTCGTCTGCCTCCATAAGAACCACCTCCTTTGGCTAATTGAGCGCTCGTTCTACTCGACGCCGGATAACATCTGGATGACTGAGTTCGCGCTCACGCACGATCACCATCCGATAGCCGCGCCGGGCGAGATAGGCTCTACGAGCACGGCCGTCATCCCCTTTGTGCCACCAATTACCGAACATCTCAACCACCACCGGCAACCCGCTGTGTACAAAGTCAGGGTATTTACTGCCTATCCGAACCGTGCCACTACCGGTGAAGCGCGGAAAGCCTAGATTCTCAATTATCTTAAACAGTCGCAACTCCGCCTTATTAGGGCTTCTAGCATGACGAGCAGCGTTCCACGCGTGAGCAAGATGTTTCTGACGCGCATCTAAAGTCATTGACGCCCACCATCGCTTCAACGCTGTGTGCATAACCGTTCGATGAGCAATAGCCTTAACACTTGTCCTTTGGCTTATGCCCATCTTTATGCGCGTTTCAGGCGTTCGTTCATACACTCCAATTGGCATCATATCCTCATTGCCATTATACGACAAAAAGACCGGCCCGAGAAACCCGGACCGGCCCATAACACACTTAGCTCTCTGCTACTTCATACGCACTCCTTAGAGCGACTCAGACCAACAGCATCCGAAAGACGATACTGGATCACCCCCTTTCGATTATCAGCCACCCCCAGCCTGCTGTTAAGTCTACACACCTGCTTATCCTTCATGCGCGCCTCCCCTGAGGTCCATCGACTGAATGGCCCGGGTCTATACCATCGACTGAGTGGCCTGGGTCTATGCCATCAGGACCCTGAGGTCCGTCAACCGCGTAACCCTTCCCATGCATCGGGCAATCCTCGCTAACCCAGAACTCCGGCGGGTTACCCCGTCCCCTGCCATGACCGTTGTCCATGACTGGGCACCTACACCCCGCATCCAGGGCCTTGTCAGACCCCGGCGGCGGGACGATCTCCCACCGCTGCCTGGGAGCCTCGTCGGTCATCATTTCTGCACCTCGACCTTCCTTGCGCGATTGGCCATCAGCCTTCTCTCCAGTTCCTCGATATGCCCGTCGCAGAGCCGGCCCACGATACCCCCGCACGTCCCGCACTCCAGCTCGTGGATCCCCTCCTCCTCGCAGCCGTCCTCATCACACAATTCCGGCGCTGGCTCTTCGGGAAGACGATAATCGGTGTCTCTGAATATCCCAGCGTCTGTCATCTCTGCGCCTCCACAGCCTTGATGTTCTGGCCGGTCTCGCACAGGTCCGCGTTGTACGTCACCGACAGCGGCCTGAAGAGATAGATCACCTCCCCATTATCCTCCCACCTCACGGCCGGCATCCCAGCTACCACCTCCATGGCCTGCACCGGCGAGTCCGTTCTGTAGATCCCGCCGCGCTCGTCCGTCACGGTGTAGCAAGTGCGCGGCGCACTGTCGCTACCCAGCACCGCTTCCACCAGCGTAACTGCGCTATTGAACATCACCCACAGCATTAAGACCACGCATACCGACAGAGCCGCGCACACTACCGCCGTTACAAGTCGGTTGATCACCTTTCCAACACTCACGACCTGTGTGTCCTCCCTTCTCTAGCAAGGCGGAGGCGCTCCCTATACTCGGCCATGACCTCATCGAGGGTAACCTCGCCCTTGTCAAAACCGATTATCGTCTCCTCGAACGGATATTCAAAAGTCGACTGCTTCCTACCCTTGTTCGAGCTTCTGCACGCATCGCGTTGAGTATTGAACTCCCTTAGCAGCCGCGCGCTCTTCGCCATCTGTTCAGCCAGCGGCAGAAGAGCCCTATTCTTCTCAGCGCTGCTCTCCTTGGTCATGACGCCAGCCAGTCCCACAGGCTTAGACCAAAGACAATCAAGAGCCAGCCCGCTTCTGCCGGAATTGCCCCTGCTAGTAGCAGCCCTGCAACAACGACCAACGCTATCCTAGACACTCTTTGGCCCCTTCTTCATACGCTTGGTCGGGCGTCTACCTGAATAACAGAACTTCTTCTTCATGGACAGCCTCCCTTGCTCATAATCGCCTCTATCCTGAAAACCGAATAGAAGACCCCCAACAAAAGCGCCACTGACAGGCCGTAGGCCAATGTCCAGAACACAATCTCAAAGATAACCTGTTTGCTCACGGCTCCACCTCACCTGGGTAGTAGTCCACGTGGCAATCACATCGGCACCGCTTGACCTCCTTCGGTGCCTTGCACGCGTCACACCCGAGGTGTGGCATGGCCGCAAGCAGCGCCTCACCAAGCGTCTGGACATTCTCGTAGAACTGCTTCTTCTCTTCTTGAGTTGGAGCCACTATGCTTTCACCGCCTCCCGAGCAGCTGCCGAGATCTCAGCGTTAAACTCCGCCGAGTACAGCAGCAGCATCGCGACAAAAGACCCGCCGCGGTAGAGTTCCCACACGCTGGCGGTCCTCTCGCTAACGAGGTCGACGTATGCGTCCCAGTACTCTGTCAACCACCCCGGCTCAGTGCTCATACCCAGCGACTCCTCCATTGCCGCGCATCGCAGCCAGGAAACATGCATACACGATACTCGTGAATCAGGTGTCTGGCACCCCCTGCCTCCATGTCGCCATGGTGGCTGAACTGCCATGGACCCCACTGACAAACGAACGCCCACACCACGCGCCAGGAGAATTGCGGCCACTTCTTGATCGTGTGCGGGAACTCACCGCCCCATCGTTTCATCACTGCTCTATCCCTTCAAGCTGGCCAATGGGTGCAGCTTTGTAACAACCTCCACGAGGTCGACCTGTGCGGCCATGACCGCGTCGATGTCCTTGTATGCGCCTGGCGCCTCATCGAGGTCCGCAACAGTCCGTGGCCCTCCGACCACACTGCCCATCTTCGCCTGCTCCTCCACCAGGTCGAGGTCATGCCGTGCAGCCGTGCGACTCATACATCTGCCCGCCCCGTGCGAGCACGAGTTGAAGCTCAGACGGTTGCCAAGCCCGTTGACGATGTAGCTCGCCGTACCCATCGAACCAGGTATGATCCCCTCCACTCCCAAGCCGGCGTATGTCGCGCCCTTCCGGTGGACGAGCACATCCTGACCGAAGTGACGCTCCCATGCAGCATAGTTGTGGTGTATGTCAAGTGACTTAAAGACCGTTGCCCCAAGCGCCTCGACAACCCGAGTCATCATCAACGCCCTGCTCGCCTTCGCGAACTCGAGGCAGTAGTTCATGGCCTCCATATAGTCCTTGCCGTCCTGTGTCTCGATGGGCAGGAATGCAAGATCTGGCGTCGGGAGCTTGGAGTGCCACCGTTCGCACAGGGCCTTAGCTGTCCTGTGATACTCGCCGGCAACCTGCAGCCCGAAGTTACGACTGCCGGAGTGAACCATCACCCATACGGAGCCAGCATCATCAGCCTGTATCTCGATGAAGTGGTTGCCCGCGCCCAGTGTACCGAGCTGCTTCCTAGCCGCCTCCAGCTGCCGCTGGATGACGGGCAGATTCGGTGCACGACCAAACCCCTCCCAGTCCTGCGACTGGTCATGGCGCTTACCCAAACCAAGCGGAACCGTCCTACGCACGTCTGCAAGGATCCTCTTGAGCGTATCCGGCGTCAAGCCGAAGACCGACCTGTCGGTCCTGACAGCTATCATCCCGCAGCCGATATCAACGCCAACCGCGTTCGGGACCACGACGCCGCGCGTCGCGAGCACCCCGCCGATCGGCATCCCAAAGCCCTGGTGCCCGTCAGCCATGACAGCCACATGATGGAACGCGAACGGCAACGCCGCGATGTCACGCGCCTGGTGAAACGCCCCCTGCTCGAGGTTGTCTGCCCAGTCGAAGATCTGCAGGCCACCCTCTGGGGAGCTGTCTATGATCCTCAACTGTCCCTCCTCAACCACCTTGCGCCACGAACGCAACACGCCACGATAACGGTGATGAACCCGGACATGATGACGAGACATACCGCCACGCCAATCGCGAGCCCCAGCGGAACGTCAGTCTTCTCCAAACCTTCTCCAGCGCTAGGTAGTACAACCGCAGGCGGCGCCGGCGGGACCAGAGGCTCAAGACGCGCCTGAGGTATCGTCGCTGTAGCTGTAGGCTCCGGAGCAACTGTAGAGGTCGCCTCAGGCGTTGGAGTGTGCTCACGATGCCAAGGGGTCGCCGTCGCCGTATCCGTCGGAAGCGGGGTAGCCGTGTCCGTCGGGACAGGAGTATCCGTATCCTCCGGGGTCGGGGTCAGCGTCGCCGTGGGCACCGCGGTATCCGTCGGCGGGACCTCTGTTGCCGTAGGTTCCGGGGTATCCGTTGCCGTCGGCTCAGGCGTAGCCGTGTCCGTCGGAGTCGCCGTCGGAGTATCCGTCGGAACCGTCGTCGCAGTCGCCGTTGGTGTAAGCGTCGGAGTCGGCGTCTTAGTTGACGGAGGACACGGACCATGACTGAGGTTGAACTGCCCGTCCCACTCCCCATATATCTCGGCCGTAGCGCTGGTAACCGTGAAGTTGAGGTTATGGTCCACGGTGTAGTGCCCAACCCTCCAATTGCCGTCCGCATACTTCTCGTCCACGTCCACACGCTCAGTATCGCCATTGGCCCAAGTTACGTGGATGTGCGACGGAACATACTTGTACCTGTCGCCCTGCGGGCCTTCCTTGACCTTGTTGATGACGAAGTGCCACTCGTGGCAGTCGCACTCGTGCTCGGTCAGCGCCTTCGCCTCAATGACTTGGTACGTCTGAGGCGTAGATGTTGCCGTCGCCGTCGCTGTCGGCGTGTGCGTCTTGCCGCCGCCGCCGCCGCCGCCACCACCAACACCAACTGCCGATGCCGGCGTGTACACCGCGGAGGCCAGCACGACAGCCGCTGCCGCTATGAGTCCTACTATAGCTACCTTAAACCACTTACCCATTGTACCGTCCTTTCACCTAGCTAAGCTATCGGAGTTCCCTTTTTCACCCGGTCGTTCCACCAGGTGATGAACGCATCCATACCTACAAAGACCCGTCGCGCCAGGCCAAGGATGAAGGGGTTCGGAATAGTCACACCGTCTAAGATAAGGAGCACAGGCTTGCCCCGTGCCACGGCGTAACCTATCTCGGCCATCGTCCCCTCGACGTACGGGTAGGTGTCCCAACGCGCGATAACCCCGTCGACCACATCGATCGCATCGAGGTCAGCAGCTACGAACATATAGAGAGCATCTCCACCGACGGCTGTCTCAGGGTTGAATGCTTTGAGGCCGGCGCACTCCTTCTGGAGCCGCGTCTGCCAGTCGCCATAGAAGCCGCCCGACAGATAGAATACCGCGCTCTCAGCTCTCACAGTGGGTTTCCCTTCTCAAACAGCCAGTCACGGATCGTCATGGCGTCGATCTCCCACTCGCCATCTGTGTGCCACCTGGCCACAAACTTCGTCTTGAAGTTCTGGTACTCACTGGTGATGTCGGCGATCTCATCGACGGTCTGTGCGTCCATCGCGTCCAGCAGCAGCGCCAGCGCGAGCTGTGCCGGACCACTGCCAAGGTAGCCCCAGCTGAACCCCGTCGGAGAATGGTTTCTGATCTTAAGACTCGGCGCCAATGGGAGTGGCTCCCAGCAGCCATACACGAGCTTCTCGACCGTGTGCCCGTTCCTGCCCCGGTATTTCATAGTCATGGCCGCTAGCCTCCTATCTGGACGACCGTAGCAGGTATGTGACCGCCGCAAATACTGTACAAAATACGGCTGTCAAGCCTAAGAGCACAATCACGCCAAGCCACGCGAGCAAAAGTATAACGACGATGTTTACCAGAGTACCCATGATCTACGCCTCCTACCTCTATTATCGGCACCTTAGCCAGAACCTTTACCCCAGCCGCTTGTACCGCCTGGCGTTGGCCTTCCTGCTTCCCCTGCGGGACTTGGTCGGCCGCGGTAGGGAATGACGTTTTCTGCTCCCACGCTTCGACATCACTTCGCCCAGGGGTCGATGATCTTCTGGACACCTGGCAGGCGCTCCTTACCCCGCTCGGTCAAAAGCACCCCGTTCAAGTGGTCTATCTCGTGCTGAAGCGCTTGAGCTAGCGCGTTGCCCCGCGCCGTCAGCTTCACCGAAGTGCCATCGGATGCCTTGAGAGCGCGCACGCACACAGTCTGTGAACGCTGCACAAGGAACGTACGCTTCGGAAGCGACAGACAGCCCTCCTCAATCATCCTCCACCCGCGCTCGACCTCCACCTCTGGGTTCACCAACACGGTGATCTGCGTCTTGCCGGTCCGTACCGCGATGACGCGCACTGGGACCCCGACCTGTGGGGCCGCGAGGCCAACAGCATCGGGATTCGCCTCAAGCGTGTCAGCGAGGTCGTCCGCCAGTTTCTGGATCTTCGGCCAGTCCACATCGTCTGGCAGCACCGCGCGGCAGACCTCGTGCAGGACCGGCCGCCTTCTGTTCTTCTCTATGACTATTTTGTGGATCATGCTATCAGTCAAGCCAACCCTTCTTGAAGAACCCCTGTTTGATCATCAGCCAGAAGATGAGAACACTCGCTGTGGCACCGCCACAGACGGTTCCTACCACAAGACCGATGGCTCCTATGAGCATCCAGTGAACCAGTTCTGCGTTATCCACCCCGCCGCTACTTCGGGTCTACCTCAGCAACGTCGCCGGCAGCGTCACCAGTCGCTAGGGTCGTCAGCGCCGCGCGTACATCAGCTTCGAACTGCCGCTGGAGGGTACCCGGCCAAGCTAGTCCTATGATGACGTCTGCGCCGAACGCGGGCGTCTCGAACCCAGCTTGGATGCTCAGGTCGCCGAACCCATTGTCTGCACTGAGCGCTACCGCCAGCGAGAAGCCGGCTATCGTGAGCCCAATGCCGAGCTCGAACCCATCGGAAAGGGTGGCGTACGCCTGCAGGTCAAAGACCGGGATCCTCTTCAGCGCCTCACCAACGCTCTTGGCTATAGACGAACCGACAGATACATACGGCTTGATGCTCATGCTATCCTTCTCCTCGCTATATGCAACCCGAGCGCCTGTCCAGACGCTCAAGTTCCCCTGTCCACTTCACCCCACCTTCCACGGTGAACCCAGCAGCTGGCGTAAAGAGGCTTATCCCACCACCCGCCTGACCGTAGAACTTGCTTGCGCTGAACCAACCGTCAAACCCAAATCCGAACAGTTGCAGACCGAAGTTCAACTCAAGCAGCACGAGCTTCAGGTCGCCGCTGAACGCGATGAGGTTACCCAGCGTCTCGCCGATGTTCTCAGCTACCCAGGTATGTCCGTCTCTATACAGTTTCATCTTCATCTCTCCTTATTGTAACACAGTTCGGTCAAAGATGTTGGTGGGCCGGGAAGGATTCGAACCTCCGTGCCCCCGTTAGGAAGAGCGGGTCTACAATCCGCCGCCTTCAGCCAGACTCGGCCACCGGCCCATTATCATTTGGAGGGGCGGAACCTCTAGACCGGGTGTCTCACCGGCGAATGAGCAGTCCCGCCTCACTGGCTAGCCCTCCTCAAATAGAGCAATTCCCCTCCAATATAGAATACCCTTGTTATGGTCGGGGCGGAGAGATTCGAACTCCCGACCCCGCGGTCCCAGGCCGCGTGCTCTGACCTAACTGAGCTACACCCCGACTACAGCACGCCTTCATCGCGACCTTCGCCCTCCGCGATGATGCGATCAAGCTCATCAAGCTGGCCAAATGTCCAGAGCTCAGAATCCACCAGCTCCGCCAGTACGTCCCCGTGGCATGCGGCTGGCTTGCACCAGCACCCCAGCACCTTTCCCCGCAGCTCCGGCAGGGCGGCCATAAGCCCCGGACTGGCCAGCAGATATGCGCGGTACTTCGCTATGACCTCACCGCGGTCGCCATCTGGTCCGATCACAAACGGGTTGCCCCACTTTGACGGCCGACCGATATAGACATCGTATCGTTCACGCTTGCAGTGTACTACCTGCACCATCAATGGACATCCTGCTTGTTTACCGACTCATACCCTGGTATAGTGAGGAACCCGGCAATCTCCATGCATCCCTCGCACCTTTCAGGGTCGAGCGGGTGGTTCTTACCTATCAGATGGCGAAGCGCGAAAAGCAGCGCCCGCTCCCGCTTGTTGTATCCCGGCGTACAGCTCATAGTTTACGCCCAGAAAATGTAGCCGTCTGCGTATGACAGTTGGGACAGAGGACCCGAAGATTCTCCAATCGCCAGTCCCGCCTATTGCCATTGCGATGATCCAACGGCAGCACCAGTTGCTGACCCTGCCACTCCGGCCCAAGTCCACATATCTCACAGCGGTCCTTGATAAGCCCCTCCTTGAGAAGCCTAGCCTTTATGCGCTGAGCCTTACCCGCCTGGCCGTTCTCCACAAGTAACTCCGCGAGCGGACGGGCATGCCGCGGATTATTCTTCAATGCGCGTTCGGAATGCCCACTATGCCAGGGACATCGACACCCCGGCTTGTGGTCTCTGCGCCCGTTATGGAATACGCAACCATCGCACATATCATCTCCTTGGCTCGGGGAAGAGGATTCGAACCTCTCTTTCCTGATCCAGAGTCAGGCGGTCTACCGCTAGCCTACCCCCGAGTATAGAATACCTGAATGATGGTCAGCGGGGTGGGATTCGAACCCACTCTAAGAGGGCCACAACCTCTCGTGCTGCCACTTACACTACCGCGCTGATATGGTAGGGGCGGAGGGATTCGAACCCCCGCCGCGCGGATTAAGAGTCCGCCGCTCTAACCAAACTGAGCTACGCCCCCTTGGCACGGACGAGAGGAGTCGAACCTCCGACCAGTTGTTTTGGAGACAACCGCTCTGGCCTCTGAGCTACGTCCGTATCATTATGGTGGGAGCGAAGGGACTCGAACCCCCATCCCTCTGCTTAAAAGGCAGCTGCTCTAGCCGTTGAGCTACACTCCCATTGGTGGCGACGCAGAGATTCGAACTCTGATCCCCGGGGTTTGGACCCGGTACCTCTGCCAATTGGGCTACGCCGCCGATTGTAAAGCTATGGCCGACTATTCTTACAGTTATGACCGTTATTTATTAAGGAATGGTAGCCCACGCCGGGGTCGAACCGACGTCTTCTCCTTGAGGGGGAGATGTCCTGCCGTTAAACGAGTGGGCCATGGCACCAGGGGCAGGATTCGGACCTGCAACCGTCTCCTTAACAGGGAGCCGCGCTACCGTTGCGCCACCCTGGTGTGGTAGACGGGGGAGGACTCGAACCTCCAACCTGGGGCGTATCAGACTCCTGCTCTGCCTGTTGAGCTACCCGTCTATGGAAGGCCGAGCGGGACTCGAACCCGCGCCGCGCAGTTTAGGAAACTGCCGCTCTATCCTCTGAGCTACCGGCCCATGGTGGGCGGGGAAGGAATCGGACCTTCGACGTACGGCTTATAAGGCCGTTGCTCTACCCCTGAGCTACCCGCCTCTGGAGCGGGGAATGGGGCTCGAACCCACGACCTCCTGCATGGCAAGCAGGCGCTCTGCCGCTGAGCTACCCCCGCGTTGGAGCGACGAGCGGGACTCGAACCCGCAACGACCTGCTTGGAGGGCAGACACTCTACCAATTGAGTTACCGTCGCTTATGGTGGCTCCCCAGAGATTCGAACTCTGACTGATCTGCTTCTAAGGCAGATGCCTCTACCAGTTGGGCTAGAGAGCCACATTTGTTAAGGTGGTGGACCGGGTCGGACTCGAACCGACATCTGAATGCTTGCAGGGCACCCGCTCTCCCATTAAGCTACCAGCCCATAATGTCCCGTGTTGTGTCCCTATCTGATTCGAACCTACTCGACAGACAAAATGTCCACCGAAATGTCCCATGATAGGGGCTGACGCCTTATACGTAGGCACCCGGTGCCTGGTGAGAGCCAGGACTTGCCAGCCCCTGCGATATCTGGTAAGGGCGGAGGGAATCGAACCCCCAACTTCCTGCTTGTAAAACAGGCACTCTTCCAATTGAGCTACGCCCCTATTCAGTTTTTGTACGTCTCGACCGACTTGTGACATCGGCCCTGATGAACCCCGATCAGATTGCTCGGATCGTTAGTCCCGCCATCGCGTCGAGCGATGATATGATGAACATCCAACCGCCGCTTCCGAGGCGGCCCGCCGCATATACGGCACACTTTATCCCGCGCCCAGACCACCCGCCGTGCGGCCTTCCATCCATTACATTCCCACTGAAACTTCCCTTGTCCGCCTTTCCACGTAGGGCTCTTATCGCCAGACTTCGGAATACAAAACGGACATAGGCAATCGATGCGATGATGCCCGTTACCACGCCGCAAATGAACGCCCGTCTTAGCCAACGTCGCTGGCTTTCGACATCCACCGTGCCAAGGACACTGGCACATTGCGGGATGATTCGGGTTTCCTTTCCTATGCACAGATTCACCTATGTTTAATGGCGGGCCCGGAGGGACTCGAACCCCCGCCGCCCGGTTTCGAAGACCGGCGCTCTGATTCCAACTGAGCTACGGGCCCTTGCTTGTTAAAATGGGGAGGGGCGGGATTCGAACCCGCGTCCTCGGTGCGACCGCGCTCTGACCACTGAGCTACCGACCCCATGGTAGCGGGGGAAGGGAATCGAACCCAACTACCTCCAGCGTATGAAGCTGGCGAGCGACCAACGCTCTACCCCGCGTGTGGTGCCGAGGAACGGAGTTGAACCGCTGACGCCCTGGCCTTCAACCAGGCGCTCTACCATGCTGAGCTACCTCGGCGCTGATTATTATTTGGTAGCGGGGGAGGGATTCGAACCCTCAATCTACGGCTTATGAGGCCGTCGAGCTAACCATTGCTCTACCCCGCACCGCTATTATGGAGCTGGAGGAGGGCCTCGAACCCCCAACCCGCTGTTTACAAGACAGCCGCTCTCCCCACTTGAGCTACTCCAGCATTGTTAATATGGCTGGGGAGGAGGGATTCGAACCCCCGTGCCCTCTCGGACCAACCGTTTTCGAGACGGTCGCCATAATCCAGACTCGGCCACTCCCCAGTATGGCGGGGCGGACGGGCATCGAACCCGCGACCTCCCGGTCGACAGCCGGGCGCTCTGCCGCTGAGCTACCGCCCCTTCGGGTAAACCTGCTTCCAGCCTTGCCCAGACAACACGTGCCAGTGGTACGCGCAGACCTTGACCGTAGCATTGCTGTCCGTCATCTTCATGATGGCCGGATGATTACACCTGCCACACAGACCTGTCATCTTGATCGTTCCTCTCACCTATATGGCGGGGAAGGATGGGCCGGTCCCTGGGTTGCCCCAGACGTTTTACCCATCTCCTCTGGCCCTACAAAGACCAGTGTGCCCTGTTACACCACTCCCCGTTAAAATTGGCGGACGGTGAGAGATTCGAACTCCCGGGCCCCGAAGGACCTCCGCGTTAGCACCGCGGCGCCATAGTCCGCTCGGCCAACCGTCCGTGTTGTTATATCGAGCCGGCAGCCTGGACCCGTATGCCCAGCAGCCTCCGCGTCGTTGGGATCCCCGACTCGGCGTGCTTCGCTTTACACCATGCCTGCCCGCACCCGTGTCATACACTCTCGTCTGTATTATCGGTACTTTCACCGAGACCTGAACCCTAGACAACAAAAACGCCGTGTCGGTGGACACGGCGCGCAGTAAAACCGTCTAGGCTCTACCGCACGCTATGTACCGTCATCGCTATTCAGTTCTGAAATGTGGTGGCGCCTGGACCGATTGCGCCCAGCCAACCCGCCTGTCGTTTCCGCGACCGCTGCGCCACCGCTTTTCCCACGACGGGGGTCAACGAGCCAGCCGAAGCTCCACGCCTGTCGGACATTAGCAGTAGGCGTGCTTATTCCTGAACTTCGGTAAAAGCCCTTCCATCCTTGGGCCGTCTCTATGGACTCGTCGAACACCCCGTCCTCCTCTGTAGTACTATACCCTGTCTGTGTCCATTATAACACAACCGACCGCAGTTGGCAACTAGAGCCCCTTGAGGTAGCTGTTCAGCGCCCGGGCCTGCTTGGCCAGGCGGCTTCCAAGCGTGCGGGCCTTTCGTACAGCCTGCACCTGGGTCTGGTCCTCTGACGGCCAGTTCCCAGTCGCCTCGTTCTCAGCCCATGCGCAGTACGAGTGGGGATCATCCGTCTTTCCCTCCATACGCGCGACGCACGCCCGGTGCCCACCCGGTCCACCCTTGTCCATGCCCGAAGAGATCTTCGACCAGAAGGCCTTGTGTCCCTCCGGCTTCCAGCCGCGCCGCATCATCGTTTTCCGGTAGAGGTTCCGCTGTCCCTCCGAGACCTTACCACCGCAGGCCTTGCAGGACACGGCCTTACCTACGTTGTCCAGCCCGTCCCCGATCTCAGCTAGAGTCGCGGCCGCCTCCTGAAGGTCATGGATCGCATCGGCCACGTTCACCGAGAGACCCTTCTTTATCACACCCGGCACGTCGCCTTCCACGTCGATGTCGCCGACGTTGTAGACCTTGGCGTACTTCTTGTCGGGGTCCTTGGTCTCATCAGTGAAGATGTTGTCGCTCATCTCACCATCACCGGGCTTGCTTGGCCCCCACAGAGTATCGAAGTCAATCTCTTCGACCTCGTCGACCTCGTCCTTCGCCTTGTTGACCGCCTTCTGCATATCTGACGGCATCGTACTACCCCCTCGCCGGCTCATCGCCGGTCTGCTGCTCGGCAGGACCCTGGATAGGCGGCCAGCCGCGTGGCTTCGCCTGCTCCTGCTCGCGAGCCACCTTGGCGGCCTCAAGCTTACTCAGATCCTCGGGAGTCAGCGACTTCTGCTCGATCATCTTAGATCCCCTCGATCTCGCCCTCTTGGGGCGTCTCAGGCCCTGCCCCTACCAGTTCTTCCTCCAGGTCGGGCAAGGCGTTGAGGTACATATTGAATGTCCCGCTTATAAGCGCTCCCGGTCGACGTGTCCGCACATGATCTGCGGCCCTGCGCCCAGTCTCACCTGTTAGCTGGCGGACGACCAATGCTGTGATCAGTCCCGACCTATTTGCACCCGCGCCGCAGAATACCACGATACGCTTCTCGTTCTCTAGCAGCTCGGCCAGCAGCTCCACCAGCCCGCGCAGTACCTCAAGGTTCGGCAGCGGACCATCCTCGATAGGCCACTTGACCAACATCTTGTTGGTCGGCACCTCGCTGACTACCGCCGCGTTAAGCCCAACGATCACGTCTGCCAGCTCCCACAGTTTGTCCCAGTCTGCGTCCACCATGGGCTCGCTCGACTGATAGAGGCCCTGCGTTATACCGTAGACGCCAACCCCACTGCTAAGTAGTACTACCGGCTCATCCACCGCAGCAACGCTTTCGAGGGAACACGGCCTTCAGAAACAGAGGCACCGCATCTCGCGCATCCATGCCCTTGCGGATCCCCTTGACTAGGTTGATCGCGGCATCCGTGACCGCGTACCAGTTGTCGCCCTTGCTCCAAAGCTCAGCATAGACGGCACCGCTGTCAACTGAGATCATGTGCTTGAAGCCGCCCTCGACCGTCTTGGTCAGCATGGGAAAACGACTGGTCCGTAGCTCAAGCAGAACCTCAGCAGTCAATCCGTTCTCGACCGCCGACTTATGCATGCTGGCCGCCATACAGAGGGCAGTTACCGACTCGCCCGACGTACGTCCAGGCAGGGGCTCGAAACTGGCTGCCTCAAGCAGCTGTGAACACTTGCTCAAACTTAGTGCTGGCATCTCGCCCTCCATATCGCGTAAAGGACGGTCCCTTCCAGCCACCAGGGAACCCCCCAGTGCCCGCTACGCAAACCAGTCAAAACCGTCCCAAACGTTTCTCTATGCTATCGTATCAGAGAACCTACGGTCTAGAAACCTATGCCGGCGGAGCGAGCAGTCCACCGTCCTCTGGATCGACCGTGGCGTCGGCCGGATACTGCGGCTCCTCCGCTGCCCCCTTAACCTCGGGGTCTAGCACGATGTCCAGATCATCCTCGGCAGGGGTATCCTCCGAGAGAAGCATCGACTCCAAATCCGTGACCGTCAGCGGCACGCCCTGGCCTATATCCTCCTCGATGTCTGTAACCCCAACCAGGTTGATGCGCAAAGTAGGCCCGCCCTCAGTAAGACCTAGATACAGCACAGAGCCCTCAGATGCAGTCGACGGACTCACCGCCTCAAGCGTCCCGCTCAGCTTCTCTTGTCCGATAGACACTATGACAGACCTCTCCAAGAGCTGGATGGCCTTGTCGTAGATCTCTTGGTCGGTCTCTTCAGCTACGTCCTCGATGAAAGGCGTGCCACCTGACTCCGGCCAGATCTGAGGATACCCGATGTCTGGCGGGCTGCTGTCATCGATAACGAACAGCTGCGTAAGCTTCCCAAGCCGAATTGGATCTGGACCGATCACCAGTATATCGTCCACATCCTGATGGGATACCGACTCCAGCACGCCCTCGATACGCGCGCCGTCGAACCTGATCGCTCGAACGGTCCTCCCTATGTAACTGTCGAGTTCATCACTTCGTGGCACTTTTACCTCCCATCGTAGTCATAGAAATAATGCGTATACTGCTGTGAAGGATCGTACGCCGACCAGGATGCCGGCTTCAGTTCTTCACGATCAAAGATCCGATATGGCTGACGCAGATAGCCTCCGTCCACGTCGTATCCGACATCTAGATGCGCGGCAAGATAGTCGATGTGAGCACGCTCCCACCGCTCCACCAGAGCGCGCTGCTGCTCGTATGGCAACTTCGTCAAGTCGTAGCGCTCCACAGTCTCCGCGTAGAAACCGAGCGCCTCAAGACTGTAGCTAGGTGATGTCATTCGACGCGCAAGACTCAACTCGTACCACTCTATGAACTGGTCGTAACCCTCCATGGTCTCGGGATTCACCAGCGACATGATCTGCCCACCGCCATTGATCCGCATGACTTCCTTATCCATGGCATACTGCATCCCCATGATGCGTGTATGCACCTCATCGTCTGGGATCACGCGCACCGTCGGGTCGCCCAACAGTACATGGGCAGGATCATGAAACCACTCGATAGCCTCTTGTGTCAACTCAGCAAGCTGGTCTGCCAACTCTTGCGGCACGATATGGCCCACCGCGTGGGTAAGAGGCTCCCAACGAGCAGCATAGTGGCTCGGTATTGACGGCCTGTCGTCAAACATGCCATTGCACTGGTGCTTCTCAGCGTACAAGACCAAGAGCTGTCGGGCACGTTCCCTAAACCCATTCGGTGCGTATGTCAAGGCCACCACGTTTTCCGTAGCCTCATGATTACGAGACACCGCCGTCACAGTCCCATCCCATGCTCTAATGATCTGCACCTCAGGCCCACTAGATCGTACGCGACCACAAGTTGAACAGTCCACTACCGCTTCTCGTTATTGCTTGAACGGGTGAACCCGCCAGCCTTAAAAATAGTCACCGGCGGGGAGGACGGCACCTCCACGCGCTTGGCCGACGCCCCGCACGGTTTACCGTAACTATCCATCATCCCGATATTTGAACACGGGGCCTCGTCGGTTCCATAAGGCACCAGTTTGTCGAACTCGTGCCCGCAATATGGGCACCGAAACTCATATATCGGCATGTCTACCTATCCTCCCTGTGCAGCAGAGCAAGCAGCCCGAAGACTAGAAATGGCAGATGTCCAAGAAGGAAGTCGACCTCCTTCTCGTCCAGATGCCGGCGCACATTCATAAACCTGAGGTCCTCGGTACCAGTCGCCCGCGCGAAGGCGACGCCCACCGCGCCAGCCCCCAGCCCGAACCATGCCAAGCCGGCGAGACGCAGCTGCCCCATGATAGCAAGCGCTATGCCCCCGAAGCTCAAAAACCAGGTCAAACCCACATGTTCAGCGATTCCCTGCGACAGCGGTCTGATAAAGGGAAGCCTAGAGCGCACGACGGTCCTCCACCCCGAAGCCCAGCACCACGCTGGCCCGGGAACCATCTGTAGGTAGTCCCACCGAACGTAGATCCATATCTATAGCCGACGTGTCTGTCAGTTCGGTCGCCGGCCCACGGCGAGCTGACTCGATGATGGTGGCCGTAAGAAAACGTTCGCAGAAACCTTGCAGTTTCTCAAGGTCAACCCAGTGCGCCTTACCGTGGGTATCAACGTACAGAACAGGCTGACTATCGACCTTGATGCGCAGCAGGTACCGCATTATTATGGCTTCACGAACAGCGCCATAACGTCTTCTGGCGTCACTACGGATAAGAAACCCCTTGTCAAAGGGTTGACATGGATCTTGAAATGGACCAGCGGGTGGACAACTGTAAACCCGTCAGCCTTGATACGGTCGGCCGTCTCCTGAGTAACGTAGGAAACAAGTCCGTCCTTTGTCTCCGTGACTAGGGTCCTCACCAGCACACCCATCACTCTGCCACCCCCAATGCGCTAAGCATAAGCACGCACCCGCGCGGGATGACAGTGAAGTTCTTAACGTCATCGTCTCCATCTTTATCCGATGCAAGCACGATCTTCTCGTCGTCCACCAGTAGAAGATAACCGACCGAGTAGACGGTCGCTAGAGGAAACCCCACGGCCTCCTTAACTGTCGCCCACTCCAGCATGTGCTGCGCGGAGTCGCACCAGGTTATCTCGACTATCGAACCGACGGGCACGCTGTCCACTACTAGTTCTCCCTGCATGCGTTGAGAATCCAGTCAACACCACCGACAATGAACGGGCCAAAGACTGCAGCTCCCGCCCAGCCCTGCCAGCTTGTCAACCCCGGGTCAACCGAATACGCCAGCGCGAGTGTCGCCCACGTCACCGCGACGGCGACCTCCTGCGCGAAGCAGAGCCGACAGTCAAACAACCCGCGGATGTATGATGAAAAGAGGCCTCTCTTCTCACGCAGCGCTATGCCCTTCACCCCGGGCCCCTCGCGCACGAACTCCTTCTGCTCCGCCCACCGCCGCAGCCCTGCGAACAGGCTTCCCTCCAAGATCAGGTGCGAGATCTGGTTGACCGCGCACGCCGCCGCAAAGATACCCAGAAGTGTTACCAGCTCAACCTGCACCGCTATTCTCCTTTATCACTCAACAGTGTTCCTGGCAGTGTGTCAGGGATCCTCCCAGTACCATCATAGGCGTCTGCTATGACCGCGTAGATGTTATCATCGAGCATGAACGCCAGCCGCCTGCCATCCTCATCCCATGCCTCATCAACCAAGAGCGGATGAAAGAGCACGCGAGCACCTACTACGATGGCCTCGTACGCCAGTGGGCCGCGCGCCAGCACTATTCCGACAGCCGAGATCTCCTGCGCCGACTCAGGGATAAAGATTCCCCCGACAGTCTCCGCACTGGGACGGACAACCTCTACCAACACCCGGTTGTCGATCGGCGTGTATACAGCCGTCATTCTATTTTCTCCTCACTGTCTGACTCCAGATTCAAATCAAGGTCACCCAGTAGCTTGCCCAGCTCCTCACCGCTCATGATGCGCTTCGGCTCCGCGCCCTCCTCATCAGGAGACAGTTTCGCGCCTGTCGCACCAAGTATGTAACCGAAAACGATCATCGTGTACAGCACGGGCTGCATGATGTCGCAGCGGGTGGGAGCTACCATACCCAAGAGCAGCATATGATGAGCGACCTGATGAATCATCTCGTCATACTTGCCGAGCATCAACGCCTCCGCCTGCCCGCGCAGTTCAGGAAATGACTCCTGCGGGCCATTCAGAAGGGCAAGGATCTCGTCGAACTCCATAGTGTAGGCCGACTCATCGTCTGGCATCTTACCTCTCCTTGGGACGCTGAGCGTTGCGCACGTCGTACTCGTGGTCGCCTAGAAATACAGTCATCTGACCCCTACCGGCCGCCAGCATGGCGTACTTCTCGCGCCGATCTACGAGAGCTGTCAGCAGGTCAGCGACAAAGATGAAGAACCGGTCCCGATCTACGACTCTGTTGAGCTCAACCGGAACTCTGATCGTCTGGACCGTCTGGGGCTTTGGCTTTACTGCCGTCACCATCGGTCTCCTCCACTACGTGTCTACGCTGTGCACGCCGCATCTCGCGCGTAATCGCGTTATGCATCACCCGATCAAATCTCCGACGCAGCGCCCGGCTCCCCCGTAGAGGGATAAGCACGCTCGCCACCCCTGCAGGCCGTGCGGCCTTAACCTCCCGCCGCCTCTGTGCATTCTTACCCATCTTGCAGAACCCCCCACTCAAGCACACAAAGCGCGTCAGCACAGTCTTGACTCGGCACCACCAAGCCGAGCCAACGCTCACTGACGTACTCGGCGATGTTAGTCTTGGACGCTCGCCCCCCGAGTCCCAGATCATGCTTCCAGGTCATGTTGTTGACTGCTATGTAGGTGATCCCGGCCTCAATCAAGTGCGCCTTCACCCCGCCTAAGACCTGTGCCAGGTCCAGCTCAGCGCGACGACTCCTGACAAACGAGACGTCCTCGATGAATGCGCCCCACACCGGCTTAAGCTGTGCAAGTTGGTTGCGGAAGTTCACCAGAAGAGCGTCCAGCCTATCGGTGGCGTGTCTGCCGCGTGCAACCACCTCTACGAACCGCGGGACGGTACCCTCGCCGTCATATACAGCTATCGCGATCTTCTTCGTCGATAAGTCAAGTCCGATGAGTCTCAAGTACTACCCCTTCCCCTACGAGACAGGTCCGTAGTTACTGCCGTAGCTTGCGCCAGCGTCGTCTGGCAGATTGAGCGGATTGATACGCCTGAATGTCTTTTTCCTCGGACCACTTTCGGCAGGCACCACATACTTGCGGACCGCGGCAGCTAGCTCAGCAGCGAGCACCCGCGCGGACACTGTAGCCTTACGATATCGACGTTGCCTGGCTGCCATCTTACCGCCCTTGGAACTCAATGACGAGTCGCCGTTTCAAGTATTTGCCGATCTCTGGATATAGACTGTCAACAGCGTTCTGCAGCCAGGGCCGAGCTTCCCGTGTGCTCATGTGCCGTCCAAACGGACCCCGGAAGTGCCCGTGCACCAGCGTTGAACGTGGCTTGATCCTTCTGAAAGGACGCACCCAATGCCGTCGAACCGTCTCATCATGCTCAGGAACCCCAAAATGAACTGGCGCCGCATACGGAGTGCGGTACACGATCTCAAAACCATTGGGCAGCAACCTGAAAACCCCGCTTTTCTTCAGTGTGCCCTTATCTACTGGAACGTAGCCAGGCTGCTGCGAGAGGAGAAACACGGCCTCACCAAAGTCCTGCAGGCCACGGGTCATCGCGCGTACGAGTCTATTCTCAAGGGGCATCCTCCCCTCCCTGCTCGCTCGAGATCTCAACGTAAAGCAGATCACAGAGCGCCTGCATCTCCTCAGTCATCTCGACCTGTAGCGGCCCCGCCGTGCTCTTCACCGAGCTTACATCTCCCTCCTCGGATATGGTCATGCCGTCACCCAGTAAAGCACGAAGCTTGTTGTGCGCCACAACAACATCACCCATGGTCATACGCGAGCCAACTTCCCCAGCCTTGCGCCGCCGCTTCAGGTAGAGGTAGTAGAGCAGTTCCTCTGGCGAAAATTGTACCGCGTTCTCCTCAACCATGATCTACAGCAACCCAAGCCCCTTTGCGGCTTCCAGCAGAGTCATGTCTGACAGCTCAAACTGGTATTCCGTATGTATCTCCGGATCACGGGTGCTCAAGTCCAACGGGTACCTGAATGATACCCCACGCGTCGGATGCACCCCAAACAGGATCTGTGAAGGCTGTGACGCAGTCGAAAGTCTGCCCAACGAGAACTCATCACCGCCCTTCGGCGAGCCAGTCATGATCATCTCACCACCGCCCGGCGTCTGAAGGAACCCCACCTGATGGAAGTGCCCGAACCCAAAGTAACGGAACCCCTGGTTGAAATAGTTGGTGTAGAGCTTGGTCAACTTAGCGTCCTCGCGCTGGGCACCATAGAAGGGAATGCCCATCCAGGACGGGATACTGTCCCCATGCTCAAACATGAAGTTGTGCCCGTTGATGTTAACGACCTCGCGAGACGACCGCGGAATGCGCATCTCAACGTTCGGGATCTGCGACAGTAGCAGCGCCATGTCCTCGTATACCGCACGGTCGAACGAGTCCTCAGACTTCTGCTTGAAGCTGGGCTTGCGCGTAGTCCGCGCGTGGTTACCCGGCAGTCCTACGAACACTACGCGCTTGAAGTGCCGGGCTATATCGCGCAACTGCAGCGACTTCAGCAGCGCCGCCCCCTTGACCTGACTGACAATAGGCCGCTCATTCGTGATCTTCAACTCATCATGGATGTCGCCCGACACGTTGTCGCCCACGTCGATAACCCACACCGTCTCGAACTGCTCGCCTGAATGGTGATTACGCAGTAGGTCCAGCGTTGCCTCAGTCAAGACCTGGTACGCGGCCTGGGCCGTCGGGATATCATAGCTGCTGATCCCGCCAGTCTCAGCCAGCGACACCACCTCACCGTAGTGGAGGCAGCTCTCGAACAGCACCGCGTCCTGAGGGTGCTTGTGGATGATGTTTGGGATCGGCAGTTCAGAGGAACCCAACGAGGCGAAACTCGCGCGAACCAGTTTGGCCTCCTCATCAGACGTATAGCGCAGCGCCTCAAGCACAGACTTGTCGCCGATGGCATGCGCCAGCTTAGCCTTAAGAGTTTTGTTGACAGTTGTCAACAGGTCAATGCGCTGATCCTTCAACATCAGTATGTCTTGATCCACTGACCCTTCCACCACCGCTCTGCCCTCTACGGCGACATACGCCCGACTCTTGCGCCCCTCTGGCACCGTCTCGCCGCGTGCCTTCAGCTGCCTTCGAAATAGCGCGCGTCGCTGGACAAGATAATGAAGGTCATGGTCAGGAAATGCTGCGCGCATCTGTTCTGTGCCCACGCAGTCGGCCAGCGCCCGCTTTCGTTCCTCGGTCCAGAAAATCTCCAAAATCAGTCTCCCTCCAGAGATAGAATACCTCTTAAGTGGTCATCGCCTCATACTGCTCATGGGTGATGAGCCCCTGTGCGAGCAGCGTATCTGGGGACTTAGGCGCTCTGGCCGCCGTACAGCGACAGTTGAACGCCGATGTCTGATACTCAAGCTTGTTGGTGTGCCTGTTAATGACCGGCCACGGCTTATTGTGGTCCTCGGTCCACCGCTGCTTGATGCCGTCGAACTCGTACGGCCCCTCACGCTCAAAGAGGAGCGAAACGTCCTTCGTCCTGTCGTCGTGGGTCGCTACCCAGTGATAATCATAGAGGTATTTGTCAGGGTCGTTATCCCAGGCCGCGATCCTGCCCAGCGATGTAACCTTAGCAGTCTCAGTGCGTACCACCCGCTCGATGCTCGACTTAGTGGCTTGCGTATGCTCCTGAACTCGCCTGGTCATGTCGTCGAGGTCAAACGGACGTATACGACCCTCGCGGTCAACCCCCTTGTATGCGTCCCCAAGCACATCCTCGAAGAACTTCCGCTCATCATCCGCGAACCGCTGCAACGCCGGGATGAACCCATGCTGGTTACTCTTGATCCAGTCCAGAGCCATCGCATCACCATGGTCAGGTCCTACGCGTACACCCGTGTCTGCGATCCCGACCATGAACCCGGCGATGAAGATATCGTCGATCAGTCCAGCGTACTGCCCCGCCGTGATCATCGGCCACTCAAGCAGTTCTCTCTCAACGATCTGCCGAGCAAGCGTCGGAGTCAGCATGCCCCCCTGAGCACGCCAATCCTCGACGATCTTGTCTAGAAGCCCGGTGTACGCATCACCGAGCACACTCTCGAGGCTCTGAGCAATATCCCGCACGCCGGGATACAATGTGTACCGAGGACCAGGACTACCAGAGGTCATCATCTATACCCAGTACAACATCCTCTTCCTCACCGCGCGTGTCCATAGGCTCCTGAGGCGGCTCATCGATGATCCCATCGATATCGCCCTCAGCCGTCTCCTCAGCGCCCGGGTCAGACTTCTGCATCAACCCAAATGTACCAGGCACCGGCGGTCCACCGCCCGCTGCGCCTCCACCGCCGGGCTGACCTCCAGCCTCGCCGCCCTGTTGCTGCTGACGCTCTGTCGCCGGCTTGACCTCGCCGAAGATCTCGTACTCGTCCTTGCCCTGGTCGTACCGAACGCCGAAGCCCATACTAGCCATAGTGCTGGCCCAAGCTGCCTTCGAGGTCTGTACCTGTATCTCCGCCAACTCTGACATCTCCTCCGGCTGCCGCAGCTGAAGGTGCCAATCGGTGATGCCAAACGCGGCGATGAGGGGCGGGAACACCGCCTCGTGGTAGATGCGCTGTTTGCCCTCAACCACACGACTCATGACGACAAGCTGCTGGCTCTCGTTGTTGAGCCCGCCCGAGCTCTGGGTCGAGGACATCCAGATGGCGGACACGCCGTAGAGGCCGGCGATACGCTCCCTGATCTCGTCACGGACCGGAAGGTAGTTCAGCTCATCGAGACTGTAAGCGAACCGTACGAACTCGGTCCGCCCCTGGCCGGTCTTGCTCGACACGGCGATCCAGGGGATGTAGTGGGGGTCCTGCCGCATGCGCGCCTCGATCGTGGCCTTGCGCTGCTCCATACCCTGCGGGTCGTCGGTCGCCGTCGCTATGATCCCCTGCGGGACCTTGCGCTCGTAGAAATAATCATAGACGTACCGGTCCATACCGATAAGCGTCAGAGCCTTCTCGTAGATGCTCAGGATAGGCGGGTATCCATAGAGCTCCGTCGGCGTGTAGTAACTCCAGTGAACAACCTCATCGCGCAGCAGATACATGACCTTCGTCTGCGCAGATCCATAGCCACCCTGGAGGTACTGCTCGTTGTACTTGTAGTAGACAGGGTACGTCTGAAGTCCGCAGACACCGCACTTACCCTTCCACTCCTCTTCCCATCCCTCCTCAGGCGGGACCTCCATGATGTTTTCCCGGTGAAAGACACACAGATGATGGCGCATACCGGGAATGCCACGGTAGTCGAGGTCATACTCGATCAATACCGGGTCCAGCCGCAAGATGTGCCTTACCGTCTTCTGCGGGTGGACATCCTTACCCTCAATCGCGGCCTGGTGATCCTCCGCACGGATGGTGTACTCGGGTCGCAAGTACAAGAACGCATCATCGATCGTGTTGATATCGTCCTCGCACTCCCTGAGAACGGTCTCGAGGCTCTGTCCAAAGTAGTTCGCCTCGGTCAAGAAACCCTCAAACCGCTTCTTCTGTCGCTCGTCTGGCTGATAGAGCGGCGGTCGTGCCGGCTTTGTCTTTGCCACCCGACCATCGGGTCGCTGCTCGTCTCTGACAGGCTTGCCATCCGCGCCAAGCAGCACCTTCTGGCCATCCACGACCTTATGCCAAGGACCGCACGCACGGCAGCGATTCTTCATCGTCTTAGCCTCAGACGAAGTGTACTCCTTCTCGCACTGCCCGCACTTCCACTCAAATGCCGGCTCCCACTCGATGCCGCGCCGGAATATCTCATTCCGAAGGTGGGTGGTCACCGTCCTGATGTCAGAGTTGTTGTAGTGTATGACATAAAGGTCCAGCAGGTAGCGCCTGTCGGCTATGTACTGGCGCTTGCCCTTGAACCCGTAGTCGTTAATGCCTATGAGTCCACCAGAAGCGTGCGCGGCAGACTTCAGCATCACGTCACGCGCAAACTCCGCAGTAGACAGCCCCGAGCCTCCCGCCTGGATCCTTTCCCCTAGGAAGTCCATGAGGTTCGATCCATACGAGCTGGGGCCAGCGCCGAGGCTCTGTCCACCCGGTGGCACAAGTGCGCGGTTCATCACTGACCGCAGATAGGTCTGCCAGCTCATGCTGTTATTCCTCCTCCCTGACCACTGCCAAGAGGATGTCTATCTTCCGCCAAAACTCTGAACCAGGGTCCCGCCCGCCGACCCACGCGTTGAGCTCATTCCCCATGAAGTGGACCACGGTGAAACCGTCGGTCCGCAAGAACTCATCCTTGTAGTAGTCGCGAACCCGCACGTCGTGCAGGCCGTGCCAATAGTCGCCGTCGGCCTCAACCACCAGACGGAGGGCCGGGACATAGGCATCGACCTGATACATAAGCTGATTGCGAAAATCCGCAGGGCACTTGATACGGTGCTCGCTAAGTATACGCCGCCCAGGCAGGAGCGTCGGCAACAGGAACTCGCGCAAGATACACTCGATACCAGTAGGATGGGCTTGACGTGCGGCCGCCCTGCCCATAGCACCCACGACTTGATTATGGGCTTTCGCTTTCGGACTTGTCCTCAGTGACTCACGCCTCCTCGCCATAATTGTGGGATCGTGATTAAGCATCTCCCGTTGAGCAATAGCCTTTAGGCTCATCCTCAATGACGTACCTCGCTTCATCCGTATCACAGGATCCATAAGCAGTCTCGCCAGCTGCGCAGCAGCCGCAGGAGATGTCTTCCGAGCAGCACTGATAGCCGTACAATGCTCAGGAGACTTTGACTGACCCCTCAAAGTCGCGCCAATCCGTGCGCGTAACTCGGGCGTTCGTTCAAATACGCCTGTCGGCATCAATCAGTTACCTCGACACGGGCGACAATCGAGTCCGCGCTCATGATAAGTACGCGTACATCAAGTCCCTCTGCGTCCTTCAAGGCCCACCGTCCGCCAGCCCACCGTTCAAACAAGATTCGATCGCCCTCTTTAACGCCATCAAGCTCACACTCTGGGCCAGCACGCAGCACCCGTCCAAACACAGTATTCAGCGTGCCAGGGCGAACAATCAAAAGACCCGACGCCTGCACCGGATTGTCGAACTCCTCCGCAACCACCAGCCACCGCCCGATCATCTGGAGCGCATCAACAGAAACAGACTGGCGCACATACCCGACACCCGGTATCTTACCGCTCGTTCGTCTCGTCATCGCTGTATTCCTTTCGTACCCGCCGTCTCCGCGCCGCACGCGCCCAGTCATTGAACAGCCGACCCTTAACGGGACCGGGCTGCACAGTCGGCGTCGTGTCCACTGGCGTCATCTTGATAAGGTAGTCCCGCAGCTTGACCAACTCCTTCTGGATGGCGCGCTCGCCATACCCGTACTCCCGCAGCTGCGCAGCATAGTCAGCCTCGGTCAAGTCAAGCAACTCAACTGGAAGTTTGGGCCGCTCACGCGACCGCGCAAAAGGTGAAGTAAGCCGAAAGCCGTGATCAGAGTCCATCTACAGCCTCGTACTCGGCCTGCTCCTCCAGACGCTCGACCAGCTCCTCGTACTTCTTAAGTTCGGCCTCACGGGCTTCGGACGAAAAACCGTTATCCTCCATGTACCTGATGAATTGGCCACGACGTCCGGCAAGACTGCCGGCGCGTTCCCTCAAAGCTCTGCGCCGCTGCGCCTCCTCAAGATGCCGTCGATTCGTGTTGATATTTGGCATAGTACTATACTATCTCACCGTGCCCTATCTAGAAACCTCATACGGGTCTATTGCCGCGTTTGAACTGGTCAACTGGACTACGCGACCAGATCTCATTGACGTCGCCCAGAATCGTTATCCCCGGCCCATCTGCTGCCGCCTGAACCATCAACGCGTTCGACCAAAAACTGTCGCCGTGACCCTCAGAGGTCTCTAGCGACTTCAGCTGCGGGTTGACAGCGCAAATCTGACTTACCTGACGCTCGTTGCTAAGAAAAAGAATCCCCGGCTCATTTGAGCCCGCAAACACATGCCTCTCCAGCTGCAGTGCGAGCTGAACCTTCCGTTGCTTGGTGAACTTCTTGCCGCGAGCCCGCCGCGTTAGCCCCCTGTCATCCAACTCTGCCCGCGTGCTGTCATAGTAGAACTTGGTGATGTTGAAGTGCTCAATCAGCTTGTTGACCAACACTGCCTGCACGTTGTACTTCATGTGATCGATGAACTGCTCATATACCTGCACGAGTGTCCCATCAGGGGCCTGAACCGCGATGCTGATGTGAGTCGGGTGGGCCTCTTTACCGATGTCCATACCGCCGTAGACTGGCCAGTTGTCCAAATTCTCGAACAACTCATCCAGACCCCAGCGATGCAATTCCGAATCAACGCAAAGTTCGACTGACTCGCGCGGCAGGTAGCTGTTCACGGCTAGATATGGTACAAGAAGGTACTCGACCTGGAACGCCATTCGCTGAACACGCCGCCGAACCTGACGCAGCACTCGCGCATCAAAGCGCTCCGGCCACGCCGTCTTTGATGGGTCATTAGGGTCAGGCTGCGCTGGGCACCGTATCCAGTAGAACTCTGGGTTGTTCCGCAGCCTGTAAAGTGTGTCATCATAGGACTGCGGGGTGCCTACCAGGACCAATGGGTCGTCCGGCAACGGCAGCGATTGGATAACCGTGTTGAAGATAGTGTTGATCTTTTTCAAGGCCGCAGGCTCAAGGGGGTTGGCAAAGTCGCTGAGGATGTCGTCGCAGACAACAAAACGAGGGTGGCGTCCTCGCTTGGCGCTCATGACACCAACACCATCAACTGCGCCCTCCCAAGACTGCCCCAGTCCAAAATTACATATGAAGTCAACCACGTGCTCAGAACGCGGCTTGAGGTCGCTAAAGAACCTAAAGAACTTGTTAGCCTTAGAGTACCGCTTCATGCGCGCGACGTGGTCCATGGCCAGTTCATCCTTGTAAGAAATCACCAGCCCATCGATATAGTCGCCCCCGCCTCGAAACAGCTGCCACATGCAGAAGGCGTTGTTGAGCACCGTACTCTTGAGGTGCATGCGGGGGGCCATCACAGATAGTCGAGGGTAAGTCTGGGCCAAACCTGCCCACACGTAGTGCAACCGGCTCAAGCTAAAGGGATGACGCTGTCTGTCAGCCATCACAAACAGCTGATTGTCAAACGATGCAGAAAAGATGTGCTCAAGGAAGTACGGAAAAGAGGCCTGCCCAAGCGTGATGGCCATCAGCTCCTCCGGCGTGAAGGGCTGCGGATTCTCAACGAAGGGCGCGCCTTGCTTCACTCCACCTCATCCTCATCAATAACATCTGCCTTGAGGTCATCCACGGCGCGCACGTTATCATTGCCAAACTGGTTGATGGCGGCCTCCTCAGCCGACCCCGCGCTGATCAGGCTTGTGAACTCCTGGCCCAGCTGCCGCGAGAACTCCACGATGTCCTTGGCGGCAAGTACAATGACGTTCTGGGTCCCAACATTGAGTGAACCCTGCGGTGTAACATCATGCCCAAGCGCCCTGCGGATCTCGATATCAAGACTCGCGATCACCTGGGCGTACTCAAACGCTGTCTTCATCTCGCCTGGGATGTAGGTGTGCTCCAAAGCATAGCGCCGCTCCGGAGTATCAGCAACCGCCAGATCGACGTGCATCTTCTGCAGACGCTCTAGAGATTCACCCAAGATATGGGCCATCGTCTTGTAGGCACTGATCTTACCCTCGATAGCTGCATACTTATGGGCTAGCCAGAGAGCACTCTTTGTCGGTAGCCCAAATGTCGCCGGCGCACGCTGCATACCCCTGTAAATCTGACGCCATGTCAAACTATAGGGAGGATCGTAATCACCGGCCATAACGACAAGCGTCTTGATCGCCACCCCGTTACGACGCAAAGAGATGAAGACATCCCACAAGGGATGATCAGGCCCAAACATTCCGGCCACAATGACCTCCCAGACCGTTAAGACGGCATGTATCCGAGACGTCCGTAGTACTCGATGAACCCCTGCACAAACTCAAGCGGACTGCGCCGCTTACCAATGCGCTTTGTAGGGTTGATAATGAACCCCAGCAGCCAGAATGCACCCAGCGTATAGGCCATGAGTCCACGCCAGCTTATGGGCTCGCCATTCGCCAAGATCACGGCGTAACACTCCTTGACGGCCGGCCCGAACCGCGTGTCAAGCGGGGGCAGATCCCCACCGGCCATAACCCGCTCAGACAGCAACCGTATGGTACCCTTGACCAGTTCAATGTCGTCAAGTTCTACCCCCAGAGCAGCGCAGCTCACCCCCTTGACGAAGTCCGGGTAGTTGAGCGTAGGCTCAGCGCCAGTAAAACTCTCGAACCATACCGCGGTTACATCCGGCATAGTGTAGGACACCGCCGCAGGCTCCATCAACTCCCGCCGCGCTCGCAAGAACGGCTCTACGTTGAGCTCAGGAGCACTGTAGAACATCGGCACCAGCCGACCCAGTTCCTCAGCCTCCATGGTCATCAACGTGTTAACGTCAAGCGAAAACCCCGAGATCGCAGGGCCCACAGCCTTCATGTTCTCACCCATCATTACCTCCCAGCAAATGTCCGTCTGACAGAATCAAGCACGCCCTGAATGCCCGCGCCGAATGACGCTGAGTCCCCGCCAGGGATCGCTGCATCTTTTCTGATGCCATCAACCTGCGCCTCGGTCATAGGCCCTGTCTGCACCGGGTCGTAGATCGGACCCTGTAGAGGCGGCGTATACGTCTCACCACCCGCCGGCCCCGGTCTCGTAGACTCAGCCGGACCCGGTGTCGTAGATTCAGCCAGCCCCGGTGTCGTAGACTCAGCCGGCGCAGCTGTAGTCTGCCCCAGACTCGCTACCGCAACGCCATACGACGAGAGCAGGAACTGCCGAAGCGTCTCAGCGCCCTCCAACAGATCCCTGAGCTCTGCCTGCCGTTCCACGATCTCCTTGCGCAGGACATCCCAAGTGCCCACAGCCTCAACAAGACTCGGAAGTTGCACCGGCTGCCCAGTTTCTTCCAACGACTTGGCATCCTCCTCCGGCAAGGTCGACCCCAGGACCTGGCCCTGTAGGGGTGCCTCGTCCTTCTTCTTACCCATTATGACAAACCTCCAGTCAGCGCCACCGTAGCGCACCCAATGATCACAAAGATAAGCGCCAGCCCAAGGGCTGTACTTCGGTCAAATTGCCACCGTAAGAAGTTATCCGGCAGAAAGACGCCAACGAGAGCGCTTACAACACCCGCGATGGCAATGCCGGCGCCGATTAGGTCAGCATCAGCCATAGCTTTATCATAACCCTCCTGCTATCTGTTCCAAAACCTACCGTTTCAGCGGATCCTTGCACGGCATATCCACGATATCCGCCGCAGTCGGGTCCACACACATCTTAGGGTCGTCTAGGCAGCACGGGTGCCCTAGACAGGGGCAGTCAAAGCAGATCAGCGTATCCCACCTCGTGCAGTTCTTTGCGCACCCGTTGACCGCCAGAGGGCACGAGTCGCAGTCCGAGCTACAATCAATAAGCTTGCGCCAGCCGACGGGAGTCGTTGCGTGTGCCGCCCCCAGGAACCATTTCCGCGACAGATGCGTCATGACGGGATCCCGAGTCTAGCCTCCATTTCCCGACGGGACTGTTCACGCGAAAGCGCGCTCAAATGCGCCTCGTAGACCGACAACTGGGCGCGAAGCCGTCCAAGTTTCGCGCGCCGCTCGATCACCGCTCGGGTCAGTCGAAGCAACGTCTTGTTGCCCATAATAGTCACAGCACGCAGCACGTCGGTTACCAGACGTTTCGGCTGCTCGTGCTGGATCTTGTTCATAGCATCACCAAGAATGAGGTCATACACGCTCTCAAACGCCGAAAGCTCAACGTCCTCCTTCCCGATAAGCCACAGCAGGTAGCCGTGAAACGCCGACAGCATCAACCGCAAGCCCCCCAGTTTTTCGCTGGTCAACGTACGCGGATCGGTCGGAAACTCATATTCAGACCCCAGGCCGTCAGGTCGCTTCGGGTTCGGAAACTGATGCGCCTTGACGAGCGCATCGGCCTTCTCTACGGCGTTACGCCAGGTCCACCCGCTGGGGGTTTCGTCTTCAGCGTTAAGCTCAACCTCTTGAACTGGCTGGCTGCTAGGCTCCATGCGTTCTCATCTCCCTCATCTAACAACCCGCAGAGTGCGACGTGGTCGCACCACCTGCAGGCATGATCGCCGTGCTGGAACGGACGCGATATCATCTCGCCATGCATCACCGACCGCTGCGCGGCCACCGCATTCCGTTCTGCCTCGGCAATGTGTTCTGCCGAAGGCTTGGCATAGATGATCATATAGTCCTGATTGTCGGTGTTCTCTACAACGAACAGTCCACCCTCAAATCGCCGGCCGTTGTAATCGGCGTGCGTCAGATAGAATACAAACTGCAGGTACCACTCACGATGCCACCTGTAAAGCATCACCCCATTCGCGACGTGGTCTGCAATCGGCTTTGAAAGCTCCCCAAACTTTCGGGTATTCGTGGTCTTGACCTCGACCATATACAGGTCGCCTGTACCCGGATTCTGAATGATGTCATCAAGTTTACCGCTTGTAACCGGGTCCACCATCTTGAGGTTCCACTCCGCGGCGACCAAGATCCCCATCTCGCGGAAATACCGAGTCCACCGCTCATGGGCAGCGATGCCGTTGTCCATGCGACGTCGATTCTTACCCTTTACCGCGCCACGGTGCCCCAGCATACTCAGTTCAATAGACAAAGCGCAAGCGTTCCCGCACCCGCTAGGATGAACCGTATAGTCGGGCGGGTTCCACCTCTCAGATGACGACTTGTTGAAGTACGAGTCCATGATTCGCCCAAGCCAATCATCAGACCCGAGTTGCCGCAGCAACCGTCCGATACCTCCGCCTCCCGTCGGCATTAGAGGCTACCCGCCAAGACCTCAAGCACCCGCTCAGCGTCCTCGAGCGACTCAACGATTGTGCTGGCCGACTGCTCAACGAACGCGTGGTCGTGTATCTTGTCCGTATCATCCATGACAACGAGAACGAACTTCCCGAGGATGTATCCCCAGGCGAGCTCGAACATCGTCCCGATACTCACGATCTCGGCGCCATGCAAGTTAGCCAATACGACGTCAGCGCGCCTGACATCAAATGAATCACGACGCATGATCGCCTTGTCAATCGACGTCGGGTTGTCATAACCGTGCGGCCTGAGCCGTTTGACCCGCGACAGGTGCTCCTTGCCCCGCATCGGGCTGTACACGTTGTACCCGAGCTCCTTAACCCGCTCGGCAAACGACGCGCGCCAGTTGGTCGCCCCCTTGTAGGTGCAGCCCGTTATAGGGCCTGCTAGATAGAGGTTCAGCATGACAAGACCTCCTTGGGATAGGCATTCCCATTCTCCACTATCTTCCGGTCCTCGTATGGATGCTGTACAAGCCGGCGGAACTCGTCCTTGGCGTTGTCCAGCGCGCCGACAATGTCGTTGCACGTTCTATAGCTCAGGCCCTTCGCCAGAAGGTAGCCGATAACAACCTCCGTCAATGCCCAGTTGAGCTCACCTGGCCCATCGCACTCCCCAGCGCTGTTGCGTCCTTCCCTGGACAAGTCAATATCGTCACGTCGTCGCTCTGGAATGTGCGGCATCGCTATGCCTCCTTCTCCAGCATCTCACGAGCAGCGGCCTTGAAGAATGCTGGCAGTCTGCTAAAACTGCCCAAAACATCTTTCACCGTCAGGTCACGCCTATACGCTGAAAGCAGCGCGCGCGCATAACCCTGCAGTTCCTCAAGCGTCGCGCCCTCTGGCATTGGCACGTCAGATTCAGTCCATCTTCCGCCGTACTCCGCCGCGATCCTAACGGCCTTGTCGCTGTTTCTATCATAGAGGTGAAGCGACCCAGCCACGTGTGTGTACTGCCCAAGCGCCAGTCCCAGATCAACAGCCAACGCCTCATGCAACACCGTAAACATCACGACATCGTAAGGCCATCCTAGCCAGACATCGTTAGACCGCATGTAGACGATAAGCTCAAGCGCCCCATCTCGCACCATGAAGTGCAAACTGACCGTACACGGCACGTCCCGCGACTCATGATGGTCAGCTGGTCCAAAGATAGTGACGACGGCCTGCCTGGTGTCCGGGTCACGCCTCAGTAGCTCACGGATGTAGTCAAGTTGCGGACCGACACGCGGCCCATACGCCCCGTCAAGCGTCTTGGTCTCCGGGTTGACAAAGTTAGCATACTGCGGCGCGGCCTTCACCAGCAGCTCCGCATCACTCATACCAGTCAACAGTAGAAACGCCTCGATGTAGCCCAACGCCTTTGACAGCTTACGCTCTGGCACCTGAACCCACCGCTTCCGCGGGTCACGCAATGACAAGATAGCCGGCCGCAGCTCAAGCGTCCCCATCCCACGCGGACTGACCCTCTCGCCCTCGTTGATCAGTCCTCTAAGCGCCCTGAGCCAAAGTCCTGTCGCGTCCTCACCAGCGAATATAGTAGGGTTCATCCTACCACTCTCCCGTCTTGCAGTAGCTAGTCTCACACTCCCAGGGCTGCTTCGGGTCAGTCAATGCCGCCCCATAGCGCATAACATCCTTGTAGTGAAAGCGTCTGACATGCTGCGGGTGCGGCACGGCCCGGTAGGGCACATTGGCACGTGCCAGTTCGCTACCTGCGTTACGCCCCAATGCCACAATATCACCCGCCTGTGTCCAAAACTTGAGCGGCAGCCCCCACATTGTCTCAGGCAGATGCCGCCCGTCGCCCTGGACCGAGTTGAACATCGCAAAGTCGCGCAATCTGAGTTGGGCGCTCTGAAGCGCCATGTACATGTACCGACCAGACGTTGAGTTAAGCACCAGTCCCCCGAATCGTCGGTTAAACCGCTTCATGAACTCAACACGCCATGTCGGCAGTAGACCCTGCTTACGCAGCCTGTTTTCCGTGCTGTCATACCATGACGGCCGATCAGCGATCAAGATATGCCGTGGGTTGACCATATTTCCAATCGCATCCAGCTCAGTCAAGCTCTCATGCGCCCGAGTATCTATGCGCAGAGCGTTACCGATGTAGCTCGCGATATCCTCAAATGCACCACAGTAGGAGGTGTAGTCATAGTGCACGAGCGGCAGCTCGGTCGCCAGCATCCTCTCCTTATAGAGCTCCCGCAGAAGCTCACGCTTCGCTGGATTCTCATATATCGCCGCGTCCGCGTTATCGGGTCCCCGCGCCAAGTTCTTGTCGACCATCTCAGCCGGCAGCTCACAGTTTATAAGCTGCACGCCATGCGCGTAAAGGAACCCCTCGATCAGCCAGTTCTCAAACTCCGTCAGGTCCGGGGCGTGCCTGAAGGCGATGCCATAGCAGTAGCTGCCGACGTGCAGCCGATCCACCACCGCAGGACCCTTGACAGAGCGAAGCTTCCGAAGGTAGTACTCGAGCGCCGGCCCGTCTGGCGGCCCGCAGTGGACATAATTCGCGCCCGTACGCCTGATGATCTCGTTGGCAAGGGTTGTCTTCCCAGTGCCGTCAGGACCCTCGAGTACGATGTATGGTCCGTAGTCCACTACACCGGCCTCCCAGCGCTTATGAACTTCTTCGGCATGAAGGGCTTGGCAAACGACCGCAGGTCGATGACCTCTATGCCGTCACGCCCATCGACCCGTAGTCCACGCCTCATCCCTAGAGAGAATACCGCACCAAGGTACCGACCCACAAACGGCAGGACAGCCTGTGTCACGTCCGAGTTGTGGAAACCACGTTTACCCCGCGCGAACTGGAAGTCGTCGGGGTAGCCGCACAGCCGCGCGCCCTCACGTAGCGTCAGCACTCGGTCCTGTGTCGGGTGCACCATCGCACCGATATCCAAGATGGTCCCACACGGCGCGTCGTAGATCAGTCTATGCGCGATAAACCGTGCGGGCTTCGCGGGCAACCCCCGCGCCATCACGCGCCGCCAAGCATCACCCCAACTTTCGCCCTGCTGCAGGTCGCGTATCACGTTTAGCTCGCGCTCATCTGGAACAGTGCGACTGTGCCCCCACGCTTCATCATCGGGACGGTCCTCAAGGTCACCAATGGTATCCCACACTGTAGACACGTCACCGTACGTAAGGGGCGCTATGGTGAAGAGATCCCTGATCTCATACTTGTGCGCGATAAAGTGAAACCGTTGCCGCAACTGTGGCGCCCCATGCAAGACCGCGTTCGTGAAGAATATGGTCACGGCATAACCATCCCTCATGGCCTTATGCGCAAACCGCTCAAACAACGGCCGACCGCCTGTAGGCGACCATGCGCGGCATACCGACTCGATCACAATAAAGTCCGCATTCAGTTTCAGCCCCGCATCCAGCGAATCCATGGCATAGACGATACGCGGATCATCCATACCCTTCCGACCTCCTGCCAAACTCCACGGCGCACACGGGGGGTTCGCATACACGATGTTGACTCTATTCTGATACGTCCTAAGCGGCCAGTCCTCATACGGCGCTAGAGTATGATCCATCCGTGTAGCGAGGTTTAACTGCGCCGTCTCAAACCCCGCGTCAAGCTCCTCGAGCTGTGCCAAAACCTCAACGCCGGCCTGCTCCATACCAATGGTGAAGCCACCAGAGTAGATATGAACCCCGACGCCAGTTAGTTTAACTGTCATCAGTCTCCTTCAGCACGCCCCGCCGCTCTAGTTCCTTCCGCAGTTTCAATGTTGAAGGGTTTGTTACAAAAAGAAGTTCACCATAAGCCGGAGCGTACCCCTCATGCGCCCTCTCCTCATTGAACGCGATCATCCCTTGCGTCTCAACCCATACAAGGGCAGCCAGGGCTATAAGCTCAGCGTCGGTCACAGTGGATACCAGCCCTCGGCGCGAAAGAGGTTAACGACCTCTTCGAACGAGCGCTTATAGTCGATGGTCACGGTCTTCATGCCCGCATCACGGAGCCGCTGAGCCACCCGGGTCATATACTTGTGGTGCCCCTTGACAGGATCCTCCTTGATAGGTTTCCCGCCGTTTCGCTGATAGATCCGCTGGATGCAGAGATCCACCGGCGTGTCCAGGAATGCGAAGATGAATGGCATTTTCAGTCGCTGCGCCATCTCTATGTATGATGGCACAGTGCTCGAGATCACGAGCGCCTCGAAAAAGATATGCCCCATGGCAGCATAGCGCTCAATGAGCGGCAACAGTGCCGACCTGTCGTGCGGCGAGAGCGTATCCAATCCTCCACCCTTTGCTCGGTACGAGCCGAGCAGGTAGAAGTTGTCTGGCAGCTTGTAGCCTATCAGTCGCGGCGAGAACTTGTTCCAGCCATCCTCAAAGATAGGCTCGCCGCCAAATGTGTCCAACAGCTGGTGTCCCACGTAGGACTTACCGCTTCCTGAAGGTCCGCGCAGGTTGACGATCATCGCGCGTACTTCCTCGGCAACCCCACTGAACCCCAACGGTCCTTCAGCACGACGCCCGTCTCGAGGTTGATTATCCGGTCAGCACGATACACATCGGCCATTGAGGGACACGCCTGAATCACCGTATGCTGCCCATACGCCATCTCTAGCTTTACCCCACTAGCAATTTGAACCGCGGGGTTATCCCTAATCATAGCACCGCCTCCGTATTGATCCCTACACTGTTAAGATACCGCGCGAAGTGTTCGTTTGCCACCGCCCGCGGCCGTGCCCTGCGCACCCAGCCAAGCGCCGTGTTACCTGATATGGGGTAGAGCTCATGCAGTATCAGAGCCGCAAGCAACCCCGAACGGTTTCGTCCCGCGTTACAGAAGACGAGCACCCCTCCCCCGTGCTTGATGTGGATGGCCAGACGCCTCGCAAGAACCGTCAATTTATCTGCGACAGGCGTTGCCAGTCGCCCGTCCGAGATCGGGATGTGCTCGTACATGATCTCGGCGCTTTGGTAGAGGTCCCAATCCTCGTGTCGAACAAGGTTCACCACATATGTGATACCCAGTTTACGCAGAGCGACACGCTTATCCTGCTGCTGGATGTCAAAGAACTTGCCCCTGATATAGAGTCCGTCTGTGATCTGTGTTACCTTCATGAACCGCTCCTCACCACGGGATTGACAAAGTCCCCGGTTTCACGCGTTCGTACGTAGTCGTATATCGCGTCACTCCATGTGTACCCGTGCTCACCCAGCACGGCACTACACTCGTCACGCCGACCCTCCCATCCCTGCACCTCACCGAGGGCCCAGCTTGGAAACAGCAGCGAACGTGTGTTCAACGTTCTGAACACCGTATTTGGAAATGCCGCCTGCACCTTTCGCAAGTGCCCCAGCTCCGAGTCGTGCGCCCGCCCCGGGTATTGCCGCCCGTCGTAGGCCTGTTTGTAGTCACAGAGCATGACCTCAAGGTTGAACCAGTCGAGGTCAATCCCTCCCATTTTCAACTCATAGCGCAAGAGCTCGGCGTCCCACTGTGCCATCGTGAGGTTGAACGCGCTGTCGTTACCGTTCAGTTCAACCGCGTCGTCAGGATAGAGCCAAGAGAGCGCCAGCCGCGGCGACCAGCCGCCTGCTGGCCTGATGTCCGTGAACTCGTACTTCGGCAGCCCGCATGTTCGCCGAAGCGTCTCATACAGCTTCATCGTAGCGTACCGGCCGTTGTACCGGACCTGCCGCACGATCTCAAAACTCTCCTCGAAGCTCTCTGCCCGTGCCAGCGCCTCAAAGCCGCCGGGCCGCGTCAGCCAGTCCGCGTAGTCGAGCATGTGCTCGGCAAACTTGCGCGGCGACCGCACCGGCCTGCGCTCGCGCCGCAGCACCAAATTGCTCCAATTGCTTCGGATCCAGTCCTCGAAATCCCACGGCTCATGCAGCGCGCGCACAGGGTGTGACCAATCAGCGAATATAGCCTCACCGGTCGGCACGTTGTACGGCCCGATGTAGCAGCCGATAAACCAGGCCCGCTGCATGAGATCCGCGCTCAGTTGCCCGGCGATCGACTGGGCCAACTTCATATGCGGGTCAGGGCCACCGCAGAGCAACTCATACCGCACGAACTCCCTGAACGCGCGGCGGTGGGTCCTCGGGTCGCCTTTTACCTCACGCACAACCATTAACGACCGCCTTTCCAATTCGGATTAAGCGGGCCCTTCAGCGCAGCAGCAATCTTAGCCTTGGTTACCGACGAATGCCGGCGACCATAAAAAGGCGCATCCATACCAAATCTACGCCGCCCGTTTTGTCTTGATGCCGAAATATGCGCCCTAGCCTCAGCAGAGACAATTCGGCCGCGCGTCTTAGCCACTATTTTAGCAACGGTCTCTGCCGAATTATGCCGACCCGTAAGGGCGCACCCATCGCCACCATCAGTCATATTTGTTAAACGAGCGCCCTGAGCCCGAAGATCTGCAATCCACCGACGTTCAGCCTCGTTCAAATCTAGCACATCACGCTCGAGAATGACCACCGCCGGGGGAACTAGAAGAGAACGAAGCCAGGCCTGCAAATGATGATTGCACCCGCGCCGTAAGCGAACATTCCTGAGATGCGTCTGAAGTCTGGCCTCAGCCGTCTTGGAAGTCTTGCCGACATATCGCATCTCAAGTGTATCGGAATTGATCAGCGCGTAAATAACGCCCTTAGGCAATCCACTCCTCCAGTTCCTCACGGGCCTCGTTGTCCGTGAATTGTGTCGGCGGACTCTTCATGAAGTAGGAGCTCGGCGCGATCAGCGGGCCGGCGATGCCACGGTCAAGCGCTAGTTTAACGCAGCGCAGCGCGTCGATCACGATACCCGCCGAGTTCGGCGAGTCCCAGACCTCCAGCTTCAGCTCCAAGTTCAGCGGCACGTTCCCGAACGTCGTACCCTCTATGCGGATGTGGCACCACTTGCGATCCAACAACCACGGGATATGGTCGCTAGGCCCGACATGGATCTGCTCAGCGGGAAGCGCCGTTCCCAACTGCGACTGAACCGACTGCGTCTTCGAGATCTTCTTCGACTCCAAACGCTCGCGCTCCAGCATGTTGAGGAAGTCGGTGTTGCCGCCGAAGTTAAGCTGATACATCCGGTCGATGCGGACACCGCGGTCCTCAAAGAGACGCGCCAGCACCCTGTGCAGGATCGTCGCGCCCACCTGAGACTTAATATCGTCCCCGATGATGGGCAGTCCTGCCTCCTCGAACCGCGCCCCCCAGTAGGGCGAACTGGCGATGAAGACCGGGATGCAGTTGACCACACCCACATTAGCCTCGAGCGCCTGCTCCATGTACCACTTGGTCGCCTCCTCACTGCCCACCGGCAGGTAGTTGAGGAGGACATCGGTCTTTGTCTGCCGCAGCACCTTTGCCACATCAACCGTAGGCGCTGTCGACTTCTTGATGATCTGCGATAGGTACTTGCCCAGCCCATCGTGGGTCATTCCACGCTGAACAGGGACGTCCATGTACGGCACATCTGATGAGCCTTGAGCAAACCTAAGCGTGTTGTTGGGCGGCGCATAGATGGCCTCAGACAGATCCTTGCCCACCTTGTTGGCGTCGATGTCAAATGCCGCAACGAAATTGATGTCCGAGATCTTGTACCCACCCAAGACCGGATGCATGAGGCCGGGGATCTCCTGGAGAACCTTGGCATCACGATAGAAGTTAACGCCCTGGACAAGCGACGAAGCGCAGTTGCCTACCCCGACAATAGCTACGTTTATCTTCTTGCGCACGAGTCTCGTCCTCCTACTTTTCCGTTCGATTACGACCCAGCGCCCACCTGTTGTGGACTATAGTGCAAGCTGTCAACCGCTTCGAACAGTGTAAGCACCTCGCCTCAGCCTCGGGAACATGCCCCGCGTGTGCCAAGTGCCACAAGACATCGTCGTGCCCCCAGATCCGGCACGCGACCCAGTTCCAACAATGAATAATAGACTTCGCCATCCACGTGGGCAGGCGCAGTCCCCCGCGCCACTGCCAGAGCAGAAATGGACCATGACGAGAGATACCTGACTTACGCACTGTCAAACCTTCCCAGCAGTTTATAGGCCCCGCCCATCGGCCTGAGGCGTCTGAGCAGTATCTGTGAATGGCGGCGAGTAACCGTATGGAAGACAATCGCCTTATCCATTTCCCGCCCCCTCACACAGAAATAGTTCCAAGCCGGGTCGCCGTCATAGCCAAACCCGACAATTTTGAACTCACAGCCGATACAGCGGCGGTCCCTATCCTGCCATACCTGGCCGCGCTGGACCTCAAAAGCTCTAGTACCCATTCTGCTGACGCTCCTTATTGATCTTCGCCTTAGCTAGATAGTACCCGGTCAGCAACTTCGGGTCATCGATACCCATGTCAATGAAACCTTCCAAGACAAAGTGCAGAAGATCAACGAGCTCCTCGATGACGCCTTCACGCTCCCCCTCTGTCAGCTCGCGCCCGTAGTCGCCCCTCCACAGTTTCCATGGCAGCCATGCTTTAAGCTCCGAACCCTCATTGATGATAGCGTCGGCCAGCATGACCATCTTCAAAGATGGCGACAGCTTCTTATGCCCCTTGAGGCGCGCGTCAATCGTCGCCTTGATCGACTTCTGGATGAGGAGCATCTCAGCAAGACAGAACTCAGCAGAAGCAACCTTGACTGGCTTCAACGGACGGTGTCGCTGTCTTAAACGACTACCCATTTCCCCTGCTCCTTTCGCTCCTCTACATCGGAAGAATGCTGCTTGATAAAGTCATCGATAAGCACCATCGCCGCATCAGATGCCGAAGCCCTAAGCATCTCCTCATCCACGCGCAACACCGGGATCCTCGCGTTATCATAGATCCATAGGTCGCGTGCGGCGTCCCGCTTGCGTTTTCGCGGACCAGCATGCGCCGAAGTCCCATCAGCCTCAAAGCCAAGCCAGAGCTCCTCCACCAAGATATCAAGTGCGTACCGTCCAACCCGGACCTCCGACCTGACCTCCAACCCCAGCCCAGTCAGTAGCGCCATAAGCTGCCTGTGCGGCTTCGTCAACGTCCTGGGCGTCTCCTCCCTACTCCACGCTGGCATATCTAGGATGCTTACCTTGTCGTCGCTTACCGGCCTTGTTCTTACCGCGCTGCAGGACGCGCGGGAGCTCGTTCACGTACAAGATGGCCTCGTGACGCTCACTGTGCGTTCCCACCCCCTCGCGCTTGATGATGACCATCAGTCTCTGTCGCATTAGGCCTCGCTCTGTCCCTGCTGTGCTGCCTCCTCCGCCTCCTTGATAAGCCGAGCAGCGGTCTGCACCAATGTCTCATCCACCCACTGATAACCGCAGCAGGGACAGATACTCAGCAGTCCCTCGCTGGCATACCGACACACCTCCGCCTTAGGCTTGTTGTCGTAGTTATAGTACACAGTGTCTATGACCACGCAGCCGCACTGCTTGCACTTCGCGCTTGGATCGTATGGATTCATACTAGCTCCTCCCTAGAAGTCAGGAATCTCCGAGATCAGTTTTTTGAGCGTATCCTGCAAGACCTCGTTCCCCCGTACCTGCTCGTAGAGATTCATCTTGCCAAAGACCCGCTCACCGCCCGGCAGCGTGTACCACCCGCCGTCCTTCGCGATTATGCCCAGCTCGACCGCGAGGGGCACCAGACCGCCGATCTCATCTATGATGCCGGTAAAGTAGAAGGGGGCACTGCCCTCCTTCCAAGGCGCGCCCATCTTGGACTTCTCGACCCGCAGTCCAAGTTGATAGCCTATACGGTGCTTATCATCGCCCTTACCCTCCTCAATCCAGTTGCCGCGCCGCACGCGCACGATCTGGTGCGCCACAAAGCGCTGGCCACGTCCACCGGGCAGCGTCTCTGGACTGCCGAAGATAAGACCCACCTTTTCACGAAGCTGGTTGATGAGGATGACAACGGTCTTCTCGTTGACAGATACCACCTTACGCAGACCCTTGTTGACCAGTCGTGCAAGGCTGGCCATGGTCATATCCTCCATTGCGCCCTCAGACTCGGCCGTCGGCGTAAGTTGCGCTATACTGTCCATGACCACAATCCCGATCTGAGCCTTACAAAGAGCCTCCGCCACGTCCCATGCCTGCTCACCCGTAAGCGGGCGCGAAAGCAGAAGACTTTCGGTATCGATGCCAAGTGTCTTAGCCCAGGAGGGATCGTATGAGTGCTCCACATCGATGAATGCCGCGATGAGCCCTCGGGCCTGCGCCTGTTTGATCGCCATATAGGCCAAGAGTGTCTTGCCTGACGACCACTCGCCGATCAGCATTGATATGCGCCCAAAAGCAAAGCCACCATCAAGGGCCGCGTCAAAGGAGGCGATACCTGTCGGCAAGACCTCCACGATGAGCTTCTCATCACTGCCCCAGAACAAAGGCACGTTACCGATCCGCTTATCGGCCGCAAGACCCTTCTTCAGTTGTTCCAGTTCACTCTTATCCACCATCACTAGCCCCACCGATGCAGATCTGCCTTCCGCTGTCGAATCATGCCCCAGGTCTGCTGACGTCGGCCCTCGAGAGACCGGATGCCATCACGATCGATCCCGCGCAAAGCCCGCTGCTCCGCACGAATCTGCTCATCGTCAAGATAAAGCTGCTCGAGAACACGGTCATGGTCAAACCTATAAGGGTTAGACATTCTTCAGTCCCGCCTCCAGAGCGTGCAGTGGGGTCATAACGAAGTCCTGATCGACCTTGCACGCCTTGCACATGAATCTGACTATCAGCGCCTCGGTACCAGCATCCAACAAGCGCCTGACCTTGCGCGGCTTAATAAACTCGCGCTCGGCCCCGCAGTTGTCCGAGTAACAGATCCCGAAGAACGGTGTTAGGCCCACAGTATGAACCCCAGCGTGATCGTCGTGACGATCGTAGCCAAACCGTTCGCGATGAGCAGTCCGACCTTCTGCGTTGCAGCCCCGAGGACCGTGAATGCGACGCACCCGACCAGCAGACAGGAGAACGCCGGCAGCGAGAGCCCAGCCGTCTCTCTGGTCCGCAACAGGTTCCACAGGTGGAACACATAGAATGCGAGCAGACCGAGCATACCGATCTTGTCGCTCAATCCGATGATCCTATCCCTGTTCACCATCGGCCTCCCGTGCGCTATCTCCACTATCCTGACTGTGCTCACCAATAGCCTCCTTCTTCTTCCCCTTCGGCTTCTCCAGCACGTCCTTCTGTCTCCGCACCTCGTCCACAATAACCTTGGTGTTCTTTCGAACCGTAGTCTGCCAGGTCTCGAGCCTAGCCACCCGGTCGCGCAGCGTCGGCGTCTCAGTTGAGCCTGCATCGATAGACAGCATGTCCATCACGCGATGCTCAATCTCATCGTCGATAGCGAGCCAGGCCTTGCCCGCCGCGGCCAGGGCGTGCTCAAGCTGCGGCTCCAACGGCTGGTCGAGCCTGATGTTCTTGATCTCGACCGTGGGCCGTACGTTCCCGAAGTCACCTGTCGGGATAGTGGCGCCGAGCGTAACCGATATGGTCAGGGGCTCGACGCCCTCGGCTGTCTTATTTGTCCTACGTCCTGGCACGGTCTAGTCGAAACCGACCTCGTCGTCGGGCGGGACCGTGTCGGCCGCGCCGCCTGCAACCTCAGCAGCAGGCTCAACCGCGGTCTTCACCGGCTCACCGCCGAACTCCTCCAACACAACCTCATCCAGCGGGCGAAGAGTCTGGATCGCCTGAGCACACTCTGCGCTGGGCGGTCCCGGGTCCTTCCCCTCGAAGATGTACTGCACCGGACCCTCGCCGGTCTTGCCAAATCGCTTCAGATCCCAGTTCCGGTCCAGCAGTGTCCCCAACTCGCCGAACTTGTCAGCGACCATATCAACCATCCGGTTGCGTATGAGCCAGATGCGTACCTCGTTGATCTTCTCGATGAAGATCGGCACTTCGCCCCGCATGGCCCTCGTCCACTTGCCCTCTGCGTCTGGGTACTTGTGCGCGACCGCGTAGAGGTAGACCAAAAGCACGCCCTTCGGCTTGCCAGGCAATCCTGCAGCGCAGTACTTGCAAGCATCCGCATCGTCGATGAACTCGGCCTCTTCGTTCAGCCTGCGCGTGCAGAGCACGTCCTTCGTGTAGTCCTTGCCGCGCTGCGACGACATCGCCACCTCGTGAAAGAGGTGCGTAAAGGTCTCGTTGCCGTCAGTCAAGATCCTGAACTTGGCGATATCACCGTCCTGTGTCAACCACAGTTTCCTGATACCACTTCCCCTGAAAGCGTGCTTCTCACGCTCCTTACCCAGGTAAGCAAGTCCCCTTCCGTAACCGCTCAAGTTGTCTACCCTCCTCTTAGAGCTACCGCAGGACGCCAGTTTACCGCCGCTGTGATCCGTCGCGCCGGTTGTCCCTTACTATCCAATGGTACGCGCTGCGCACAGCGCCAATCGCGCACGTCGTCGCCCAAAGCGTCGAACAGCTCGACACGGGCACCCCGTCGTTCGGCAGCCGTCACCGGCTTGCCGGTCAACACCTTCGTTACAACCGTCCGAGTCGCGAGACTCAAGTCTTTGACCCGAGCGATAAACTCACTAGACGCCGCCAGGTCAGTCAAATCTGGCTCAGGAGCAGCGGGCACCTTATCCGGGTCATCGGGCAATGGGCTTACCTCCGCAAAGAGGTGGGCCCGCTTGCGGCCGCGTGAGCCCAGCTTACAAAGCTGGTTGATGACTGCTCGTTTGAAGTAGGGGTAGAAGGGAACATTCAACGACACGTCGTAGTTGCGGAGACACCGTATCATGACCTCGATAATCTCCTGACGGACGTCATCACGATCAAAGCCGGCTATATGCCAGCGCGAATGCGCCTCAACAAAGTTCCCGTACCGTTTCATGCAGCCCTCAAAGGTCATCCCATCGTGCATAACAATCCCTTCCAGTGTACAAAACCCTGCCGATTATAGTATACCACAGTCATGGCAGGCCACCCACCGCGGCATCAACCGCCTCCGATATGGCGACCTTCAACTCGATGCAGTTACACTCCTGAACATCTTTCCGCCCGTTCGATAAACTGGCGATACGCACCTTGACCCGCTTGCCCAGCAGCCGCAATGCCTGCTCGGTGCCCCGACGCCCCGCGTCATCATGATCCAGCGCCAGAACAACGACGCGCGTGCGGCCAGACAGCAGTGCAGCTTGCGCCCGCGAGACTTGAGCACCCAGCAGTGCTACCGCGGGGATCCCACACTGCCAAAGCCATACCGCGTCCAACGGCCCCTCGACCGCGACGACCTCGGACGGTACCTCGGGCAGCATGTCCCAGCCAAACAGGACATCTGATGCCTGAAGACCCGGCGTATAGACATACTTCGGAGTCACCAACGGGTTGACATACCGATAGATAAGTCCCATGACGCGACCCTTGAAACTTACTGGCAGCACCACCGCACCGCGTGAACGGTCCTGCCCCACATCCCACTCCTTAAGTGTAGCGGGCTCGAAGCCCCTATCTATCATGTAACGGTATGTTCTCCCATGCTCGTAAGGCGGAACCACCGCCTGAGTGTCTAGCGCGCCAACCGCGGGTTTCAACGCCTGAACCAGCACATCCGTGCCAGGATCTGGTGCCACCATGTCCTGAAGCCACCGCAGTGCATCAGCCTCAGAGATCCCACGAAGACGCGCTACCAGCTCCTCCAATCGACCCGCGCCGCAGCCCGCGTAGCAGACCCAGTGCCCAGTTTCGATCGAGATAGCAAACGATGGCGAGTGATCATCATGAAAGGGGCACAGACAGAGCGCCCACGGGTCACGCGTCTTCTGCTCGACGCGCACGACCTCTACGCCGAGGATATCCAAAACATCAGCCACCTCGCGACGGTAGCTTGCACTTCCATATTTCGTGAAGATCTTTGTATTCAAGACCAACCCTCTAACGCCCCTGAGGGCGCGTTCTGGTACCCGGCGGTAGGATACTACCTCTGCGGCAGTTGACCAATGTTCTTAGCCAGGTCAGTGACGCCGCCGCATACGCAGTAAGCCTCACCCTCAGTCAACTCAGTCTCGAAGAGAAACTTGCCACATTTCGAACAGTAGATCTTGTACACGGGCGGCCCTTTCATTATTTGTACCTTCTCTGACGAGCCGGGCAATAACGACACCTCCGCAGATACACGTCGCAGAACGGCTGCCAGGGCTTCCACGCATGGCGGCGCAAACAACACAGCACCAGATGAATCACCCTAGAACTCAACAAGACCCCTGTCTCCTTCCTGAGGTTGAAGCTGCCGGATGACGCCCCGGTTAACATCAAACTCAAGGTACTGTCTGTAGGTGACCTCAGGGCCGTCCCTGAACTTCGGCACCCTGAAGACCCGCTGCAGCTTATTTCCCCGCACCTTCGCCAGCGAGATGAGGCGGTTCGCATCCTCAACGATCGCGTTCCCATACGCAGCCTGGTGTTGCTCGGGCGTGTCCTCCTGGATGACAGCGGCCTCCCTGTTGGCCTGCGTCACGCAGAGGACTGTGATACCCATGCCCTGCGCCAGCCCCTTGATCCGTTTCGCCGCATCGAACATCACCTCCCAACTCTTGCCCTTCCCACTAAGGAGGTGAAAACCGTCGATCGCAAGGATATCAGGCTTATGCTCGCGGGTCAGCGAAATGACGTCCTCGACCGTAAATTCCCCGCGCTGGCCCGAATCCACAGTTATCCAGTCGTCGCGCAAGGCGAACTTCTCGGCCCACTCATCATACTTGGCTAGATCGACAGTCCCGTTACGCAGGTCCTTGAGTGTAAACCCCCACTCAGGACCGTCAAGCTGTGATAGAAAAACATCAACGCGCCACTCCATGTCCAGCTTTGAATTTTCCGGCGAGAGCAAGAGGATCCGTTTACCGGCGAGGTAGGCAACGCAGGAAAAGTAGACAAGCATCGAGCTCTTCCCAGACCCAGGGATACCCATGATAGCTACAAGTTCCCCTGGCTGCCAAGATGAGCCCTCGTCATCGAAGATAGGCAGACCCGTAGGGATACCCCAGCTACGCCCCTCGATACGCGCCTGAACACGGTTCTGGACCTCCTGCGCGCGGACGCCCGCGTCCTTGTCAGAAAATCCCGTGTGCACATCCTGACGCGTCGACACAGCAGAAAGCTCTTGAACAATGCGATGGGTTACCCCCTCAGGGTCATTGTCCAGCGCTGGCACCAAATCCAACAGGATCACGCGCGAACGACGCGCTATGTCATAACGCACCAGCTCGTTGACATGCGTCTCGTAGTCGCGAGCATCATCAAGAACAACCACACCGAGCGCAGCCAAATCAGCGGCACCGGGCAGCATCCCACCACCCACAGAGCGCTCCGCGAGCAACTCCCACGCCCGACGGTGGACATCATTCTGAAACGCTGAGCTGAGAAGCCCCTGCTTGATAGCCCACTGCACACTCTCAGATGTGCGCAGAGCTGACAAGGCAAGAAGCTCGACCTCGTCGGGCGTCAGATCAGGCATCCTCTACCTGCTCTCCAAATACATTCAGTCCAGCTGTCGAGCCGGGCAGCGTAGCCTCGTTAAGACTGTAGAGGCGCGTCACGACCACAGTATCAACCGCCGCCTGTTCTTCTGGCGTCATGTAACTCAGGACCTCGGCGATGGCCCCCATGACTGTCGTTGTTTGGATCTGGCACTCGCTACTCATACCATGCCCGTATGTGTGAATCACCACACACCACGTAGGAACCTTGCGTACCGTTACCATCACGCTACCTCCTCGGTCAAAGTACCGCTCCCCGTTCATCATTCAGTCGGTTCAGCATCCGAGCAGCACGAAGTTGCCTGGGCGTATCACCGTCCTTGATAGCGTCCATCCAATAAACCAGCCAATGGTCAATGGACGCCCGCACCTTAGAGTCCTGCTCATCAAAAAACCACCGCGCATAGCGCCAAGCTCCCGGCGGATAGCCCAAGCTGTTCCGCACAAAGGTAAAGTGAAAGAAGTTCAATGACTGAAGCGCGTTGAACGCGCTGCGTTGCTCGCCGATGATATGGGCACAAATGACAGCTACCATATCAGGATCCCTGAAGTCCTGAACAAGGTCACGAACACGCCGGCGCAGTACCACATAATCGCGGTACCGGCCCCCGAAGTGAGGCTTCACGCGCTCATAGAGCCACTTGGCGACGGTCTCATCCTGTGCCATAGCCGATGTCTCCACTGACTGTAAAGTACTCGTCCAAGCCAGCCCGCCCAAGCGGGTCAGATCCTGCAAATGGGTCCAAGATAACAGTACCCGGCACCGTGCTCGCCCGCGCTAAGGTGGCGTAGATCTCTGGTGGCTTGCGCGACCCGCCTATCGGAGGCGCGAAGAACACGCTCGGTATGGACTTGGACCGGAGCGGCCGCCTGACCGACTTTACCGGCTTGCCCATCAGTGCAGCCTCCGCCTCCTCATACGACCGCCGATAGAAGCAGACGATAAACTCATGCGCGGCGCGGTATGAGTGCCCGAGACCAATCCTCAGGTCTGTCCCATCCTTCCGCGTCTTTACCCAGACAAGTGTATGAAAGTGTTCCAGCATCATCGGGTAGCTGTTAAGCAGCAGCTCAAGCTTGCGCTCAGGACAGAACACATAGAGATGCGCCCCGGGCTTGAGGACCCTACTTATCTCAGCAAGCATCTTCAATACCTTGTCATCATCGATGAGAGGATAATCGCTCGCCTTAACGGCCTTCGCCTTGGCACTCACGCGCCGGTCAAAGTGCCACGGTGGATCCGTGATGATGGTGTCGATGCTCTCGTCCGCCAGCGGCAGCCTCAGCGCGTTAAGATTAAGTCGCGTATGCATATCTTAGTCCCACAGCGCCGGCCAGTACAGCGCGAACAACCTGAGCGCCTCAATAATCTGTGGATCGGTCTCCGGGTTAGCCCAAGCATCACCAAGCAGATCCTCGGCGTTGGCCATCCGCTCGAAGCCCTCGATCATCGTCGTCAGTGTTGCACGCCACCAGAGGCGACACTCATTGTCCGCACCGCCATCGTCGCACGCGATGCCCTGAGAAAAGATACTGGGGAATGGCATATCCGGACACCAGTAGCCGTTGCCCTTGTCCCGCAGGTCCGTCAGTATGCCGGCCATGACCTGCCCGAAGTATGAATACCCCATCCACCAATCGCCATTCGACCAGCCGCGGCGGCCGCGCTGCACGAAACACCTCGCGGCGTACCACCTGTCCTGCAGCCAACTGAGCAGTCTCACTTCGTCACCATTGCAGTCACGCCCTTCAGATAGATCATCCGCCGGCGCAGCTCGTCCGCATCGTGAATATCGAACTCCTGCATCGCGCGCCCGACATCCAGCCACTCAGAAAACGGCCGCCCGTAGAGCTTACCCTCCGCCATAGGCCCGCGGCCGGCCATGAGCACGCACTGGATCTCGCTGAGCACCTGCTTGTCCGAAAGGTTGCCCCTCGACGCCATCGCCCCCTGGATCCGCCGGAGTATAAGGCTGAGGTCGTTGCCGTCGTTCCAGGCGAGGGCAATCCTCGCCGCGACCTCCCAGCTCAGCTGTGACAGCCCGAGCTCAGGGATGTCGTACTTCTCGCACGGCAATCCGCGCGCCGCGCACCACCGGCAGACGTCTACCGTCACCTTGGTTGGCAGCGGATTGCTATCCGCTGCGTGCTTAGGCCTGCCCATCATTCGCCGTCCCTTCCGGACCCATGTCCTCACGCACCAGCTTCTCCCTGAGCTCCGGCCTGGCCTCTAGTATGCCGTTGACCACGGCCTCGAGCTGAGCGTCGTCGCGCAGGTTGATGAAAAACACGATCCTGTGATCAAGCTGCAGCGGCCCCCCACAGACCACGATCTCGACCGTCGTAAAACTGTCGAAATCGCGGATCTTGGCCTGCAATGGGCGACCAAAAGTGTGAACGCCGATATCACAGATAGGCGTCATGCCGCAGTCTTTTGTATCCACTAACCCGTTACCTCCTGCACTCTACCTGTACCAAAGTACCATCAGGCGCCACCTCGGCAAGCGGCCGAAAATCGGCTATAGCGACCGTACCCTCCGGAGCTTCGTGCGCGTCCGGGTCTTCTGCTAATGGCTTGGGCCATGATGCCCACCAGCGTCGCACCCATGCACGATCGCGGTAGTCTGAAACGCCACGATACCCACCACTAGAGCAGTACGCGACAGTGTCCGTATACCGCGGCAACTCCGTCGTGACCCCAGCCAGGATACGCCCGTGCCACCACTCGTGGAACCGCACAGCGTCAGCAAGCTCCGCAAAGGCGAGCAGCCGCGTCCCATCGACCGGGGAGGTCCGATACCCAAACATGTACTTACAGCAGAGTGGCTTGCCCACATTGCACGAGTGGTATACGCCGTCACTCCACAGGTCAACGACCTTGTATACTACACGCTTTCGCGGCTGTCTGAGCAGCGTTCCCAATCGCGCGATGTAGTAGTCCACCTGCGACTGGTTGCGGTAGCGCTTAGCCTGCCTCAAGAAACCCCGCAGCAGACCATACCTCTGGACCAAAAGTAGCTCTCTCATAGTTGACCCTAAAAGTCCTTCTCCTTAAGCTTGCCAATTATCCGACGTCCACGCCGATCGCGAAGCTCTATCGCCGGCCGCGCCACCAGCCCCTCAGCCGTGAAGGGTCCCCACTCAGAGCAGATGCCGTGGTGGACTAGATCGATCGCGTCCCCCAACAAGCCTCTCGCTATGACCGGCACATGCTTGATACCCAGTTCAGAAGCGATCCTATGAACGTCTGTTCGGCGCAACCACATCCCTCCGACCATGACGTCGAACAAAACAAAGTCCACGCCGTCCTTAATGTAGTTGCCGCCGCCCTTCTGGATCCGCGCACCATAGCCTTCGCCATAGAGTGTGATCGGATACGGCACAACACAGCTGCATGTCATCGGACCGACACGACCGAAGCCGCCGCACTCCTCGCAGTTCTTCTGACCACGCCAGAGCGCCTTCAGGTTGTCAGCCGTGAACAGGCTCATGAGCTTATCCACCAGGAACGGCGGGATATCCGACTTGTCCGTACGACCGGCGATGTGTAAAAACCAGTCATCATACGGTCGGCCCGACGACTCCGGGAACGGCTCAAGTCCTACACGGATATTCGTGCCATCCACCTTTTCGGTGAACTCCCACGAGTTGTCTCTCAAATAGTCGAACTCCGGCTCGCTCCACTCAAACGGGATAACTTTGCGATCATCGCCCCGCTTGAACAGCGTCGGGATCTTCGGGTACTCGTTCACAGCGCCACCCCTTCAGTCATTGCTACCACCGTCAACAGCATCTGAAAGCTCGCGATCATCTTCATGTCGCTTGGAGCGCCACCAAAAGGTTCGCCGATCAGATCCCGCCCCGGGCGGATCACGTCGTAGAGCATCGACCCTGGCACAAGGTCCGCGAGCATCACAGTAGCCATGGTCGCGTAGGCCCCCATAAGGGCATGATGGCGATAGCACTTGGCCTGCGCAGCACCACGGATAAGACCCTCGATGAACTCCAGATAGCTCGTCTCAAAGTTCATGCCTTTACCTCCTGACTCTGACGAACCGCACGCAGCTCGCTAAGCGCGATGCGCCGCAACTCCCCACTGCCGAGGAGCACCACGCCGCAGGCGACACCACCTGGCCCGTCGACGACCTCGATCAGTTGCCCGCACTTAACATATTCGCCAGCCCGGCGGACGTCTATTGCCTTCATGCTGCCGTCTTCCCTTCCCATACCCTACCCTCACTCCAGTGCTGTCCGACCTTGATCTCGACCTCAAGTGGGACACTGAACTCGAGTCCAAAGTACTCGCGCAGCCGCGGGTACTCCATGACCTGTTTGATGACCGGCATCCACTTGTCAACCTTATCCTCGTCCACCTCAAAGAGCAGCTCGTCGTGGATGTCCCCAACGATAGCACACTCCGACCAGTCCAGCTCGTCGTTGAAAATACCCTCGGACGTAAGCGTGAGATCGCCACCGAAACCCTGCACCGGGGCGTTGATCGCCTGCCGCTCGGCAGCTGACTGGATGTCATGGTCCGACGACAAGATAGTAAGTAAGCGCCGTAGCCGACCCGCTGGGTTAGGAACCTCATGATAGCGGAATGCGCGGGCCTTCTGACGCGCGTGCCAGGACGTCAGCGTCGGATAGAGCATGAAAAACAGCGTGCGGAATGCGATAGCCTCATCCAGCGAAACAACGATGCCATAGTTCTCCCAGGCGTAGGCCTGGAATCCTCGTGCGCCCATCCCAAAGAGGAACCCAAAGTTGATGGCCTTCGCCATCCGTCGCTCGTCGCTCGTCACGGATGCGTTCACGGCCGCGAACAACTCATCGTTGTAGAGCAACTCCTCGATGTTCTTACCCACGAGCCCGCGATCCTCAACCAGCTTGTCGAACTTCCCAGTCGCCATCGACGCAGTCAAAGCGTGGATATCACGTCCAAGGGTAAATGCCAAAAGCATGATCGGATCGCCCGACAGGTACGCCGCGATACGCAGCTCAACCTGTGAGTAGTCAACTGTCGCAAGCTTCTTTCCAGGCGGCGCGCCGAGGATCGACCGCATATAGATCTCACGGGGAGTCTGCTGCAGGTTAGGATTGGCACAGCTTCGCCGGCCAGTCTTGGTACCTACCAAATTGTTGAACGGATGCAGTCTGCCGTCTGGCCCAAGAAACTCCGCCCATTGCACAAAGAATCCCTGGCGCTTCTCCTGCTGGTGCAATTGGAGGAGCAGGTCAACCGCCGGGTGCTGCCCAGCGAGGGCCTCAAGCGCCTCGGCCGTGACCTGAGGATCCTTGCGCTTCGGCGTGAACCTTGTCGCCTTAACACCAAGTCCCTCAGCGCTAAACAACCAGCTTGAAACGAAGTCAGGCGAAGAGAAGGGATGCCCGTGTTTGGCCTCCTTTGCCTTCAGGTCTGCCTGTTCGCGCAGGTTTGCCGGGATAGTCTCATAAAGCGCACGAACAATCTCCGCCGCCTTGATGTTGGTCTCATCGCGACGCTCCTGGAACCGCCCCGGGTCCACCCAGATACCGTGAACCTCAGCCTTCAACAGCGCCTCCGCGCCCGGCAGACAAGCGTGCTTATACAGGTGTGCCAGGCCTTGGTTTGCGCTAAGCTGCTCTCGAAACTTGCGATAAAGGGCGTAGGTATACGCCGCGTCCTTCGCAGCATACATACCCATCTTCTCAAGCGGGTCGGGCGGGTCGAATTTGATCTTACCCTTGCCCCACCGCGACGCACCCAGCTCGACAACGGCGAGCTCCTCCAGACCGACCTTACGATTCTCGTTGAGAAGGTGGGCCGCGATCATAGTATCAAACTGGACCGGCGGGTTGATGCCACGCCGAGCTAGCCAGCGCTTGTCGAACTTTGCATTCTGCCACACAGTCTTGCTCCGCTCAAGAAGACGCTTGAGGCGGCCCCAGAGTTCACCCGTGTAGTGCTGATGGTCTATCCACGGCGACTCCGGATGCTCGAGCGGGATGACATAGCCAAGCTGCGGGTCATCAGACATGGTAAGCAGCCAGATGCGCGCGCCTGGACGGAAGTCGAAATAGCCCTGAGTCTCAAGGTCACACGCAAACGGATGCTCGACGCCCTCAAAATGCGTCAAACAAGCGTCGACCTCAGCACGAGTCATACAGAACCTGACCACCGGCTCAGGGATCTCTTCGCCACGCACGCGCCTAGCGAACCTAGCCAGATCTGAGTAGAAATTGTCATGCCCATGTGGGTGCTGTGCTACCCACGTCGGGTGCATCGCGACCACAACCCACGCCTTGAGCGCCTCATCATAGTACTCATGACCCCGCATGTTAGTGATGCCCTCCTTGCCGGTCAGCGACTTCAACGCTGAACCGCCAAGCAGCAGGATCGCACGCGGACTGACCTGCTTGATCTCCTGCTCGAGGTAGAGTTTGCACGCAGGCACGGCGCGCTTAAGCGCGGTCTCCTTACCGGCGTTGGGCGGCATACACTTGACCGCGTTGGTCACATAGAGGTCATCACGGTTGAGGCCGACATCAGCCAAAACGATATCAAGGTAGACCCCTGACTGCCCCTTGAACGGCCGCCCAACACGATCCTCCTCGAACCCTGGCGACTCGCCGATTATCATGCCCGCCGCAGGCACCGGCCCATCACCCAGCATACACACGGTCAAGGGGCCGGTGGAAAGTGCACACTGCTGACAACGGGGGTTCCGCACCTCATTCCACAGCCGCTGGGTAGCGACCAGAAGCGGCGGCATGTCCCCACGCGTCAGCCGGCGGGTGTTGTCAACCTGCTTCGGTGTAAGCGGCTTGTAGTGCGGCGCGTCCGTTGATCTACTCCTCTTCGTTCCCCGCCACGATACCCTTCAGGATGTCCCATGACACAGATGGCTTACGCGGCGGCGCATCCCGGAGACAGGCCACGAGGTCCGACTCCTTGAGAAGCTCGTCGTTGATCGCGCTGTTGACATCCTCAGGCACAAGCTCCCACGCCGTGGGGTGCGTGATGCGCATGAAGACCTCGCCGCCGACCTTGTCGCGCAGTTCATCGTAGTCGAGGCGCGGCGCCGACGTCGTGTAGGTCACGCGCAACTGTTTGCCTATGTTGGAAAGGGGGATGATCCTGCTCGAGGAGATGATGGGCAGCTGGTCCCCATACTTCTCAACAAGATCACGGATCAGCTGCTTCAGTCCATCCAGTTGCTGGCTCTTCAGCTTGATAACGGTATCAAGCTCGGCTGCCTGAGATACCAGGTCCGCCAGCTTGTGAACGGCCGTGCGCGGAAGGTTTACTCTACCGTTCGCCATGACGCCTCTACCTCCCTCAGTTCCTCTTCCGATATAACCTTAAAATCAGCAGGATACTGCGTAAACCCATCCGGGTACGGTGCCCCATCCGGTGCCATCAACCGCAGGAACGGTCGCGCTGCCAGCGCCCGGGTAAGACCGATGAATTTGGCGCCGCCCTGCTGCATCTCGAACACCATAGTCTCGTCGATATCGATTATGATGCTCTCGATCTGATAGACCTCTTTCAGGTCCTTCCGATTCTGGATCCAATCCCCTACCTTCACCCCATGCCTCCAGTTTTCTTCCGCCACGATGCCTTAAGCCGTCCCATCGCCCTGCTGGACCAGTCCGTCATGACCTCGAAGTCCCACGGCGATTGCAGGATTCTGTCATCGTACGGCGACCCCGGCGGTGCCTTCAGCCACAGGATCGGCATCGCCGCCAACTGCTTAGTCCCGCCCCTCGCCAGGTACCCCTCGTCGATATCGAGTTCTATGCTTTCAACCAGGAAGACCTCATCTTGTCGTCTCCTGTCCTTAGGCCGGATGTAGTCTCCCACCTTCACCTTGAAGCCCCTTTCATATCGCCATAGTCATTATACCGCAAGACCACCCGAGCGGTAAACAACCGCCCTGGCACCTATCTGACCTGAGTCGCCAAACACCGGCTACAGTGCCGCTCTGTGTATGCCCACTCATCCGTTATGACCACATGCCACGCACCCCAATAGTGAAAACGAAGTCTGCACCGTATCGGCGTCCCATCCATTTGATATTCTGCTTCTTCAGCCGCCCGCTGCCCCAGCGCTCCGCCATCACCCCATACCTGCCGCTGCGCAGCGAGCACGATCCACGCGCCGACATCGACCACCACTACCGCGGCGGCCATCGGCAGTCCCGCAGCCACGAACCCGATGAACGACCCCACCAAGAATGCTATCTTCAAGGCAGAGATGTACAGCGGAAAGTGGCAGTAGTGGCGCCGCCAATTGCGCACGACCATCGGGTAGAACACCACCGACTGGCCGGCCGCAGCGGTCGCCAAGATCATATCAGGAGTTAGTCCGAACATCTCCAGAGTCCAAGTCCTGCAGCAGTTCGTGCGCCCTGCTGAATACACTGTTCAACCGCGCAGAATCGGCTACCATCATCTTGCCCTCACCGTTGCGCACCGGCTCGCCGAAGTCCATGTATAGATCGAGGTCCTTCAGGATCCCCATGAGCTCGTCGTACCTAGCCGTCTGCTCCCGTATCGTACCAACGGCGAGCAATAGGGCCGAGTTGCTCACCTTCAAGATCTCGACCATGATATCGTCGTACGCGCGCTGCCGCCTGCGCCCGCGGATGAGGGCAATCGCCGACAACGCGACGACCGCGATCAGGAACGCCACGCCGGCGATCTCAGCTATCATCGCTCCACCTGACTGACGTTCGGCTTGGATGCGGCGAACCGGCCAGTCTGCGTGCCGCGCCGTTCCCACGTGAAGATGAACTCCGCGAGAGAGCGCCGCAGCGGCGATGGCAGGCTCGGCACCAGCACCTCAGCGGTCCCGCCTGGGGCATCGTAGTGCACAGTCACAGGCTTACCTAGACGCTTGGCCTTCACCATGGCTGTCAGCACACTGTTCGCGCGCTCGCCATACTTTACGAACGCGTGCAGCTCGTCGCTGGCCTCAATCAGCTCGTCCGTTGCCTTGTCGAGGGCAGCCCACTTATCCTGCTCCTTCTGCTCCACGGAGCGCTGCCGGCTGCCAAAGTCTGGCCGGTGTATCTCTGTCTTAAGCCCTCGACTCTCGGCCGCCCACACCGCCGCCTCCTGAACCCCCCGCGCACCCCCGGCTACCACAACGGTATCTGCCGCAAGTCGCCGGATGAAGTCCACCACGACCAGTGAGCTGACGTTGCGCGTCGGACCTACCACACCTATCTTCGTCATGCTGGTCCTCCTGCCTACTAACCGTCCTAATACTTATGATACCCGAGTCGTGTCCGCATCGAAAAACCGTCCCGCCGGCTCGCGGTGGCCGCAGACGAGACAGTGGTAGTCGTTGCGCTCGCGAAATAACCATCCATGCCCTCGCGGACAGGGGCGTGCTTCATCTGGCAACCTCGTAACAGCCGGTCGCAGCGCGGCCTGCCGCTGCACGATAGTGCTCAACGCGTGCTGCTTGGCAGCCTCGCAGCGGTCCCTCAGCGTCTCAAGCGCGTTGATACGGTCTTGTCGCTTAGGCGCGCTGTGTCTCCGCTTGAGTATCTGGTGCATGCCGATATAGGAGCGCGCAGACGTCAGGCCCGCGTCAAGCGCGTCAAATATGCAGGTCTTCAAAGGGCACTGCTCGCAACAGTCGGCCCCGTGCTCGCACCCACAGATCAGTCTATGACCACACGCAGGATGCTTCATCGCAGATCTCCCACTACGGCCTCCAGCCGCCCGCAGCCGGTGCACTCAAACTCCGCGAACTCAGCGCCGCAATAGTTCCGGTCGTACCCCGTCTCGCGCCACTCACCGCCGCAGGCGCACGGCTCAGGATCCAGCCTGTGGCCAGAGTCGAACGCCGCCTCCACACGATACCCCTCGCTCTCGTCCTCGTCTGGTTGCCTCATGACCCTATCTCCTGGCGGCCGCGCCCGAACCCGGCCAGAAAAACGAGCCTCTTGGTTCGCCCCCAGGACAGGAGGGCCTCACACCTGAGGGCCTGCCTGGCGCCGTACGGACGGGACCTGCCGTAGAACCGACCTATCTCGTAGATGTTTACCATAACCTCACCTGTGCGATGATCCAGAGCACCCTCTCGGGTCAGGTGGATCATCATCGTCTCGAACCTGCAGCGCCGACCATAGACTGTCCCTGCCAGCCGGGATAACCGAGATACCCTCTATCTCAAGAGCCCTCGCCGAGCCCGACCGATGCGTCGGAGAGTCGCACTTGATACGGGTCAAACCCGACTCACTGTCGATAACCGGCCGTAAAGTGCCCCCGCAGGTGCATTTTACAATGTTTCTCATGATTCACCTCCTACCCTTATTATCGGCAGGATCCTCCAAAACCTTTACACTCTCAAGCTGGTCGACCATCCGAGCTGCCTCAACCACCGCGGCCAGAAACGATGGCAGCATGTCCATATAGACCTTAACCCCAAGCTTGGTAGGCGTGAACCCCTCGTCCCCAGGCTTGATCCAGTACTTGCGGATATCGAGTGCATACCGGCCATGCCAGAGCTGCACCGAGACCCGCATCTGCGTAGTGTCATTGATTGGCCAGGTCCAGAACGTGGTCTCGCTCACCTGCTGCGCCTCCGACGTGCGATCGCCATGCGACGGGGGTGGTGTTCTCGGGTCTGAGTTGACACTGACTCCCCCGCGTCACGTTCCCGCGCGCGGTTGCCTAGGCACACGGCACAAGGGCTGTCCAGGCGGACCACAGGGACCGGAAAAACATCATAGTTACGGGGCTCTGGATCCGTGCTGCCCTCAATGACCGGCACCGTGCTCGGGCACCGCTCGTCAAGCGGGTAGTGCGGAAGCCCGCGGAAAGGGCAGCGTCCCTGTCCGATGCTTTGCGTTGAGATGGCCTTTTTGATATCGAGCGGCATTGCCGCACCTCCTAATCTGTCCTGACTTACTCAGTCAAGTACGAGCCTATAGACCTCGTCGTCCTTTTCATCCTCTCTGAGCGGCTCAGCGTCAAGCGGCTCAACGTTGTCCCAGTTGTCCTTACCCACAAGGATCTTGCACTCCCTGTGCCCGCGACGACCCACCGTGTATGCCTCGCTGACCTTGATCGGCAGTCGCGCGCGAATAACGATCTGGTCGGACGTACCGCTCACGCTGATCGACTTCTTGACCTCGGTAGCCTCGATATCGATCTGCGCGCCTGTCGGTGTTACGACCGTCAGATGGTCATCGTAGCTCTCAAGCACCACCCTCATCCCTGTACCTCCTGCCCTATCGTGCGCCCGCCCAATGGCGGGCACGCGGAGGGGCGGGAAGCCCCTCCTCGGTTACTTGATACCCTGGCGCACCCGGACCTTCATGGCGTCCAGGTCGCTCTGCATGTTGTCGTAGATCCCGGTCATCGTGAGCAGGATGCTCGCAGCCGACGACTTCAGATCGGCCCCACGGTTGAAGAGCGCCGAGTCCATGACCCCGTCAGCCTTCGGCCGCGACCGTGCGTCACGCGTCGAGCTGTGGGCGAGTACGTGGTCAACGAATTCGGTCACGCCGTTGAGCAGGCCCCATGCCGACTCATCACCACCGGCACGGAACAGTTCAGTGATGCCGTCGACCTTGACCATGCGCCGCTTGTCCTCCTTGTCGACGCCCTCAAGCTTTGTCTTCGGCGGGAACAGTGTGTCCAGCAGCGGCCCGACGAGCGGGAGCCCGTCGACGGTCGCAAGCTGGTTCATGGCCGTGCCGTAGAGCTTGAAGAGGTCCACGCTGATGCCGAGGATCTGCCGCGCCGCGGCGACCTTGGTACGGATGTCGCCCAGGTGGGGGATCTCGACCGTGAGGTCCTTGTCGCCCTCCCAGAGCGCGGCCCTGAGAGTGTTGTCGCAGACGACCCGGACGGCCGTCGGCAACACCTTGGCGCGTGAGCTACCGTCGTGAGCTGTCGTGACCAACAGGAACGGGTGCGTGATGTCCCGCTTGCTACCGATGACGATCTCATCCGGGATCCGGACCAGCGCCCAGATCTTGGCCCCGTTGTGGAGTGAGCCCGCGGCCTCCCACTCGAGCCCCTCCTTGCTGATGAGCTCATCCAGGAAGCTGATGGCCTGGGCGTTCTGGATCGGCCGGTAGCGCTTACCCACGACGCCCAGCCGGCGTCCGTCCGTCTTCCGCGCTACCACGAACCTGGCCCCGCAGGGGTCGGCATCCGTGAGCGGCACGTAGCGGCCACCTATCGACGTGTAGACTTTGCGCAGTTCGACATCCCAGTCGATGCCCGCCAGCTGCGCTACTTCGGCGGTCGACATAGCCCCCTTGACAACTGTTCCTACGCCATGCCATGCAGGCGTGTCAGCGTAGGCTGCGGTCTCTACTGCGTGTGCCATATGTTCTTTTCATCCTTTCACCTAATGCCTGCTTGCCTTCTCACCTAGATCATCGGCACAAAGTTGAAAACCTTTAGCCTTGCCTACTTATAATAACGGAATGACGGCCGTTTTGTTACACCGCCCCAGCAAGTTTCTCGATGATATCGATCTTATGCCAAAACTCAAGACCTGGGTCATGCCCAATCGCATAGGCGTTAAACTCACGTTCGCTAAAGCGAACCACCGTGAAGCCGTCGGCCCGCAGATACTCATTTCTATAATAATCGCGCGTCTGAGTATCAGGCCGGCTATGCCAGTAGTCACCGTCAGCTTCGATCACCAATCTCAGGGCAGGCGCATAGGCATCGACCTGAAATGTAAGCTGGTTGAACATCTCCCGAGGGCACTTGATACGGTGCTCATTGAGAATGCGACGGCGTGGCAGCAGCGTCGGCAGCAGAAACTCACGGAGGATACACTCAATGCCTGTAGGACGAACATGGCGAAGTCTTATCAAGTGAGCAGCCACCCGCTGGCTAGACTTCATCGCCGCGCTGGTAGCACTACGGTGTTGCTCTCGCTGCTTTGACGTTATATCGGCCCACCACCGTGTCCGCTCCTTACTCCTAGCCCTGCGCTGCGCAGGATTCTGCCAACGCCGCTTTGCAGCTATGCTATATATTATCCGACTCTCTAATGTCCGCATGTACACACCGGTCGGCATCTTAATTTACCTAGACAGACGCCCGCGTGGAGCAGGCGACCTGTACCGGCGTGGCCGCGGGGCCAACGGCTCAGGCAGAGCAGCGCCCTCATCTCCGCCGTTCAGCACATCCTTGACCTCGCAGACCAGCACGGCCAACCCCTCGGCAGCCAGATCTGCAGCTTTGCGCCCACAGAGGACGCGATCGGTAAAGCGCAGCACATTCATCCTTCCACCGCCGTCGAATGAGATGACCCGAAGAGGATAGCGCGGCGCGCTCATGGAAGCAACCTTGAGCTGACGATGAATGCCTGCCCGTCCTCAGCGAGGCCCACCGGGAGGTAGCCCCAGCCCGCCACTCGGAGGATACTGCACCACATTCCTGGCGCCCCGTTCAAAACCTCCCACAGGGCCTGCACCCAGATCGGCCTGAACCACTTATACGCCGCCGAGTAGCGCGGTTCAGAGACGTTCTGAATATGGGCGAATGCAAGCTGACGCCAGAGGTCCTGCATATCATCACTGTGTCCCCGCAGTCCCGCAAGCGCCGCGTCATAGCGCGCTCGCCACCCCGGGTAGAGGGCCGCCTCATGCCAGTTCTCCAACGGAACCCAGCGGATCTCACTCACGACCGGCATCGGAACCAATGCCGACATCGCGGTCAGGTGCTCATGCACGGCAGACGTCGCGGCCTTCTGTGGCGAGACCTCAGGCGTGAACAGCCGCGAGCTTCTCGACAAGATCTTCCAGAATGTCTGTGAAAGACTGTCCGCTGTGTAGCGGTCCGGTATCAGCTCGCGCACCCACCCCCACACAAGTTTTCGGTGAAGCTCTGTGGTATACGTACCGCTCTCAGTCAAGATCTGAGGAAAGCAGGTCCGCAGCCACACGTCCATAGACTTTGGCTGCATAGGCAACCCGCTGACGACCTTGATCAAGAGGTTCCGTTCTGTCTCGAACGCCATGGCCTATCCTCCCAGCGTCGACTTGTGCGAGATAATGAAGCGGTTGTCTTGGGTCACACCGCAGGGCCAGAACCCCATAAGCACAACCTCCAAAAGATCACCCCAGCCCGAGTCCTCCTCAAGTGCCAGGTCCCATAGCGCGCGTTGCGCGATCAATTTTACTTCTTGCAGCGCCATGCGTCCGGTCCTGTCCTGCTTGTCTCGCTGCAGAGCTATCACCGCGACCAACATGTCGTCGAGCCGCAGCAAATAGGTGTTGCCCGCGCCCTGCTCGCTCAGCGACTGGCGCAGCTGCACACCGCGGGCTTGCCAGTTCAGGCCGAGGATACGCGGAGGCTCCCAGAGGATCCTGTCGATGCCCTCGATCTCAACGCCAAGCTTCTCAGCCCAAGTAAGCACAGGCTTCGTGACGTCGGCCAACAGTTGGTTCGGCACGAACAGATCAACGGTACCCAACTTGTTCAAAGCGGCAGCGATCTTATCGCCGTTCGCCGGGTAGACAGAAAAGAACTCATTAAGCATCGCCAGCCGCTGCTCCTCCGGCAACCTCTGCTGATCCTCGATGACATTCTTCCAACAACACATCTGAGCAACGCGCTGCGTCTTCTTGTCGCCATGCTTCCAGGCGGCAATGAGCCAGGCCTCCCTGGCCGCGTGGGCATCAAACGGGCGCATCAAGTTAACGTCCAAGGCGCTCCTCCATTGTTATTGCCTTGCTGTCCTGCGTCCAGTACAGCACCCCACCGAGGGCCCGCAGGGCGCGCTCCAGCTCCTTACGCTGTTCCAAGCCCGGAAGGTCGTCCAGGTATATCTGCAAATGCAGCGACTCACGGAGCAGATACACGATAACCAGCCAGGTCGGACCCTCGCTGACCGAGACCCGAAGCGTCTTACCGTGGTAGACCTCGCTGCAGTGCTGCTCGCCCTTCCCGATAACACACCGGCAACCGATGCTAGCGCAGAGCAAGAGTGCACGACAGATCGTATTCTGTGCCTGCTCGAACGCAGTCTCCAGTTCCGGGTAGTCGTTCTGGATCCAGACATCGTAGTGCTGCATCAGCATCCTCCCGTCAGATATGTGCACGGACACACCGTCACGCCGTTATGCCGCAGTTCAAAGTGCAAGTGCGGTCCAGTCGAGTGCCCGGTCGAGTCGCAAAGTCCTAGACCTGTAACCCCAGCCGTCACATGATCGCCAGCAGTTACCAAAAGACCGGCCTGCATATGTCCGTACTTCGTAACATACTCCGGGTACGAGGCATCAGCGATCTCGACCGTATAACCGTAGCCCATGCTCGGGTCCCCGCCTTGCGCCGGGTCGCTCCTCGGGTCCAGTCCCGCAAATGTGACGGTGCCCGTATGCGCCGCCTTGATGGTCTCCCCACCACTACAGTTGATATCGATGGCTGAAAGAGTCTCGACCGCCATGTGCCATGCGCAATCGGCGTTAAGCGCCCCATGCAGCGGCCACACCAGTCCAAATGTCGGCAGCGGAAACACCAGCGGACTCGCCGCTATGCACGTTGTGAGACTTGCGATCGCCTGCCGCGAAGCCTCGCCCGAAGCGCTGCTGCCAGGATGTCCGCTATCCGCTGCTACGCGCTTGTACAGATCCATGCCGGTATACCCGGCTGCCTTGTTCTCGCTCCAAGCAGACAGCAGGGCTACCATAGCGATGACCGCGTTGGTTATCGGGTCAAGCAGCTCAACACAGCCGTAGTCGGCACCCTGACCCCCGCACCTGTTAAGCTGAAACAGACCGAATGAACAGCAGCATGATGTCGGATCGCTGCTCGCAGCACACACGATACACCTGGTACAGTCGAGGGCCGCGTTCGGGCAGCAGTCCCCTGCCGTATCGCCCATCGGCATGTCGCCAGACTCACGGAACAATACCGCGATATAGAACGCCATCTCCTCCCAGTCTGTCGGCTTACCCGCCGCCACCCAAACGATGTTAAGGATACTGTTACACGCCGTCCAATCTCCATCTGGACAGCTAAATGTAGTTGTCTGTCCGCAGTCCCCAACGCCACCGGGACCCGGCGGGATGACCGGTCCTGGCGCCAAGCCGACCGCTATCGGCAAGCAGGGACTGCCGCGGTTACCCATAAACGGCACGATCGGGTGCAGCATATCCGACACGACGGTACTTCCCACACCAATAGGTGGGATCGGAACGGCCGTTGAACCGACAACCAGTGTAAACACCCCGCAGGTGTTAAAGCTCAGAAATCCACCGTAGAAATCAAGCTCCAGTGTTTGCGCGTCAACGTCGGCCGCCGTAGGCGTCCCGTGCAGGTGAAAGACCTTGTGCGTCAAGCCCGTCGCCGGATCAGTGTAGTCCTCAAGCTCGCCCTCAACGCGCGTAGCAAAGCCCGCGCCCGCATGAAACAAGACCGGCAGAGTTCCAACATAGAGCCAGCTCGCGTAGTTCTGCGGGAGAGTCAGATCCGTCTCCTCTGCGCATGTCTTCATAGAGTACAAAAATATCCAGTTGGGGAGTCTGCCGAGCCGCCAGCTCTCGATCGCCAGACGCGCCTCCCACGGCTGGCCAGCGACCAGCGCCGGGGTCTGACCAAGTGCCCACCAGACCAGATCCCCTGAGGGACCTTCGAGACACGGTCCACCCTCGTAGATATCCAGGTCCCAAAAGTCTGTCGGTGTCAGAGCCTCCCCGACAGCGGCGCAGAGGCCCTTGGACTCGACCGCATCAAGGTCGTCGAACATGACCAGACCCGCTGTCGGGTGCCAGATACAATCACCTACGATACCCAGGTCCGCCAGCGTGATGTCAAAACCATTCACCACGTACTGGACCATGCCCTTGAGCGCCTCTGCATCAGCAGTGGTCGTGCGGAGGTCAAAGACAAACTCGCCCCGGACCATGCTCTGGGTCCCTTTGTAGGTCTGGTGCCAGAGCCAGGCTGTCGATGTGTCCGCTGTCCCGTTAGCCGGGTCAACGCGGTGCGCGAGGTTGAGTACCGCGTTGCAGAAGACCTCAGTCGCCGGCGCCAGGACACCGAAGCCGTTGACCCCTGGTGTCTGGTTACCGTAAAGTCCCGGCCAGTCTGCCAGTGGCTCGGCGGGGGTGATAAGATAGATCGGGCGTACTCGACCCACCTGTGAGACACGCGACGCGGCTATCAGCGCAGAGAGTGAACGTCCTGACGCGGCGCGGGTATAATAGTAGGGAGCGTAGTCCGGCTGCACATTCGAAATGTCCGCCCACCGCGGCTCAACAGTGATATCAGCCGCGAAGAAGTCGATCTTTATGCCAAGGGGGTCGAGCAGCCGCATGACGCTGGCCCAGCTCGAGCCCTCCGCCGTCGGTACCTCGTAGGCACCCTTGCCGGCATCAAACATGACGCCGACCTTCAGACCATAGCCGAGCAACGCATCAAGACCGCCGGCCGTCCCCAGCATATACTGCAGTTTCTGCCAGTCAGCGCCGGCCGGGTCCGGAAGCCACTCTGCCAACAGTTGGTCCTTGTCATTCAGTTTGAACACCAGGCCGGTAAGCCCACAGGCCTGCGCCCGCCCGGCGTAATCGGCAGCAGACACCGACGGCGCAGTGCGCACTATCGCATACTTGCCTGGCGTGACCCTGTCCTTAAGCACCGGCAGTGGCATAGCTCTAACCCTTTACTTGACAAGCACGCGCATCAGACTGACGCCATCTGCATACCACCCGCCCGTGTCGTTATACGCCAGGTTCGAGTTGTAACGGACCGTGACGTAACGGTTGTTCGACTCACTCCCATACCAGCCAAAGTACTGCCCGCTCGCTGCGTCGAAACCCAAGGTCATCGGGAGCGCAACCTCAGTCCCTAGAACCGGGACCGGTCGACCAAGGGCATCGACGTTGCCAGATGCTGTCGCGACCATCACAACGATCTCCTTCGGGAGGACCGCCCTATTATGGTCAAACCTACGCGACCCGGTACCATCAGTCTGCCACCACCCGGAGTCCCAACAGTTTACCATGCCCGCGATAAGCTGCTCCTGCCGGCGCACGCCCTTAACGATCTGTTCACCAAACGACCGCAGTGGGTTACGCGAAAGTTGGAGCGTCATCTTGTTCGCCGGCCACGAGTACTTCCAACTGTCGACAACGAAGCTCTTTGCTGTGATACCGAGGTGGTCTATCTGGATCGTGACCAACTGACCCGGCACGAGCGGAAAACCAGCAAGGTTGCGAAGAAAATAAGGCACCACGACTTCCCCAGCCATAGCGCCACGGTAGCGCGACAGCGCTGTATTTCCCGTGTAGAGGCTGGCATACGCGCGGTCACGAAGCTCTCTTGACACATAGCTATCCGAGGTTGGAAGAAATTCATGGGTCCAATCACCGACAAGCGACTCATCGTAATCGATGATCTCACGCCGCGATGCATACAGCCCGCTTACTGGATCCCAAGTGTCCTCCGCTGACTGTAGCACGTTGCCGGTACCAGAACTCCCAGCCGGCGCCGGAGGTACATATTTCGCCTCGCCTGTGCCCAGTACCCTGCTACGACTAAAGATATCAGACCCAAGCTCAGGCAGACTGTAGCTAAGGATAGGAATGGTCGCTACCTTACCGCCAGTTATCTGCAAGGTCCCATACTGCAAGATGATACCCGGGTCCCAAAGCTCCTCACCACGCCTGTAGTACATGGCCTGGTGGCCGGCGCGCTGATTCGCTGGCCCGCATATAAGAGGACTAAAACCCGTGCTGTAGTAGTCTATCTGAAACTCGCCCCCGATACCGGCATCTGGAAACATCATGTGCACCGGCGGTCCTACAGGGGGATAAACATCAACCCCCATAACGATGTCGTACGCATCAACGGTAGGACATGACGGGATGCCAATCCCCCAGGGATCCTCACGAGACAAATTCCTGATAGCGTCCAGGATTGTGAGACCTGTCATATCCGTGTAGTTCACCTCGACCGGTTTAGACTGGATCCAGCCATACGGGTGCGCTACCCACAAGATACCCTGTCCCCACTCAAGGATATTCAGCGCCAGCTGCGTGATGATGTTACTACGCTTCTCGCCCAGACCATACGACACGCCGCCTGGAGAAGCATAGCCACCGGGGTATGAGGCCCAATTTGCAAGCCAAGGCACCGTACCGACGCCAAGGCACAGTCCGAAGTCTACCGCGTTCTCAAAGCCGGCGTCGATGTGGTTGTCAGCCAACGAGCCCAGATAGTCGCGCCCCCTGACGCGATAACAGCGTCCAAACTGCGCATTCTCCTGCGGCTCAACGTCATCAAGACGCCCAACCATGATGATGTCAAGATTCTGAACCGGTGTAGCAGACGTATCACGCAGTCGAAACCGCTGCCGCGCCGACGCGGGCTTACCACACGACGGCACGTCTGGCGCCACATAGACGCCCTCAAAAGTGCCACAGCGCGCCACCCCAGACCGCGTCACCTCAAACTCAAGGAGGCCAGTGACGGCTGTCCAGTTCTCAGGGCCCGCCCCCGCGCCGTACCCGGCCATGTCGCTGATCTCTAGTACGTAACCCATGCTACCACTCGGGCGGCGCTGGATTCCACGACGGGTCTACCGACGGCGGGTTCGTGATCTGGAACGTTATGGTATACGTCCACCAGGTCTTACCGCCCTCCCGGCCGAAAGTCGCCGACTGTATCACGCCCGCGTAGATCCAGGTACCATGCCCGGGCCCCTCCTTTACAAGGATCTTATTTGCGTTGGCTGATCCTAGAGCCCCGCAACTCATGCTCAGATACCGCCACCAGGTACGCACCGCGGCCGCCAGCTCCTGATGACTCGGGCGGTCTGGATCCTCCTCGTTGTCCTTGAGGATACCCGTGAACGTAAGCTGCTCGCTCATCATGCCAAAGTCAAGCCCAAAGATGATAGGCTGCCCCGTCGTCCCCATACTGATGCCAGGGACCGGAAATACGATGGGATTCCGCGAGATCGTATGCTTGATCGACTCAACTGGAAGCGAGAAGCCCTCAACCTCGGACTTACCCGTGTCTACAAGCTTGATATAGACGCCATCAATCTCAGGCATACTACTTCACCACCCCTTTGAACGTTTTTCGATGCTCTTCACACGGCCCATACTTTCGCAACGCGGCCATGTGTTTCTTGGTACCATATCCTTTGTTACGTCCCCAGAGATACTGGGGAAAACGCGATGCCAGCAGGTGCTGCATCATACTGTCTCGCGCGGCCTTCGCGATGATCGACGCCGCAGCCACAGTCCAGACCTTACTGTCGCCCCGGATCACCGGGGTCCAGCTCTGGTGTCCCATCTTTGAGTTGCCGTCAACCACCACCGGCCAACGGGTTACCGCCGGGTGCTTGCGCTTAAGCTGCGTAACCGCCCGCTCCATAGCGAGGGTAGTCGCACGCGTGATACCCAGCTGGTCTATCTCCTGGGCTGAGGCCTCACCAACGCCATACTGGACCGTCGCGATCAGTTTGGCGCTCAGTTCTGTGATCGTGCGCTTTTTGAGTTTCTTCGAATCGTTGACCCGCCGCCACCAGCTCTCGGGCTGTCCGACCGGACTTGCCACCGCAGCCGCGACCACGGGCCCCGCAAGCGCGCCACGCCCGACCTCATCGATGCCGATGATACTGAGCTTACCTACTGTTAGAGAGGGCACCGTACATAGAGTCCTGTCTCTTGATCACCTCGTCCGCCACCTCACGCGCATTCGCTGCGCCGTCAATATTGAAGGTATTGGAGATGGTGTTGCCGGAGTTCTCGACCTTCACATCGCCCTTAGGACCACCGCCCTCGCCACCACCAAACAAACCGCCGATGCCAGGCAGCTTGCCCAGCCCGCCGATGTGGCCAAGCGCGCCGGCGCCGAACCCAATGGCCCCGCCGATCCCGGCCCCAGCCAGTGTGCCGAAACCAGGTATGACGGATCCAACTGCGGCACCGATACCCATCCCAGTCATACCCATACCTACCCCACCAGCCAGCCAGCCTGGGCCCCCAGCCTGACCAACAGCGTTCGCTCCTGCGGCTCCAGCAGCCAGACCCAATCCCGGCCACCCAAGGAAACGGCCCGCGCTGTTAGGACTGAGCATAAAGCCAGCCGCCTTAGCCGCGGGGCCCGCCATGCCTATACCACCGCCCGCCATCGCCCACGGTATACCAGCAGCGCCCATAAACGGCAGCGCACTCAGCAGTTTTCCACCGCCTATGGCAAGGGCGATCCCCGCAAGGGCGATCATTATCTTGCCCATCCAGTCGCCGAACCCGCCGAGGTGGGTGTCAAACCAGTCATGCAGGTCCATGAACTTATCGACTATGTACCCGCCGACATCCCCGACCTTCCCGAGGATATTGCCCGCAATATCTACCGCATTCTTGATAAACGCCTCGATCTGCGGCGCATGCTCGTTGATCCACTTGGTCATATCGGCCGAGAGTTTCTGACTCCACATCAGCAGTTTCTGGAAAAGCCCGCTGCTGACAAGCGCCTGCAGGATATGCGTCATGAACAGCATAC